TAGCGTTTGTCCAGACTGGACTGGAGTGTTATGACTTAGCGTAGTTAGGAAAGAGTCCCCGCATCGCAACACCAGCTTCTCTACGATACATAAAACCAATTACATCACGCTTCTGTTCGAAGGTGAAGGACGCCCACAGGAACGACGGCAGACCAACAAAGTCCGGGTAAACCCATCTCGGCTTACCTCCAAGCGTGTGAAAGCCGATGCGGTCGATCACCCGGATCGTAAGCTCTATGGGGTCTCCGATCAACTTGGCGGTGTAATAGGTCTCCCCGCCTGACTGGAATGAATCTCCCTGCGTGAATTCGGTTCCGGGGATCAGTTTCCCAAGCAGGGCCACGCTTTCCGTGAACGCGGTGGGGTTGTTGTGCTTGTCGGTCCTGTATTGGTCGGCTGGAGTCATGGCTTTATTGACGTGTCGGACACTATTCTGGTCGCAGCCTCCGGAGTCGCCGCTCTCGTCCCTCCGGATACGTCATGGTCTTTGCTCAGTACGCCAATGGCGAACACTATGAGAGCGATCTGAACTTTGGGATCGTGTATCGCCGCAGAGAACGAGGAATCGCTGACGGCCTGCCAGGCCGCGACGAATGCCGATAGCAATCCGGCTACGGTGGTCTTCCAGGACGTAATGCTCGGCAGTTTAATGGTCACGGTTCATTCTATACCGCATCGCGCGCTTACGTCCATCCAGGCGAGCCACTGAGGCCGGTTGGCAGCACTACCGCCGTCGGTCCCTCTCCGGATTGGCGCGGCAGGCGGAGATGGTGGCAAACAGGCAACCACATCGATCACCTGGAATGCCTTGATCCTTTGCCCGCTGATGTTCTTCAATACGTCCACCCCCTGCGGGACAAAGGTAACAAGCAATCCGCCGACATTGATCGGCCCTACCCTTGCGGCTTGCACGCCTTGCTTCCGCAGTTTCTTGGCCGCTTTCCACGATCCTCCGGCCCAGACAGCATACATGGAGTTTTCCGTGCAGGCATTGGTGCTCGGGGCGACCGTTCCGTTCAACGGCAGGACCGGTGGTACGCTCCCAGGATTCGGAGCGCCTTTGGCAATGATTGGAGCCACGGTGTGATCGTAAAACGTATGTCCGGTAGCAAGCCCAACCTCAATCGCCGTACTCATGGCGACCGCTCCCGAGAGTCCTCCGATCAGAACTCCGATCGATCCGTCCGAGAGGATTTCTCCAGCAATGTTGTGCCAGTTCAAGCCGCTCCTGGTGTCGATGATGGCCTGACCAGCGGAGGGAGAAATATACTGGATGCCATTTTCTGACGCGGCCTGGTAGAGTAACCCGGCAGGAACAGATTGTGCGGCGAGTACCGGAGCAAGCCCAACGATCAACGCCAGCTTCATGGCTTATTGTTTCTGCCAATATGTGCTGCGTCCCATTCCGTTCGACACGACATCGAGCACATAGGTTCCGGTCGAATCCTTGTATGGCTCTCCGTACTTGGCTCCGCCAGCTTCATACTCAAGCGTTGCTGGATAATTCGGAAGATAGATGTCTCCCACCGCGAGCGGGCCGATTGGGCTCTGGTTTGGCGGAACAGGGATCGGGGCGGGTGGCGGATTGAAGGGCGGATAGTCAGCCAGGTTGATCGAGACCTTGATGCTTCCAGGTGGTGGAATAGTGGGGTACGGTCCTAGTGTTCCAGGAGTGTCTAGCCCTGGCTCGGAGTACTGCCCCGGCATCCCGAGACCGGGCTGTAAGGCCGAGGGCACCCAGATCAGTCCAGCCGCAAGGCGCTGTTCCATGCAAAGAAATGGGTCCCAACCAAATGCCATGATCGGAGCGTCGATCAGGAATCCTCTACGTGCGAGTATTGCAGCGCGCCCGGCGCGCGCCGCGATGTTCTGCTCGCTGTCGTCGGGAAGCGCCAATAGCGCGGCTATCTCCGGAGGCTGCGAGGCGAGATAGGCCGCATTGAACGTTTGTTGCTGCGTAGGAGTCGGGGAGTTGGGCATTATCTTGTGATCCTCATTGCATTCTGAAAACGGTTCGGTCAAAGAACAGCCAGTAGAACTTTCCCGCCGCAAGCGCGCCCGGCTTCGGGTCGGTCGTTCCGTCATTCTGCTTGATTGCTCGCGGTCCAAGGCTGCTAATGTTGAGCGTCGCCGGGCCAGCGCTGGAAACGTCCGGTCGGAATACGACGAACTGCCCTTCCACATAGGCCGTCGCCTGCGTCAGATTGCAGCTATAGGCGGCTGTCCCTGCCTTCGAGGCGCAATACCACGGTTGTCCACTCTGGGCGTTGAGGATGCTAAGAGCGACAGCGGTATCCAAAGATGCGGTGCATACGGTCTGGCTCGCAGCGCTTGTTTTGCAAGTGACTACGATTCCCACGCCAGAACCGAGAGTGATGTTAGAGCCGGAACCGCTTCCGGGCGGTCCCTGCGGCCCTGCTGGACCAGTTGCTCCAGTTGCTCCAGTTGCTCCAGTTGCTCCGGTTGCTCCAGCGGGGCCAGCGGGGCCAGCGGGGCCGGTGCATTGCAATGTTGGAGGATTGGTTGCGGAGACCGTGCATGGCAGCATGATCTGGATTCCCTGCGCAGAGGCGATTGATCCGAACAGCAGAAGAACTCCTAGTTTCATAGCGACAAATCATTGGCGGTTGCTATCACAGCGCCAGAGGAATCCAAGAACAGAATTTGATAGTAGAGTTTTCCGATCGCCGGGTCCCAAGGGATTGTGACCGATCCGGTGGAACTATTTATCGTTTGCGCTGCGCTGTTCGCGAGAGCGTATGGCGTGTGAGCGTAGCGAATCTGGATTGAGGCTGCATTGCCCAAGTTCACATTGAGCGTTGGAGGATTGTATTCTGCCGCTCCATTGTTGGCGCATAAATAGATGACCGTTCCGCCCGTTGGGAACGTGGGGGTATCTGACGTTGCTCCTACTGCTAGTTGCGTGACCGTAATCCCGTTGACGCTGTGCAGAACGTACCGAATCGGCGCTTGACCCGCGACCGTGCAACCGGAGATGTCAATCGTCCGGCTGATTGGTGCGCCGAATGCGGATTGAATCAGCAGTAAATTGCCTTTGCTGGACGACCGCAGATCGCAGTCGAACCAAAACCCAAGACCAGGACAACCGTTGGCGGCTGGGGTGCCGTACAGATAGCCGGTTTGCGCGAAGCGCTGCGAAGCCAGTTGCGGAGTAGCATGAGCCCAATATCCCGCCATCATCGAGCTGTCGCCGTTGTCATAGAACGGATGAATAGACGGCTGTAGTTCGTGAGCTGTGCTGTTGACTGCGAGAGTTGCTGCACTGTAATAACTGAAACTGTTGTACGGGCCGATATTGTCATAGAGCCGGGTGCCGGTACCGCGTGCTACGGCGGCTTGCATGTCAATCCATGCACCTTGGTAAGGTCCAGTCAGGGTCTCTTCGCTGCCACCCTCCGAGGACTGATACGCCGAGTAGAGCCCTTTGTGGTACTCGGCGTCCGGGTAAAGCTGTACACTTATCGTTCCGGAGGCGTCACCAGACGGCAGGTATTCCATGACTTTGCTGGTGGTGTTGCAGTTCGGGTCTGGCAACGGGACCATTGTACTTGGAGAATAAAACGTGGTGGAGTTATAGTAACTCGCACCGGCTCCTATGACACCTGTGAGAGTAAAATCCTGACCATTGTGGATGCAATGGTCCGTGGCGGGCAAGTTAAAATTATCGACGTGCCCGCCGCCCTGCGTTGTCAAGGTAATATTTGTCAGGGACAAAACACTGCCGTCAGACCAGTGCATTGTCCCGCCACTACCTTCGTCAGTCTTGACCTGCCCGCCACTCGACGTGGCTCCGTTGCCGTTGGTGGCAAGAGTGAACTCTGTTGGGCTCACAATCGATGCCACCGTATAGGTCCCGCTGTTCAGAGACGTCATCCCGGTGACGCCAGTAAAGCTCACCAGGCTATTGACAGTAAGGTTATTGGCTGTGCTGGTCACAACATCGACCGGCACGCCAGATCCAGTGGTGATAGTCGTGATCGATCTGGGACCTCCACCCGGCACCAAATGCGCGCCCTCGCGGGCCACCCGAAGTGTGGTAGAGGTAGGCGCTGCGGTTACGCAAAACGTAGCGTTCCAATCTGAGTTACTCGAACCACTGATAACTAACTGGGTCCCGCAGTGGCCGATGACATTACGGATGCCGTGATCGGACGGAAAAGTGCATGTGTCTCCACTGCAACTCGTGCCGCTCAGAGAGTTTGGTTCGGCAAGGTAATAGTCGGACAGAATCCCGCCCACTTGACCTAGAAATGCTCGCTGACTTCCGGCGTTACCGATGACGGCGCGGAATTCATAGGCTGGATTCCCTGTGATTGCGTTCCCGCCTGGTCGTAGGTTAATGAGGTCTACCAGTTGCGCGAGTTGCGGAGTGTTGGTACGCCCGATACCAATGTAAACTTCACAAAAATCTGAAAAGCTGGAATTGCCGCAGTACATAGGGGAAGGTAGAATATTTCCACCATTCTGATTTGACGCCATCGGATGCCCAATAGTCGGATGCGGATTAGCGGCCCTCAATTGAGAAATCAGGGTGTTATAAATTGAATTCGGCATGAAGTCTTTCGCGGCGTCTTCCTGATGCCAAGCGAAAGTGTTGATAGTACCAGAAGCAATGTCAAGGTTAGTGGCACCGCTGGGCGCGGTAAACGTGTTCCCGGACCCAAGGCTATACGCGCCTGGATTGGAGTCAAGCGCTGTGCCTGTTCCTGAGATACTGAACTTGCGGTTGCAGTTCGCATAGTCCATGCCGAAGCTTGTGTATGGTCCGCCCGCAAAGGTCAGAGAAGGCCATGTGATTGTGCCTATCGGAGGGGTTGCGTTGTTGGTAGTGATCCTTGTAGGGCCACTGGTTGCCCCAATAGTTCCTACCGGACCTGGATAGGTGAGTTGCTGGTAATTTCCTTCGTCATGACCGCTGAAACCGATGGCATTGTGAGGGAGCCAATAGCCTGCCACCCAAGACATAGGGGCCTTGGTCCACCCTGCGTTGTTGTTGTAGCCGATTGTATAAGCCCAGAAATAATCGGCTGTGCTGCCCAAACCGTCAGGATAACCGTTTCCGGCGCTATTGCAAGACAACTCGCCACTCAAGACCGGATGAAAATACAACGGTGCCCCATTCGTGTAGTTCGCGTAGTTGGTCCATTTTGCAATGTAATTTTGAACGTCGGTTTTGAAAGTGTTTTCCGAGGTCGCCATTGCAGTTTCGCCTGTCGCACCTGGTTCAACCGAATTAAACCCTGCTACTGTATAGGCAACTCCGAAAAGGGAGAGGCGATTCTGGATGAGAGGATCGGCAAAACCAGACAGGGTTGATGAAGTGTTAAAGGAGTCCGCCAGCCACATGCAATCGGAAGCGCTCGTGCAGGTGGTGTGAATCTGCCCATCGGTTCCGAAATGCGGAATGGGGCCGGGTGAATTATTCACCATTCCGTAGATAGACACCGTAGGTCCGGTCGATGGTGTCATGATGCCGCTGACTGTCGCCGTGACGATACAGAGTCCGAAGTTGACTCCAGATGTTGCACTGACCAGTCCTGAACTGTTGACCGAACAGATGCGAGTGCTCGCAGGGTTCGACTGGTTAACTGTAGTAATATCCGTGGTTCCCCACGTTACAGAGGAGCATGCGCCGCCGTCCGAGCCATCCGCGTTGCGTTTCTTGCACGTAAGCTGAATCGTTCCGTTTGCCGGAATGGTCCAGTTTATCGGGCTGATAATCGCCTCACTCGCTGTGGTTGAGTTGGAGAACGTGATTTGCTTGCACCACTCACCCAATGGCGCATGAAGTGTATTGTCCTTTGTGAACATACACACTAGGTGCGATCCGTTGGGCCATGCCGAGGAATCGAGTATCGCACTCGTGGGTGATCCTTGGCCCGAGTTACGATAATCTCCGTCCACTGAGGTATTGAGCGACTTGCTGTCGGTACCGGAGTTCGTTCCCGTGAAACTCGCCGAGAAATTGCACTTGCCGGTCCAGGTCGTGGTCGTACACCCCGAACCTCCTGTACCGTTGGTCACCGTCAAAGCCGAGAAGTAAATCTGCGATGGCGTGTACCGAAAGGCGTTATTGATCGTGATGCCGGTATTTGTCGCGGTGCAGAGCAAGCTGTTCGCGGCATCGTACACGTTGACTGTGATCCAGCCATAACCCGGCGTATCGAATCGTAGGTTGGTGTTCCATGTCATTGACCACTGCGGTTGGCCGGAAGTGAGCCAGATGCGACTACCCGGAGATGGTTGCGTGTCGCCATCGAAAATCACTTCGACGGAATGGGCTGATGGAGCGCCGCTGATGCTTCCCGTGATGTTGTACGCTAGGCCGTTTATAGTTGCATTGCTGGCCGGGGTAGTGACGGGGCAGGTCGGAACTGCGTACAGTTCCGTGGCACAAAGAACAAGGAAGGAAACGATAATTTTATTGAACATAAGCCGCATTCATCTGGCCCCCGCCCGCGCTAGCTGTCCACGGGGCCGCGCCATCGAGGATCAGGACAAACGGCAGGATCGCCGTCGCAGTGTCGGTGAATGTGATGCCGTCCGAAGTGGCCGTCTGAACCGTTGCACCGAACGGTGTCAATGCTTCTGAGGCTGCGGCGCTATCGATGGTATAGGTTACCGTGTCCCATCTATTGGACGACGTGTCGGACTGCGTACTCTCGCACATTGTCACCCGCACGGTCGTCCCGCCAGCAATCGTCTGTGTTGAAGTGAATGATTGCCGCAACCATCCCTGGTTAGTGGTCGTGAGTCCAGCGAATTGGGCGTGAGCCACACCGTTGGTGTGCGCCAACAGAGTTGGGGTTGTTGTCCCGCCCGTATAAATGCAGTACTGAAGGTTTCCGGTCGGAGTGCCTACCTCGCGGTTTATCCACATCGATACGCCGGTCACTTGCAGTGTGACGTTCGCGGGAAGCGTAAACTTTACGCCGATCTGATTGGCTGCGAACACACCGTTGGTCGTGCCGGTTTGCGCATAGTTGGTCGCAAGGAATCCGTCGTGGGTCGAATCACTCCAATCCAACCTTAATCCCCAAATGTTGTAGTTTACGCTCGCACCGGTCCATGTACTTCCTGAATCTGTTGATACCTCGCTGGCCCAAGTGAGCGCTGCAACGCTTGTAAGCCCGGTCTGTGCGGAGGCATTGGCCCCTCCGTATACGCTCAGGTAGTTGCTCGCGGGCGTTCCGTTTGCGTTCTTGATGACGACCCAGTACTGCGTCCCGGCTGTGTAACTCCCCGTGAACCCGTTGAAGACCACTGTGCCGGTTACTACGGTGGCCGGGGTTGTCGATGTCGAGGTTTCAAGAACCGTGCCTGATGGCGTGCTGGTACCGCCCGCTACCGGGGTAGTCGATTCAATGCTGGCCGTGATGTCACCGGAGCCCAATGTGCCGGTAACGATACCTGATACTGCGAGAGTGCTCAGCGTCTTCGTTGCCTGAGGCACGAAGGAAAAGGCGCACCATCTGCCTGCTGCGCTGGTTGCACATGAGACTCGATTGGGCCCGCTGTTTGGAATGAACCCCACAAACTGCGGGAAGCGGCTGCCTTGCGCGAGTAGCGAATTGCAGGAAATTGCGAGGAGTAGAAACAAGCGTTTCATATTAGTTAGCAGCAATCGATACGTTGGCGTTCACCGAATTGATGCTGGCGAATCCTGATGCCACGAAACAGAATTCCGTCACGCCGGTCACGCTGGTGCTCCACGACGTAAGCGTCGTGTCGCGCTTTTCCGCCACCGTCGTCATGGTTTCGCCACCATTGGAAATATCCGACGTTGAACCAACGCCCGTGTAAGAGCTAAGCGCGACGGTCTGAACTTTGACCGTTACAGTGCCTGCGGTGCCCCCGTCTCCGGTGGACATTTGGAAGGAATTTATTGTGCCCGTGAAATCGACCGGAACACAAGCCGTCGTCGCTCCTGGGGTCAACGTGGCTCCTACATGCCGTAAGACTTGGTTGGCGGGCAGTTGCGATGCGGTCGCTGAGCCGCTGAGATTGCTGAAGGCTAACTGAGCGCAGTTGTTTGAACCGCTGGTCCAACCTTGCGACCAATTGTTGCCTGTGCAGGCCGACGCGGTGTTCGCCGCCGCCGCCGTTCCGAGCGCGCCGCCATCAGTAAGGGTGACTTTTCCGCTGACCACGGCAACTGTGACATTGTGACCATTGGTCGGAGCGGAAGCGAATGGCGCGACGATTCCATCCGCTCCATCCCAGATATGCACGTTGGTATTGGTGGTGTCGTAACCGATGTTGTTCGCTGAAGTGGCCGCGAAATTAGAAGCGGCGGGGAGCTTGGTATTGGCAGCCGAAAAATCTTGTAGCCCGGTAGAGTAAGTATTGGCCTGCCCGGTGCCCACTAGGTTTCCGGTCGGTGCGGTAAGCGATGTTCCCCAGGCTGAGCCAGTGGACACCGCGATGCCCGCTGGTGGATACACCATGCCGCCGCCGCCACTCGAACTACCCATCAGTTCAAAGACGCAATGCGTCAGTGTTGGAGGGCTACAACCGCCACCGGAGGACTGCAAGGTGATCCACTGAGGTTGATTGGCGATCAGTGCGCCCCCAGGATCGGTCGATCCATCAGGATTCTTAATGTTTACTTGACCTAGGGTATCGATGTTGACATTGCAACTCGAACTGCAAGTCGTGTCCACGTTTAGCACGAACACTTGACCTATCGTGTAGGTACTGAGCGTCCTCGCCGCACTCAGGGAACACGTATAATTCGTGTTGCCAGTAATCGAGTTGCAGTAAAGCGGCGCTCCGCTCTGAGCCGCCGCAATTGTTAATGCGAAGCCGGTGTCTAAGCTGGGAAGCGCAACCCCACCTCCAGAGTTGGTCAACGTGAATCCTGTACCGAAATTTAGCGTCGAACAAGTGAATCCGCCTGCCCCACTCAGTTCGCAAGTGAGAGATCCGCCTCCGCCGCCTGTGTACTGCGGAATGTTTAGCGTGTTGCCGACAAGTGTGGCCGGGCCGCTACTGCCCGTGGTGGTCAGTGTCAAGGCTCCTTGGTACACCGGAATATTCAGGGTGTTGGTCGCCTGCGTATAGGTCGCAGCGTTGGATGTCCCCGTCGTCGTCAAGGTAATCGGCAAATTCGTTAAGTTGGCAGCGCTGCCGTTGTTGACCAGCAGAGTTCCTCCTGCGGTCGGAAACGTCCACGTGCTAGAAGACGGGATCGCGAAGACCGCGCTGAATGCTCCGGTTGTGCTGAAATTTCCGGAGAGCGACACGGTCTTGCCGCCGATCGAAGCGACGGTGCAATTCGGCATTGTTCCGGATAGATCCCCGCCGCAAGCCGTCGATGTCGTCACCGTCCCTAACATGGTATTGACCTGTGATGCGCTCAGCGCGGTCACTGGTCCGGACGCGCCCGTGTTGTTTCCGGGTATTGAGTGGGCCGCAATATTAGCCATCCCGCTCAATGGCAAACTCGTGGCATGAGTCAGTACCAAGGTCGTCGGCGTACCGAGATCGGCACTTACCGAGGTACCACAGGAGAAGGCGTCGGTGCTTTGCGTGTAATTCAGATGATTGCCAGCAGAATCTACGCAGTCCGATATTACCGAGGCCCCGAACACGGCTGGTGTCGCCCCATTGCTGATAAGCGTCGCGTGAGCAGGGGCCGCGTTCAAGGCCGCACCGAGCCCACCGTAGGTAGTCCCGATAACCGTACCGTGCCATACCCCGGTCGTGATTGTGCCGATGCTGGAGAGCGCCGAGAGCGTCGTTACGGAGGCGTCCACTTTGCCGTTGAATGTGGCCCAATCGGCAGCGGTCAGAAGTCCTCGATTACTGGCGGAGGCCGAAGGAAGATTGAAGGTATGGGTTGTGGCGGCGCTGGAGATGCTGAAGTCGGTACCGGACGTGCCTATTGCAAAACTTTGCGTTGCGTCAGTCAGGCCATTCAATGACGCGATCCCGACTCCTCCAGCCGTTCCCTGCGCTTCCCAAGTGTTCGTAGCAATGCAGTAGTAGATGCGATTGCCGGATACGCAACCATTGCCCGTGCAAAGATAAACGGATCGATGGGCGACGCACGTTGCCGGACGACTTGCCAGCGGTCCAGCACCTACCGTTCGCCAGTTAGGATCAGGCGGGAAACTGCTCCCCTGGCCAAATAATACCGCCGTGGCGAATACAAAAGCTGCGAATGTTCTCATGAACTCTCCGCCGCCTGTCCCGCGTTTTACGGAAAGTCCAGACTGGACAATTGCTTACTTGCCAGCAGGTTGAGCCGCGCTCGGAACCTCGGCGCAGACGAGTTGTCCATTCTGCGGAATGCGCTGGATCGTCATCTTGGTATGCTTTAACTGCCCGCGAGCCTCGCATTTCTTTTCGTCCCGGTCGGCCCAGGTGTTCAACTCCGCTTGGTCGCGCGAAATCTTGTCGAGAAATTTATTGTACGTTGCCGTTCGCTCGGAGATTTCATTCACCAGATCCATGGCCGGATCACTGTGCCTGAAATACACAAACCCGCTCACGGCTAAGCCGCACAGAATCACTGCCCCGGTGAGTGTCAGGAAGATTTTCATTGGATCTCAGTCTACGCCAGAATCGCTTTCAAATCAACGCATAGCAGCCAGGGACTGCTGGACTTCCTCAAGCAAAGCCTCCGTCATGATGCACTTGCCGATCTCCACTCCTATGTCGTAGATAAACTGGCACATCCTCGCTCGTCCAAGATCCTTGTTCTCCCCGTCCATGGAGAAGATTCGCGCTAGGATGCCGTACTTTATGAACGCTGTAAAAGTATCCGGGATCACTTCGACCGTGCTCGATAGCGTGGGGCTCATGTTAGAAAGTCCGGAAGTTCCAATGATCGTCAGGGTCCCGTTAAAGTTCGGGGTCGGGTAGATCACGAATTGCTTCATCTGGACCCGATCCTTCCACCATTGACGCGGCGCATCGCGCTGCGCTCTCCAGTTGGGCGTAGCAAACGATACGTCTTCCTGCTCGGACGGCCAGAGCCAATTGTTATTGCAAAAGACATGATGCAGATCGAGGATGCTGTCCGGGAACGTATAGGTATTATTATTGGCCGTGAATCCGCCGCTGATGCTGACCGCTGTTTTGATAAGACCGGTCTTTTGCAAGAAGTCCTGCATTGTCTCCACGTAGAAACCCAGAAAATCACCCTGCGTTGTGATGCCAAGTTGCAGCCCGCCTGGTTCAAGGAGCGTGTTGCAGACTTGCAGATAGATCGTGTTTACGATCATTTTCGCTCCAGAACGTTGAAGCCGTAGCGCGGCATCCCGGCCATAATCCAGTCGCCAAGTTCCTTCAGCTTTGCCGCGAGCACCTTATAGCGCTGAGTGGCATCTGCGAATACCTTGCCGCCCTCGGCTAATTGCAGGGCGATTACGGCGTGCTCGACAACCACGTCGGCGAACTGGTCGGGTAGTACGGCGGTATCCCCAGAATTGACCAACTGGGCTTGTTCTGCCACGCCAGCTACTTCGAGGAGATTCCCCCCGTTCGGGTCAGCCGGTACGATCGCGAACAACTTGATTCCGAGCGGAACCCAGTAAGCTGGCGGGCCATTACCCGGAAGACCGCCGAGCCACGCCGCGAACTGCTGTGCTGTGGCGTTGGCTGGGCTCTTGAATAGTTCCGTACCGGCCCAGAACACATCAGTCGGATACAGGATCGGACTCGGGACAGAGTAGAGAACTTGGTTTGCTACGGTGTTGCCAGCCGATTGCCGCGTCTGTGCGAATCCCTTGAATGCCGCCGCGATACGGAGGGCCTCATTCGTCGCGTCGTCAACCTCGCCGGACGGATAGAACGCGGTATCGTTTTCCAGTCTGGACCAGATGAGGGATTCGAACGTCGCTAGGGTGATGGCGGGCATTCATTACTTGACGATTGCGTCGTCCGGTCCGGAAGTATGTCCTCCCCGGCCAAGGAGTTTTCGCGCTCGGCGCTGAATCTCATACCGCCTGTCATCAATCGAGCGCGGAAGTGGCGTCTGCCCCTTGTCCCACATTCTGGCCTCGTCCTGTTCGTTCAGGTTGGCCCTGGTCGCTTCTCCCAGCACCGTCTTACCGGCATGGTCCAAGGGCCAGCCCGCGCCATCAACAACGTATCTGCGTGCCATTTACGATTCCTTTCTCATACGTGGTTTTGTCCTGACCAGCTTGCGCTATTATCCCCATCCCACGCCAGCCACATCTACGTGACTTTGCCAATAATCGTAGCTGAACGACTGGAACAGCGAGTCGTATTCGCGTTCATAGTCATGCGTGGCCTTGGCTTCGTCCTGGTTGATTGCAAGCGTCCAGCCGTCCTTGTACTTCGCGTCAAAGTCTTTGGCGAGTACCGGATTGAACCAGGGATCTTTCTCCGCGATCCGGCTTCTGAGCGCCGTTGCGATCGCGCCATCGGTGAACAGAACCGGGTTTATGAACGGCGGCGGCTGGTCGTTCATGCTCACCAGATCCGGCCAGCCCTTGGCGTACAGATAGCGCAGGGCGTATTGGCTGGTAGGCGGGGGCCACACTTCGTACTGCATGTTGCCGCTCTCGTCTGGGCCAAGATCCACCACCATTTGAGGGGAATTGTACGAAGTCCGCTGCGGGTCCATCGTTTCAAGAAAGGTGTACTTGATGTCAAAGAACAGTGGAATTCCCTGAGTCGGGTCCACTACGGCAAGTATTCGTTTCAGATCCGGACCAGGCGTCACGTATCGCTGGATAATCTGATAGGACTGCTTCGCGGACGAGGCTACCGCCGCTCCGGCCCATGGCTGGTCAACTTCGAGCGATGTCGCACTGCGCACGCTCCGAATCGTCATGACGGGCGTATTGTTCATGGCCTGGAACTGCTGACCGGCTAGCGATGAGCACTGAACGGTCTCCGCAGCGCTATGCGTGTTCTGGAACTTGGCTGTGAACGTGGAGCCGGTCACTAGCCGCACGGCCACGGCTTCCTGGTTTCCGCCGCCCGCGTTCAACAGCAGGAACATGCCCGGCTTGATCCCTGTCATGGAGGCTGGCGTGGCGTCAAATATTCCGGTCTGCGAAACGGCGGCGCTCAGCGTGGTATTGATTACGTCATTGATCGGCCAGGCCGTGCTGACGCCGGTAATCAGGCTCGATCCGGTCGTGGTCCAGATGGTTCCGGTGCTGTATTGGTTGGGGAAATTCCAAACTCCCCGCTGCATGAGGTCGGTCCAAAATGGACGCGAATCGATCACTTCCCGAATACGGTCATTGATCCAACGGGCAATCTGGCCGGGCTGCGCGTTCTGCTTTACATCGCGAACGCGACCGATCATAGTCGCCAAGTTGTCTCGATAGAATGCCATGGGGCCTCATACGGAAACGGCAATTGATTCAAGCCACTGTGCGTGGTCGTTCTCGTGGACCTCGGGGATGTCGATTTGCCACGTCCTCAGGGCATTCTTGAGCCGAGTGATTTTTCCGATCCGCCAGGTCTTGCCGTCTCTCTCAAAGTAATTCCCCTGATCGTTCGGGGCAGCGCATTCCACAACCTGATCCTCGATCGGATCGGTATAGCAGTGGTGAACGTAGACATCCGGGAACAGATTGACCTTGGTCGAAATCTCTCTGATCGTGGTGAACTTGAGCCCGTACTTCGCGATATTCCTGGAAGCAATGTAGTCGTCAATCAGGTGCTCTGCCCCGATCCTGGGAGGAGAGATCCGTTCATGGTTGCTCGGAATGATGTTTGAAAGCGCTTCCTCGACCGACAAATCGTCCAGTGGTCGCCACAGATCCACACACCATTCCGAGCCTATAGTGAACCAGTTGCAACTTGAAATGTGCCGACCATCGCGATGAAAAAACCGGTCGTACCGCCAGCGCAGACCGGCCATGTCGCTGCCGTTGTGCGCTACTGTGTCCTTCGGCAGGTGGTTGGTGACATCGAACATGTCCGGGTGAACGAGAGCATCCGAGTCCAGGAAAATCGACCACTCGTCGCCGCGTGTTTGAGCGAGCGCATAGATCTGAAATTTTTCTACGGTCAAGGGCCATTCCGGGAAGGCGCGGCGGGTTATGACGCAGAACTCGGCACCGATCTTATCGGCGTAATGCTTCAGAAGTGGATAGGTTAACCGGCAGATCTCAGGCGAATAGTTGCCGCCAACATTTAGCGTGTAGAGCGTTTTGCGCATTCCTCATCTTAAGCCAAGTGCGGCCCTACGTGACCGAAACCGTACCCATGGTGGCTACCAACCAGTACTGCGTGCCATCACTCTGAACGATACATCCTGCTTTGTCGGTGGCGAGTACCGCGTTGTTGCCAGCGTCGAGTGCGGCAGCGCCCCCGAGCAACGTCGCGTTGTTTCCGCCAACACGCTTGAAGCGGAATGACTTTGCCCCAATCGTCCCTGGGGATGGAAGCCGGACGCTTACGGCACCTCCGGTCGTATCGATTTCCACAAAGCTATCCGACTGGATAATCGCGGAATTGTTCGAAGAGGTCGAGCGTGTCATGTCGCCGCCGCTAATTCCAGCAAAGACGGCGGTCCCGGTCGCGCCAGCGGTGACACATCGCCATAGGGCCGGTCCGGTAGAACCGGTGTTTATGATGATGTCTCCGACCTTCCAGCCGCCAGCCGGTGCGGGATCGGTGCCCGATGGAGCGGCTGTGCCGAAAGCATAGAAGTTTCCGGCGTTGCTCGCGAGCCTTCCAACGAACTGTTCTAGGGCCACGTTTCCTCCTACACTCCGCTCTGCGTCAGAGATCCTGGGGTCGAACTCGGCTGGAAGTAGCAGATCAGAATATCGACCTGCCCAGCGGTCGCGTTGTTGTTGGTATCCGAGGTTGGCGTGAAGACCGCCACGACGTTCTTTCCGGTGGTCCGCACGCCGAGCTTCATCGGGGCGGTTTCCTGTGGAGTCGTGTTGTTGGCGAACACGTTGGCGGCGGTCGTCCAGAACGTAGCATTGCTGCCGTCCCCTAACGACATCGTCATCGCGCCAAGCGATCCGCCCGTAAGCCCGATAGGTGAATTCACCGAGATGTACATGATGAATCCGCCCGGCAAAATCAGCAGGGACTTCCCGTTGCCGTCCTGAAGCGTCAGGTTACCTGCCACTCCGGACGCGGTCGTCAAGGTTTGGAGATCCTTGTAGGTAATCGAATACTTCTTGTAGGAGGGTGCGCCTCCTAGACTCGATGCGATTTCTGTTGCTGGAGTAAGCATAAATTGTTCCCTCTAGTTGATCGTTACCGGCAACTCCCTTTCTTCTGGTGATTCGATCTCCACGGACCCTGCAATACCCGTTACCGAACGGCTCCGCGCTTCCTCAATCAGGTCGATGGTCTTCAGGTAACGACCACCCCAAAATACTTCACAACAAAAATCCAGCGCCTCAGGCCGAACCGTAGTCAGACCGCAGAGGTAAGCGGCGACGCGCCCCATGTAATGGTGGACGCGGGAGTGGGCGGATACGCCCGGCAGGACCGCGAGGTTGCTCACGGCGTTTTCCCGCTTGTTGAGGTTGATGTGGTGGACCTTCTCTCCGGGCCTGAGAGAGCGTCCTAGCGCTTTCTCGGCTACCAAGCGGTGCTCCTGGACATAGCCGTCAGATGTCGCGGCTGGATGATCCGGCTTCCTGATGCGGATATATCCGCCAGCCTCTGTCTTCCATGCGTATCGCTCGCGATTAGTGGTGAGCCTGCGGTGATGACATTCAGTCCTGTCGATCTGCAATCCAAAGCGGATCAGGTTTTGACGAACAGTCGATTCTCCGCAGCCAAATTCCTTCGCCACCTTCTCCATGGTCCATTTCTTTACGATGTAGAGATCTCGCAGCTTTTCCTCTGGCAGATGGACCGAAATCCTTCCACCAAGCGGGCGGGCTTTAATGCTGTAATGGCGCAACCAATTCGAGATCGTCATCTGAATCACACCGTGCATCTTGGCAATCTGCTTTTGAGACAAACCTTGCTCGACATACAACTTATGCAATTCGGCCTTTGTCAAAAAAACTTTTCGCCTGGGATTTGGGGGCGCAGTCGATGCTCTCGCTTGTCTGTGGGAGTAGGGATTAGCGAGCCCGTATTTTTGTCTCCAGTGCATCACGGTAACTGGACAGACGCCATACTCGGCAGCGAGAGCGGTGTCTGTTTTCTTTTCCTCACACACAGCTTTTCTGAGAATTTCAACAGTCGGGATTTTGGAGGTTTTATTCATTCCTCTATTGTAATCTATTATTCTCAAAAGAGCGCGGACGAAATTTTGAAAGATGAGCGCGGATCTGGGCAGACCAAATTGCAAGCGACAACATACTGGCCTGCCAAGTCGAGTGACCGCTGGTCGCCCTTAAATCCGGTGAACCCAAAACTGAACAACTCATCATCGGAGAAGTACCACTCGATGTACTTCGTGTTCAGGCCGTACATGAAACCGGACGGCATGTAGCGGTCAACCACCACATCGGCCCCGGCGTTGAACCGGAAGTTGGCAAAGCCGACTTGTCCAAGATCAGTTGAGTTGTTGTCGTTGAAGCGCTGCAACGGCTGAAGCGCCTGCCAGATCAACTGGAAGCCGTTGATGGTGGACGGTATCAGGTCCACATGATCCGGCCCGAACCATGCGTTGGTGTACGCCGTGTTGAGCGCGGTCAGGTTGAATCCGCTGAGGCTCGCCACGTAGGAGTTGAGCCCGCCGACCGTGCCGACCGGCGTGATATCGTTTCTGGTCTGCCCGCCGACGGATGGGTAGGTGTTGCCGTCATCAAACCACTCGGCGAAGCCGTTTAGCGCCAAGCTGCGGCCAGGATCTTGCGCCGACAGGTACATGTCGGTCGCCAGCATTTCCACCATGCGCTGAGCGGCGTTCTCGAACTTGAGCGAGACTTGATTGAACACCGAGGCCGCGCCACGGTTCTTCATGCCATCCCACCGGTAGATGGTGATGTTGAGCCCATAGCCCTTCATGTCAACCAGCAACGCCGATTCAGTCGTCACAAAGTCCAGCGGGAAGGCCGCGCCGCGACCGAACGCACCGCCAAGGAGCTTGCCGACAATGATGGTGCGCTGAATCTGCAAGCCGCCAGTGAAGCGCTCCATCTGATTGGTGTGCAACCGCACGAAGACCGGCGAGTTTTTGTAGATGATGTCCGTCGCGCGGGGCACCACCATGTTCGTTACGTACGCTTGCAAATCAGGTAATTGGAGTGACATACGTTATTGATTCAGGCCACTTATTTGTGGCGCTCCTCTCCTCAAATCTTTCCTACCAGCGTCCCCTCTTTTTCCAGAATGTCCGCCGCCACTTGAGCGTCGAACCCTGATCCGAGCGGGGTCTTCATTGCCGCTTCGACTGTTGAGTCTTCGGGCTTATTGGCCCGGTCCCGCAGTAATCTCTCGGCGAACTTGGACATCGGCTGAGCATTGCCGCCCTGCCCTTGATCGGTCGGTGAGCGATGGGTGGCCGCTGCTTCTGCCGCCTTCCTGTCGTCCTCCAGCTTCTTCCGATCGGCTTCCAGCTTGGCCTTTTCGACCGCGAGGCGCTTGGGCGCTACCCACTCTTCATAGGCTTTGCCCGTAATATCCTTCAAGCGGTCGTCGTTCTCCTGGGCGAACCGCAGAAACTCCTGCATGTTCGGGATCTCGCCCTCAAATTCCTTTTGGTACTTCGCCAGCACTTCCGCGCCTTTGCCGAACATGTACTCAAAGGCCAATCCTTGCTTGTTCACGCGATCTTCGAGCGCCTTCACGAACTTTGGCGTCTTGCCATCCGCTTCCATGCCGAACACCGAATCCGGCAGTACGGCCTTCAGGTCGTCCCGCGAAATATAGCCCTTCTTCTTCAGTTGTTCTTCGACTTGTTCAAACGTCATGTCAGCCCCTTGTCCCGCTTCCAGTTCCCTGATTCGTGCATCCCGCTGAGAAATGCTCGCAATGGCCTGTGCTTCGCGCTTGGTCATCCCCGCCTCCGGGTCCCAACCGCCAGCCGCGTTGAAGTAGTTCTCCCACGTCTTCAGCCTCGCGTCCCAGTCCGTTATCTTCTCGTCACGTTCCGCGATCTGACGCCGATGAGACTCCATTTGGCGTGAAAACTCATCTTGCCTCAAGACCGCCTCGTCCAGCTTCGGGTACTTTTCCAAGGTTTGCTGAATCGTCAGCGTCCCAAATTCCTCGGACGGTACCTTCAACTCACTCAAAACTTCTGCAAATCTGCCCATGTCCCTTGTCCCCTTGTTAAGCTGCGGCGGCTCCGATTCCAGGCGGCGGGGCCTCTGCCGGATTCGGGGCTCCGGGATTCGGCGCTGCCGAAGCCCTTCCCTTTTGTAGTGAATCCAACTCTTTGTCGAGTCCCTTGCCTGCGTTGAAAATTGACTCAATGAACGGGATTGTGCTCGGAGCCACTTGACGCGCAATCCGCATTGCTTGTCCCGCTGTTTCTGCTAACTGCCCTACAATCTGCCGCAACACCTGCATGCCTTCCCCGGATTGCCCGCCACTCGGCATCTGCGCGTAACGCGACATGGCCGACTCAGCCGTTTGAGGCTCTGGCCTTAGCTCGGGAGGTAGTGGCGGTGTGGCGGCAGCGGCCATCTTACTTTCGCTCTGCCTTCTTGCTGTACGGGAAAACCTTGGTCTTCAGGTACAACGGGGACATCGGAGTGACACTGCCTTCCGCTAGATTTGCCTGCTTCGGAGGGAGTGCATCGCCAACTCGTTGAATTGTCCCGGTCTTGCTGTCCCATGGACCGCCCTTTGGGGCTTTGTCCACCGGGATAGCGTCTCCAACGCGCTGGTACGTACCGCTCTTTCCACCGGACTGAACCGGCTCGCCTTTGCGCGGCACCGAAGGCATAGCGTCGCCGACTCTTTCGTAGGTCGCCATGACTACATCCGGGTGTAGGACGGCCCGCTCACGCGGGTCTTCTTGCCCCGGCCCTTGCCCTTTCTCTTTGCCATTGTTTGTGCTCCTGGAGAGAAAATGTGGCGGCGAACTTCCTTTGTTCAACCCGGCATCGTGCCCTAATCGCCGCCGCTTAGGACAGGATCATCGCCGAAGCGCGACGGGTTACTTCCGGCTCTTTTTGCGGCCCTTTTTATGACGTGCCATGATGAAATCCCTCCTTTCGCTAGAAATCAACAAGTTACCCTGTTCGATGTTTAGTTAAAACCAGGAGCGGGGGTAATGTCAATAGCTAATGGACAAAAAAGTCGTTTAGGCTTAATTGTTTACAACAATAGATTGGGGCTGGTCGGGTTTCTTCGGACGGCCTCGCTTAATTGCAATCCCGAACTCGATACACAAAAGGGACACGTATTGCCGCGTGACTCCTAGCAATTGCGCTATGGCGGCACACTTCTCCCCTTTTCGAAGATGCACTTTGATGAATTCAATACGCCGAAGCTTATCGTGCGGCGCATCCTTCAGCGGCTTAAGCGGCTGTATAACTTCCCGTTGGCATGAAGGTCCTGGGGCCACGCCCAAAGCCTGATCTACGCTCCAGCCGCGTTTGATTCTACCAATGACAACGTCGCTGGATAGGCCGTGCAGTTCGGCCAGTTCGCAGAGCAATCTTTCCTCCTCGCCAAATTTTACCCTCAGGGTATTCTCTCGATTTCTGACCTGTTGTTTTTGGGTTGCCCACCGAACATTGCCGGGTTCGTAGTTGCCCTTGTTGTCAGGGTAGCGGTCCAGGGTGTGCCGAGCGGATGGGCGCTCTCCAATGTCTCCTACAAACGTGCTGAAGCTGTCTATCCACCTCTGGAATACTCCGATTCCCTTTCCTCCGTAATACTTGTATGCGGTGTGGCGCGGATTATAACAACGAGCCATCATTGCCGCATAACTTTTGTAGGTCAGCGTGTTGCGCTTGCCGTGCGCTTCCGGGTACTTTCTCGGCAGCGGTGATCTTCGGTGATAATTTGGGTTTGGAATCCGCTTACTGGACGCCGCGCGTCGAGAGCGCATTTCAGCGGCATGGAATTCAAGTTCTGAATTCACCGTGAGGTAATGACTCAGTTTACCGCCCCACCAATTTCAGTTGCAATGTTATTCTGTCTCTAAATGTTGCTCGCCCTGGCGCTGTCCGAAATGTTACTGGCGCTAGCGCTATTCCAAAAAAGACCGCTCGCCGCGCTCTACATGGCAGTCGCGGTATATTCGGCACTTCACTACGATCCGACCGGTCTGTATTGGTTCGTCCTGATTGCTTTCATGAGCGATTGCGCCCGCGCTCTCATGGTCGCGGAAGCGGCGTTTGATTCCATGCGTGGGGTTGATCGGCCCTATGGCCGTACTCTGCTATCGTCCTTTGCGCTACTGATGGGCTTCCTCGCCTGGAAAATAACAGTGGACCTGGACGACTGGTTCGGTCCTTGGATCGCCCCGTTCGGAACTTTTCACCGGTACGGTTGGTTTGTCACCCTGCATGTGCGCTGGATCATATCGGTCGCCTTCTTTTGCGGAGCATTGGGCTTGGCGATGTGGTGGCTCATGGAGCCCGGAAAGGCTAAGCAGGCGCATGGCATGCGGGTCCTCGGCTATGTTTGGATAGCGATTCCTGGAGCACTATCGCGGTGGTCAATCCCGAACGAACAGCCGTGGGGCCCCATCAAACAGCAGATAGGGCAAGCCTCGACGCTCGCCCTGTTGCTTTACACGCTAGGCTGGCTGTGGACTTACAGAATTCCGGCCCTCACCATGATCCATGCGGCAAGGAAGATCGCCGCTCCCGCAATCAGGGCTATGGATACATCCTTGATGAATTGGCTCTTAGTCATGGAACCGCCGAGAATCCCCAAGCGACTCCTCAATGACTTCAAGCCTTCGGTCGAGGGACCTGACGGTATCAGCAATCGTTGGTCCGTTCGGTCGCGGTGAGAAGCAGATAGATTCAAGGTCTTTAACACGGCTTTCTATTTCCTTCGGCCCGAATACTCTTGCTAGCAAGCGGGACACCAGAACGATCGCCGAAGCAAAAGCGCCGAAGGTCGTCGGCTTGCTGAATTCGTCCATCATTGAGATTCACGGCGCTCGCTCTGCGCTTTATTTTGGAGGTCCCTGCGGGGGCGTGCCAGCGCCGGGCCGCGCAACGAAGTAACGCACAAGAAATTCTCCGAGACTTTGCGCCCCTTGACCGCTGATTCCGGGGATGTCCTTTTGGAGTTCTTCGGTAATTTCTACCGCATTGTAGGCATCAATTTTCTGCTGGGATTTTGTTACGTCGTTATAGTCATTATCGCCTTTGGCTTGCATCCGGCCTCCTGTCTGGACAGTTTACACGGATGTCACTTCGAATGCACACTATATTTCGCGGTAGGGTATCGGGCGAAATATCGATGCCAAAATCGATCTGTGCATCGACCGAGCGGCAGAGGACCTGGATACGCTCCCTGCGATGGCCTGGATGGGGCGCTCGCCAGAGACCAGACCGCTTGCCGTGGCAGAAATGTCCAGAACTGGACATCTTCGGGATGACCAACGCGGACCAGAAAGATATCGATCATGCGCGATGCTTTAGTGCTTTCAGAATCCGATTTACTTCTTCGGTCCGTTTGTCGTCATCCTCATCGGAACGCTCTATTCTTGGGGGATTGTCTCGCTTCAGATAGGAGTCCGAGAGTGTTCGCCGCGCTGCGGAGCTAGCACGATCCGGTCCGCTCGCCATATCGTCAAGGCGCATTAGATCGGGCTCCCTGTACGTTGGCTCCGTGTCATGCGGGGTGTTCTGCCCGGCGCTTGAGGCATTGCGGAATGTTCGGCTTTCAGGCGCGCTAAGATTTGTTCCGTTTCCTGGCGACCAAAACCAGCTTTTCTCAACAGCGTCTCCGTATCTAATTTACCCAAACGGGCCAATACCAGCGCAATCTGTTGCTCCCGATCTTTAGAAGATCCCAGCAAAGATCCGGCCACGATCTCTATGGAGAAGTTTCGCCAAAATACCTCCTTTGCCATACCTGCCGGGATCATCGTGTCCGGGTCCCAGTCGCAGTCCTCGATTACCTGACCATCGGTGCCTAGGATCTCGATACGGGATTTGAGATTAAAATATTGCAAACAATTTGAAACGGCCTGGATTCCGCTCTCGCCCAAGAACGCCTCAATGAACCGGCCTTCCAGCCTGAAGTGACTGCCTTGCGAGTCGCGCATCTGCTCGACCGTGTCCGCTCCTGGGACCTGTTTCTTTTTGGCAAGCTGCGTCATGTCCAGGTTTCCGGCGTGGCCCTGGAAGGCGGGCAGTAAGTATTGCAGGAGGAATTGCATTACGTAGGCCGGGATTTCCGGGGCCTGCAAGGTGCGGATATCCTTGGTCGGATCGGCGTTCGGCATCATGCGCAGCTTGGCCCCCGGTATGTCCGGGAAAAAGCGGTCCCAATCGGCGTCGGCAATCGCGCCTTTGCGGCCTGCTATCGTTGGCCGGATGGCCCTGCGGATCATCTCGATCACGCCTGCCGGGATTTCATTGAGTGCGTCCTGGAGTGGCATGAGATTCCGGTACTTTGACAACCCGCGCGGTGCCCACACTACCGGATCGAGCATCAACATGGCGAAGGGATACAGCCCATGGAAGTATGGGTTTGGTCCGTCGTATAGCGGTCGGTCGCCGCCGAATACCAGGAGCCGTTTGCGCGGAAACAGCTTTTGTCCGGGCTTCACCAAGTACCAGTAGTTGTGCTCGAACGGAGAAAGATTGGGGTCTCGCACCAGTTTTGTTTCGCGGCTGTCGTTGGTGCTGTCGTCCTCAATCCAATACTCCTCAAGCGGAATGATCGGATAGAGCGCCGTGTCGGATTGCTCCCCCGGACCTTCCACCCTGCGGACTCTCATCCAGCGCTTCATGGAGGGCGATAATGAAGACCATTGGTACTGCGGCAAGTGCGCTGGCCGCTCGTAAGGCGTGGCGCTTCGCTGTTCGTTGTAGGAAACGGAGTAGCGCTCCAGGCCATCGGCTTTGTTGCCGAATAACTTCCTGAAGTACTGAATGGTCTTGTGGAGCCGGTAGAGCACTCCGCTTGCAAGCTGAATGTTGTTCCCGCAGTGCAGCGGCAACACCGTATCCATGCCGCACGGCGTCACGATCAGACGCGCAGCGCTCACCCCGTCAATGCCGGATACGGCTCCTAGTTTCCAGAACCCGCAGCCGAACATTGCGTGATCGATCACCTCTGCGAGCGACAGATCGATGCGGCTGCGGTTCCACTCGTGCAGAATGATGTTGGTCAGGACATCGGCGGTCTTCTTGAATCCTTCGTGCGATGAGCGCACCGTCATCGTAGGACGGATGTCGGTGTATTGCGCTCGGGCGTCCTTGCGGGCTTTTGAAAGTTGGTTGTCAACGAATCGATTCAGATGCCGGGGCAGGTTCGGGCGGCGTTTCCACTGGTCCCCTTCGAGCGCATCGATATAGTCGCGGACCTTCTCGAACTCGCGCGACATCCGAAGTTCCTCAAGGGCTTCTTCCTTGAAGGCTTCCTTCCACTGGATCATCTTGCGGTCGTACTGATCGGGGTAGTCGAGCGTCCCGGACTTAGACCGCTCCAGCGGAGATCTCGGCATTAGGACAGCGGCCATGGCTCAAAGTATACGGCAATCTTCAGCGTTTATCCAGGCTGGACAATATGCTTCAGACCACCGCGCCTCAGCATGGCCCGGCTCCGAGCAGCTTCATGGTGCAGGCTGGAGTTGCGCCAGCGCTGGCCGCTTTGAAACTAACTACGGCTCCGACATAGTAATTGTTGTTTCCGCCCATACTGGCAGTCACACTACTTTGCGTGGAAGAGACTATTTTGTCTTCGGTTGCTCCATAGCCGTTGCCGTCCACGGCTTCCAGGCCATAACCTGTGCCTGCCGTAAACGTCTGCGAACCGTTGCCACCAAGGCCGTACAGTATGACTTCATTTGCCACCGTCGTAGAAAACGACGGAGATGTCACCGTGCCGCTCGTGTTACCGCCCTGGCCGACATCTGCGTCTTGCGGGGCGGACGTATCCAAACCGGAGTATTGCAGAACATATATGCAGGGGTAAGAAAAGGAACCGCCTGTCGGGGTGAGTTTTACAACATTGCTGGAATTCCCGCTGATGTTTTTGGCGTAGAACCACTGCCCCTTGGCACCCGAATCGCCGCGTGTGTAGGCGGTCACGCCGCTATAGCTGTTTCCAGCCGTATCGCTCACTGACACGGTGGTACTGGTTGTGGACCAAAAAGCGTAAACCGCGATGAGATTGCCGCCCGTATGATTCTGCGCGGTGGCCGAAATGTTGGCTTGTGAGCCATTAAGACATGCCGCGGTCTTGTTGACCAGCGTGATCGCCATCAACATTGGGCTCAACGATATGAGCAACAGTAATTTACTGAACCACATAACTAAAGCCACCACTCAACTGCGTCGATCCGCTGATGAAGATGCAGACGTCATCGGCGTTCGTCGCCTCCTGCGCGAAGGCATGCCCGCCCTCAGCAATCACACGCCCGCCATTGGCCGCTACGTTCCAGCCGCCCGCTGCGGTCGTGCCACCGCTCAAGCCAGGGAACGCAGCCGTCGAAGTGCCGCACGTCGAGCCTGTGCCTTCCACCACCGCATAATTCTGAGCCGTGCCGCCGTTCTGGTCGTTCCAGGAGCAGAAGTACACCTTCTTGGCGCTCGTGCCGGTGATGATCTTGGTGTTTCCAGTAAGCGAGAATGTGCCCCACGTGGGCGTGTTGGTCAGGCATGGGTCCGCGTAGACGGCGGCACCGCCAAGCTGAGACTGATTGATGGGCTGCTGGGCGAACACGAGCAGCGCGAAACCAATTAGGATTGGTGCGATCCAGCGCATCTCATCTACCCTTTTTCAGCTATGAACTGGCACACGATCAGAGCAGCTATAGCGATCACGCAAACTGCTATCACGGCTGGTCCAAACCATTTCATGCTAGTTGTAGTAGGCGGACACAGAGAATGTCGTGGTGCAGCCGGTCGTCGTCGCGCCAGAGTCGCTTGTTGCTCCGGCGTATGCGATGCCAGTGGCAAAATTCTCGTATGCGAGGCCCGAAGCCGGAACAACGACGGTCAGCCCGGCCTGCACAAGTATTGAGTCAACTACTGAGGTTCCCGCTGTTGGCGTGCCCGCGTTGTTGAATAGCTGGAGCCAGCACGGAACAGTGCCGCTGTTCCCTAAGACAAGAGCGTACAGATTGCCGCCGCTGGCCTTGATGTTTCCTGCGGCCGCGCTCGCATTGTGAAACTTCGTGAAAGCATAGGTCGAAGACGACTGCGGCGTAGGCGTGCCGATGCTGGCGGCGTTCGTAACGAATGCGTTGACGCCCGGTACGAGTACTGCGCCAGGCGACGTGCCGTAGTTCGCCATTGCGCCCAATGTTCCGCCCGCCCAGGTCGTCACTCCCACAACCCCGGTGCCATCTGTCGGAAGCTCGACACGGAGAGCGCCAGCCGCCGTGCCGTGGCCGAGCAGCACGGCTCCGCCACCGTTCACGGTCTGGAGTTGGATCGGCTGTTGCGCAAACACTGCCGTTCCAGCGAGAACTAGAATGGCAAGAACGTTTCTTAGGACTTTCATTTCTTTGCTCCTTCATCTGCCTTCGGTGCGGCCTTTTTCCTGTTGACCGTTAGGCTATTCACGTCCACTTCGCACGCGCCATCCGGTACTATCCCGGCATAGGCGCAGGCCATGTAGAATCCCAACTGCTCATCTTTTTGCGCGATCTGCATTCTCAAAATGACGGCTCGCATGTTCAATTCGTCAACCTGCCTGGTCAGTTCTCCGATGCGCTTCAGTAGCATCGCCGAGTCTGGATCTTGCGGGCAGTTGTCCTGCGCTACGAGGAGCACGGACGCCAAAAACATCACGATCAGAAGTTTCATTGCTGCTTCGATGCCCGATGCCGCGCCATGCGGTCGAGCCAGTTCCTGATACTTTTTACAGCCGTCATTATTGGCGCGGCGGCCAAAATCAAAACACAAATCGTGATTACGTCCAGTTCGATTCCAGCCATCATGCTGTAAACTCCGATACGCTCAGAGATCCGCCAGCAGCACTTGAGGCCACCTGGATCGGACCAGTCCAAAGCGTATCTTCGATAGGAGGGCTCGATCCGTCCGCTGGCGTCCCACATGCGGGCAGAACGCGATGAAAGTTGGCTGGACCTGCCGTACCAGTCCCATAAAGAACGAAGAATTTGGTCGTGCCAGCGTTCTGTAGCGTAAAGCGCTTCCGGTTAGCGTTGGTTGCTAGAACCTGAACGGACCCTGTTCCGATGGTCGTCGGCCCAGCCGCGCTGACAGTCGAACTCGTGGGCGGGGCGACGGTCAGGGAGCCAGCCACATTGAGCGCACCGGCTGTACTACTGATCGGATTGCCCTGTCCATCGAGCAACTCTACTGGCTGCGGAGTGGTTCCGGTCGGATCGACTCTGATCGGAGCCGCAAGAACTCCGATTTCAGAGCCGGATGAATTTCTCAAGTTGCCGTGCAGCGCTCTGTAAGCGGTGATTCTTGCGGCTGCGCGTTGTCCGGAACTCAGGACGGAAAGACCGTCATTGAACACCCCCGCCGCTGTCGTGATGCTTGAGATCCCGGCGCTGAATACACTCTCGTCGGTCGATGACTCTCCGCCACCGCCACCGCCGCCACCGCTGATCCGAAGGTTGCCGTTCAGGTCGCAGGTGAAATTGACAATCTCGCCTTCACTGAAAGTTGGGGGCGCAGCCGTAGCGATAGCCCCACGAATGAGTTGACCTTGTTGGATTGTGCTCATTCAGCGCTTTCCTGATTGCCTAGGTCTAGATCTCCCGACGGCCAGCGTACAGCGAGCCCAGGAGTTCTTAGCGCCTCATCGATGTCAGGGTGTCCAGGCGTCCTTATGCCCACTCGTTCGCCATTCGTTCTTAATATTTCAACTCTTCCGGTAGGATCGACAGGAACCGCAGTAACATGAGTCTCTACGGTATTTCGAGTTGCGATCAAACTCTTGCGGCTGCAAAGCATGATCCATAGCGGAATCGCGTTCACGATCAGAAGTAGTAAAACGGCAACCTCGAAGGCACCCAAAGATTCCATGGTTCGCCTTAAAGTTTACGTCCGACGCTACCAGTAAATCAATGGCTTTGTACGGTCTGGACAAACGCTACGGGGCGTCGATGAAGGCAGCGGGCCGCGACGGAGTCGGGGGCGGGTCCGGTTCTTTGTCGGGCATCAGTTCGGCGGGAACGCTGGTCCAGGAACCCGGCATGCCCTGAGTTGACCAGCCTTTGCCGTCCGGTTTGATCTCCATGTGCTGCGGCAGATCGGTTGGATTGTGGACCCCCTCGGATTTGCAGAAGGCATTTAGTTCCTGGAACGTATTGATTCGGACCCGCTCAGGTTTTCCGCTCAGAGTGTTCCGCCGTTTCCAGGCCCAGAATCCGCCATCGATACTCTTCTGCTCGGCGGTCTTGGAAGCGTAACGCTGACTAATCGATCCAGAAAATGGCATGTTGAACGAAGAATAGACGCGCTTCAATTGCGTGCCGCAGGCTTGGCAATTCGGCGGATCGATGCCGGTCGGATGCTCCAGCCATTCGACGGCTAGGCCGTAGTAGCGGCAGGAGTCCTTCGGGCAGGCGCTTTCTAGGAGTTTAGCCATGGACGCCTTCCACGCCAACCCGATCGCAATCCGTGTCATATCGGAAGACACATCTGCTGACGAAAGTCTTGCCTTCTGGCGCGTTGAGAGCGGTATTCAGAAATTCGCATCCGCTAATCGTGCAGCACCTTCCAAGCACGAGACGCTGAGGATTTGACTTATCCGACGAGAACACGCAGTCGATAATTGTGCTGTAGTCGGCCAACACAACCTGGCGCGATAGCTTTATCTCACTTCCCGCTGGTATGGGAAGCCCCATCTCGCAACGCATGATGAGTTCTCTTTCGTCCACGGTCTACGCCTTTGTTCCGGAGATAGTGACGGACCACACTTTGAATGGCACATCCGGGCCCATTGCCGACAGAGAGACGATGGTTGTTTCTGCGGGAACATCCATCTTTACAACGCCCCTATCCGGGGAAGGAAAGATGTAAGTCTCATCGATCGTAAGGCCGCAAGAATTTATCATCTTGATTACGAGACCGGCCTTTGAAACACAGTCGATCAGCGCAACTCTGCCGTTTCTCTGAGCGGGGGCGGCTTCGCCTTTCGGGGCTATGAAAAGCCCGAGCGTCACTGCCCAAATTCGGGAAAGCAGGTCACGGCGATTCACGCCTTTGCTCCAATCGGTTCCTCGAATGGCATGGCCTCGGTCAGCCCGGCTTTGTCTCTGATCCAGTTTGCAAGATCGCTTCCGTGCATGACCTCCATACCCAAGACACCCTGAAGCATCAGCCAATCTCCTTCAGAAAAAGCAACGCTCGGCTCCGGAGCGGGGATCGAGTAGAACGTTCCGTTGTTCAACATCTGCTCGATATCCCGCTGGACAAGATCGTTCAGCGAGATGCCTTTGAAGTCGGCTATGGCCTGGATGGGTCCTACCCGGCATGGGTCCAGCGAGAACCGCAGGATGACATTACCTCGGTCGCGGTCCCGTGCGTATTCGACATCGCGGATCAGATCGTCTGCATTCAGCAATGCGCAACCGGCATCCCGAATACGCTTGACGGCGCTCGCCGTCAGCATGACTCCTCCGTTCGCCAACTGGCGCACTAGATCGGCTGTCACCATGCGGACTTTGTCTTCGGTTGAGGATGGCCCTTCGATCGAGTTAGCGACGGTATCGGCTTGTTTGTCGGTGAGTTCGATTGCGACCGGAACTACTAGTTTCGCCATTGTTCGTTTGTCCCTTCAGACTCGATTCTGCTCCCATTGATTGTACTCCTCATCAATTTTGTTTCCAAGCAGGATCTGGTCTAGGTCCAGGATCACTTCTCGCTTTTCGCTCATGCCAACGCGCTTACCGAGCAGGAGAATGAAGCCGCATTTCAGGCAGCGCTCGCCTTCGGGGTCTTCCGATCCCCACTCGTTACCGCACCGCTGGCAGATCATGAGCCACGGGAGATTCTCGGCTTTGCCGGTGTCCGTCCGGATCGGAATATAGCCCAGATTCGGATCGTACTCGTTTTCGTGCGCCGTATAGTCGGCGATCATGGTGGCTAAAATCTCGTCATCGTGCATTCCCTCGGCAGCGCCCGCCGATTTACTCGCGAATTCTTCCTTTTGGAATGTCTTTAGTTCCTCAACGCAGTTGTCGCTGCGAATTTCGATCAGGCGCGCCTTGAGCCGCATTGCCATGTTTTCATAGAGTCGCGGCTTGGAATTGGCCTGCGTGATCCAGTGGTACTTGTTCGATTGCACGCTACTCACGGAATCCAGGTGCTTCCAACGGTAGAGATTCGGGTAAGACAATTGCAGGCGGACTGTGTCTCCACAGGTCTGGTAGGTGTTGTACTCGATCGACATCAACGCTTCGTTGTACCAGAGTCCTAGATAGTTCGCGATGTAGGCGAGTTCAATGGAAGTCACCAGATTCGAACGAAACGTTGCGACTTGGACGTCCGGACCATGCGCTCCTCCGAGCCTGATAACGGCCACCACCGAGTAGTCGGCTTCCGATGAAGTCTCGCCCATGCCGCCAGCGACGTCAACGCCGCAAGCGTATTCCGAACCTGGATTCGGCCATTCCCAGATTCTCAAGTTGCTCGTTTCGAATCGGTGATCCAGATCGCAGCCAGCGGCCCAACACTTTGATCCGATCTCTTGGCCGCTGTCCTGATGCCGGATGATTTCCTTCACGCCGTGGAACTTGCCCTGCCGGTCAAGAAAGCCTTCAGCGGTCGGGGGACGCACGCAGCTATCGGCGTACTGCTGCATTTCGAGCGTAAAGACGTTCAGGCCGTGAAGCTGGAAACTCTCTTCCGCCGTTGAAGTCAACTCTTCCCGAAGTGTCTTGAGTGACTCTATATCCTTCTCGGCATTCACGCGCTCGTTCCACATCCAGCACAACTGCGGATTGGAAAGCATGTACGGCTTGAGAATCCCTGTGTTGCATGTTCGGCACTTCGCCCCAATGGTCGATGCCCCCATGTAAACCGAGGCATGCCACATCCCGCAAGGCTCGAAGTCGCATTTGACCCATTCGGAAGCGACGCGGTTTCGCATGTCGATTTCGGGCTGATCCGGCCTCCATCCTCCAGGCGGGGCCATTACGCGAGTCTTCTCCATGAAGTAAGGCAGGAACAAGGCTTTCCACTTTGATCGCTCCCCGAGTTCTACGCACTTCCTCCACCACTTATGACTCCAGCTTCCAGCGTTCTTTCCGGTCGATTCGGCGACGGCGATTGTGTCGGGACTTTCAATCAATGCCTTGCCGATATCGCCCTCGATGGCGTCCCTAACTTTTTCTTGCTGCCAATCGCAGAACTCCGAGCAATGTACGCCAGATAACGGTAGCCCTTGCCCGATTCCGGAATACTGGGTAGCGGCTTGGACCGTGATACGTGAGTTCAATCCAGGCTCCTTGCGGCGGGCCTCCAGGTCTGGATTTTCAAACACGATCCCGCCGTCGAACGTGCGATTGGATGTCATGGGCTTCATCCACCAAGGCACGTGATCGTAAATGTGCAGCATGATCGAGAACAGATACTCGGCGTGCGGAGCATCGCGCGAAACCACTAGCGAAATGGTGTTCGGCCAGAACATCGTGCGCCACGCGATCAGAGCCTCGATCAATGTGGAACTTCCCAATTGGCGACCTTTGATGATGAGCAGGCGCTGTGCTTTGCCTTGAGCCTTCAGCCGTAGCAGTTCTTCCAGGATCAACTCTTGTGATTCCCAAAGCTGAAACGGCATCTCCTGCCGGGTATGCTTGTGCGCGATGCGGAAGTAGTTGCGGGCGGCGTAGCGAAAGTCCAGGGCGCACATCCGCATCTGCTCGTGGATGGCCTGTAGTTCTTTGTTTGTCAGGTTCTCCCAGTTGTGGATCTTGTTGTCCTGGTCGAAGTGCCGGATTAGCTCCCCGATGCCGGGATCGCGCCTCCAGATCGCGGTGTGTTTTGGTATGTAGGCCGGAGCCTTGGTGATCTCTGAATATTGCTCGACCGCTTCGGGGCCGCTGACAACCATCGGCCTTACTCTTCTACGGCGGATTCCTGGGATACGTTGCGCATCTGCCGAATGATGGCGTCGAAACCTCGCGAGTAGGTATTGGCCTGTGAGATGTTGGCGTTGTTATTGTTGATGACCACTCCGCCACCGGTTTTCAAGATCCCGTAGGACTCCAGCATCTTCTCGGCAGCGCGGATGTCGCCCATCGCCATGGCCTTGCGCAAGCACTCCATGGCCTCAGGGATTACGACCGGCCCATACAAGGCCAGCACTTTCTCGATGTACTTCACGATCCGCTTAGGAGTGACATTCCTCGGCCTGATCGATGGGTCGCTGAGCGGGACAACCTCCTGCGAGTGATTGCCGTTGCCGTTTACGGACATGGCCGCGCCGTTGACCGGCGTGAGTTGCGGAGCCTTGCGTCTCGCCATGGCGCTATGGCGCTAATCGCGCCCAACCGTGGATGAAATCGTTGGCGACATCTTGGTCCATGAAGTAGTCTCCGACGTGATAGGTGGCTCCGCCGATATTGTTCTCCAGCACCCACGATTCTCCGGGACGGATGACTCGGATCACACCGACCAGCGTCGCCTTGTTCATGGTCTGCGTCCCGATGTAGATGTTTCCCTGATTCGACAAGTCCGCAATGAGTTCCATGGAATTCGCCCACAGGTCCCGAGATATCCCCCCATCGATGGTCCAGTTTCCATAAAGCGAAGGGTAATTGGCTGTTAGCCTGATCGGGGTGTTCGGAGCGGTGGTTAGTTTACCGAGCGGGAATGGGCTAATCGTCGGCGGCGTTGCCATCGGCCTTAGTCTACAGCGGAATCCAGGCCGTTTGCAAGAACTACGGTTGCGATAGGAGCGCCGTCTCCATCCATTGGGCCAGCATATCAAGCGGACTGCTCGCCATGGGGATGCCCTTGCTACGCGTCAAACCGAATGGCTCAAAGTGTAGATTCTTAAGTTTTTCCACGATCTTTGAGAGCGGCACTCCATGCTGAAGCGAGATGCTGATCATAATGCCGAGTGCGTCCAGCAGTCCACGCTCCAGCGAACCAACCTGACCGGCCTTAAGAAATACCTCTCCGACCGAACCGTCTTCCATGAATCCAATAATGGCGTACATGGTGAGCGTGCTGATCTCCAGCTTAACGGTCCTGGATTCTCGTTCGAGCGGCATCCTTCGATGGATGAGTGCGGGCATCATGGGTACGCTATTTCGTGGAATCGGATCTCCCTGACTTCAGACATTGGCCGCGAGTAATTTACTTGCCCAAAGTCGTTTAAGGTTTGAAGTTTTAACCCATCCGACCTGAGGCGCTTGCAATTTGAAAAGTATGTCACATCTTCTCGGATGACTCCCGGCACTACGCTCTCACGTTTCGTTACTACAGCGACTCCCTCTCTGTAACATTGCTTCATCGGTCGATCGATACCTCTCCCCTGATGATGTCGTCGGTCCTCATGCTGAAGGCCGAAGTGTTCAGCGGAACCTTGGACGGCATGTTCTTTGGTCTGGGCTTGAAAACCACTACGGCTTGCCGCTTGATATCCTCGATTGCTTTGTCCAGATCTGGACAAATCGGAGTAAGGGCGGTCTGAAACAGGTGCGAGCATCCAAGACCAATCACGGCAGCGCCGGGGCTCCTGAGCGCCGTACGCGGCAATTCCTTGGTATTGGTGATGATTCCTGACTCGCGGCCCGCCTCGTTCGAAGAGTTATTTTCAACCCCGGACAGCCGGTAAACCAGCTTCACGGCAGAGTAGTCCCTGGATTCGGTCCATCCTGGAATGAATTCGGTGCTCATGGCGAGTTCGATTTCGTGCTCGGAACCTTCCGGCACGACCCTGATAAGTGGCGGGGCGTTCCCTTTGAGCCATTCGATCAGGTCCTCGGGTTTCCAGTAGTTGTATTCGACGGCTTCCGGGGTAGAACGCCGCTTGTTGATGTGGTGGTCAACCTCCGGCGCTTCTCCCGCCGCAATGATGGCGGCTCCGGAGTACTCGCGCTTCTCGGGCCTGGAATCGCGCTCGTCCACTACCGCTGCCGATGCGGGAAGTTGCATGAGTTTTGGCGCTGGAGTTTCGGTGCGACCCGGATCTCCTTCGTCCACCGAATCCATTTCCTGAAGGAACTTGATGCTGTCCACAATCGCCTGTGCACGATCCGGGTCGCCCAGTCCCTTGGAGCGCTTCAGACCGACGAGAACGGCTTGCTTGACTTGTTGTTCGGTCACGATTTTACCCTGTCATCTTGAAATTCCAGGCATCGCCATGAACTTGGCGCTCGGCGCGCTCCCTTGGAATTCCGTTTGCCACCATCTCGGTTATCGCGGCTTCCCGGTCAACGTCGGCGGCGTCGGGCTCTGCAGAACCGGGGGCCTCTCCGCCGATCAAGGCCCGCTGGAAAGATCCCACGCTCTTTTCGAGCGACGTAGTCGCCTCCACCTGGGTCCTTCCGATTTCAATGAATCCCTTCACTAAAGCCGGTATCGCGCTGAAGGACTCGTTTTCGCGGAGTGAGGCAAGTTCCTTGGTGAGTTGCTCTCCGGTTTCGATCAGAGATCGGATTGCTCGCATGAACTTTAAGAAGCCCATGACGAGGAGCGCCAGAACCACGATCAAGACCACAAAACCGAGTGTTCCTAGAACCGCCGCGACAACCGCCATGAGTCTACTGTATTGACGATTTATGTAAACGTCAAGTAGTATAAGGCGATGGCGCGAAAGAAACTTCCCGAAGGTCAGGGCCGGGTCCCGTTACAGGTGAGAGTCAAAGAGACCACCAAACGCTTCTTGCAAAGCCTGGGCCAGAAGAACGAAGGCCATGCGGTCGATCTGCTGGTGGACATGGTCCCTAAACAGCCGGGTAAACAAGCTGGCGCGACGAAATAAGATCGGGAACTTCGGCGAGGCTCCGGAACTTTCGCCCCTTCCTCACCTTATTCCCTTTGTCGCGGGACAAACGACGTAATCATAGTGGCCCAGATGCGGACCGGAAGTCAAGACTCCAGGAACACCATTGCGGCGGCGCAAATCTCCGAGCACATGGCGAGTACCTCAAAGTCAACTCGGTCGAGACTTTCATCCAGTTCCATGGATCGTTTGTGGTTCAAGAAATTCTGCGGCAGGAGGGCCAGTTCACCGTATGCCTCGATCAGCCTGGGGTGGAATTCCTGGTAGAATCCGTCGCATTGCTCGATCAGCCTCTTCAAGTCTTCCTGGGACCAGTTGCGCAACGGGCCTAGAGTGGCCCCGTTTACTCCTGCATCGATAGCGCGCTTGAGTTCTGGATAGTCGTCCAGTCTGAACTTGGTTGTTTTCATAACCTTCGTTTCAGGGGAAGATATACGCTCATTTTTGGATCTTCCAGGAGCGCTTTGACTTCTGGGTCTTGGAGCAATCCCTGGATTGCGCTTTTGTCGGCCTCCCTGCCATCGACCGAGAATAGTTCTTCAGCATGGGCCGCAATCGAGGCCAATTTGATGAAGAGACTGTCTAGTCTGGACTTTTTCATAGACCGATCAATCATTCCAGGGACACCAGCCCCGTTCGGGTTGATACCGAGCGCAGATCCTACGCTCCCATTGCTCCATTGCGGGACATTCCTCATCAAGATCGAGGCAGCGGAATTGTGCCCCTGCGAGCGGCCCTGGTATTCGGGGTACATACTCCTCAATGTGAACACAGTCAGGCTCGCTCACGATGCCTTTTCCCGTGTGTATACGATATGGCCCAATTCCTCAAGGCGCTTGATTCCCTCGGAGATCACGAACGAGGTGTACTGATGATTGTTGGCCCGGATCATCTTCTGCACTTGCCAAATGGTCTTGCCGCGCCGCAGGAATGCGAGCGCCGCTTTCATATCGCGAGTCCATTTATTGCGCTTGAACTCCGTCAAAGAATCCGGGATTGGAGGAAATCCCGGTTTTATCGAGGCGTACCCCTTCGCTATGAGATTTCGGAGTTCACGCCCGGTCATTTTAGATCGCTACCGACCGTATCCGCGAGCCCATGGTGAACTCGAATTCTTTGAATCGCTCCATGCTATTCAACAGATTCAGGATGTCGTCGGGCGTGATGAATTCCTGGTCCAACCACTGCCGGAGAGTTTCGATCTCGGTCGGCTTTTCTTCCTTGGCCTGACCCGGCTTCCGGCGCTTGTGGCCGGAGACCTTTACTTCGTCTTCTCCGGAGCGAATGCTTTTGACCAAGCCTGCCGAGACATTCAGCAGTTGGGCCAGCGTCGCGTCGCCCTTGCGCCGCAGTTCCGTGATCGACAGCGCGTGCTTTACAATCTTGCGCTTGTCCGCATTATTCAGCTTTGAGCCGTGCTTGGCGTTCTTGCTGACTCCCAGAAGGAACGCCTTCAGGTCGCTCTCGGACGGGTCCCTGAGGATGTGGATATTGGCCGGTATGACTTCTCGGCCCTCCCGCTCGTGAGCCAATTTGCGATGCTCCCCATCGGCCAGCTTAAGTTGGTCGTCCGTGTCGGCAAAGACCTCGATAGGGTCCAGGTCCCTGCCGTCCCGAAGAATGGCTTGGTATTCCTCTACCAGCGACTCACTGATGCGCACGCGCTGCCGGATCTCTGGCACGATCACGATATCAGCGATGGGGATTTTCTTTGTCTGAATTTCTTCCTCGGGCTTAGCCATGATTCAAGGATGCAAGAGAAAGGCGTTTTTGTCAACAAGAATCAGGACAGGAAGTCGGGGACTGGTTCCTCGTCCATTGATAGTTCGGCGATCGCTGGATCGGCCAACAGGCTAAGCTGGTCGTCGTCAGGATCTTGTTCGGCCTTCTCTACATTCCTGACGGCCTGACGATAGTAGCTGGCCTTCAATTCCGCTCCGATCCCACGTCTACCTTGACGCACGGCGCAATATACTTCGGAACCAACCCCAAGGAACGGTGTGAACACGGTCTCGCCTGGGTTTGATCTGAGCACTAGGCATCGATCAATCACGTCAAGCTGTAATGGATGGATGTGCTTTTCGTCCTCTTGGTCGCGGGCTTCCTTGTAGGGGAGCACGCGATCTATCCGAATGTCATCCCAGAATGCCGAGGCGTATTGCCTCCAAATCCAATGGGAATAGCGGTTCTCGGTCTGCTTTCCGGTCCATCCGCGATAGCGCAGAAATTCTTGCGGTACTTTCCGAGATCCGTAGTACTTCAGCAATCCGTTGGGGTGCTCTATCGGAATTGGGTTCCTGCCGTGCCTGCGGAAGACCAGCAGATAATCGGCGCTCGCCACACTACAAAGAGACGAGTCTTCCACGATGGTCTTGTGCGCGAGCCCTTTGGTGAGGGTTCTGTTTCGGACCAGCAGCGGCTCTTTCCAGACATGATAGCGGGCGATGTAGTTGAATCCGTGGCGTCCATGTAGCCGAATGATGTCTCCTGGGAAATCGACCAAGTGATCCCGCCCGGTATTTCCTGAAGGAACGTCCATGCAGTGAACCGCTGTCATGCGACCGGGCATCGTGATCCGTTCGATTTGCTGGACCACAAATTCGTAGTGCTTGAAAAATTGCTGATAGTCCATGGAATTGGACAGGTCCCGTTCGTCAGAGGAATATTGGAACAATCCTCCGAATGGTGGGGAGTATATCGACAGATGGATCTTGGCATCCGGTAGATCCTTCATCACCGCGATGCAGTCTCCCGAATACAAGGCGTACTTGTCGGTAACGCTCTGGTCGCTCACAGCCATTTTGGAATCTCCATATCACGCTCGTTTCTGACCTTCTTGAAGCCCATTGCATCGTTCATGTGGGCAATCAATTCACGGAACATTTGTTCGGCCTGTCCGCGCGCTCTCGGGCGGTGCGTTCGTCGGCCAGCGCTTGCTCCAGCGTCATAATTTTATCGATCAACTTGGCATATCCTTCCGCTTCAAGCGGGGTCATACCTACAGAGGTAATGCGCTCGCTCAACGTCTTCTCAGCCACGGGATTTCTCCTTTCGGCTTGGCCAACGAGGCAACCCAACCGCCTCACGCGCATTATTCATTAGCACCCAGTCTTCGTGGATGTCAGAGTCTTCATCCACAGCGCGTACGTCCACGCAGTCCATCAGGCCCTTGTCATGCTTTCGCCCTCAATATGATCGACATCGAATTACAAATCTTTCGCCTCACGCCAAAGCTTAGCCGCTGGCAGGCGCATTCCAGTCGGTAGAACGGCAGCGGCCAGCGAGCCAGTCTCCTGAACCGGGCCTCGCCCGATACAAACGGCGTTCCCCACAAGACGAGCCTCTCTACTTCAAGCCCCGCCCGATCGGCGATCCGCGTCATCTCCTCGGGTGTTATCAGGTATAAGTGCCCATCGGCGTCAGGTTTAAACTGTATCGCTTTGAGTGCCTCGACGTCTTTCACCTGGGAGTAGGTCGGGAGCCTGGACCTAAAGTACGCCCCATTGGGAGTCGTTAGCAAGATGCGGCCTTCTGGGGTCAGCAAGCGCCGCAAGTGCTGTGCGAAAGCCACCGCATCTGCGACGTGCTCGATGATTTCGCACGCGGTCACTAGATCGAACTTTCCGATGGTCTTCGGTTCCAAATCGAAGACGTTGCCGGGCAGAACCTCAACGAACTTTCCGTTATGGTAGTTGGCAATCGCGGCCCGCAGTGGTTCCGGTCTGAGATCATTTGCTGCGACCCGACTGCCGCTCAACTGAAGGCACGCGCTCAAGGCACCGTCCCCGGCTGCAACCTCCAGCACTCGCTTGGGATTCAACTCCCGTGCCATGTTCAGCGCAAGCAGCGCACGCAGCCGACCATAAGCTGCGTGAGACGGGAGATGACACGTACCGTAGTTCCAGCCGTCTACGTCTCCGGCCTTGAACGATAACGGACGGATTGTCGATAGCCCGGACCGGCACACGTTTTCAAAGAGTTCTCCGGGCGGGAATGGTTTGGCTGTCATTCTGCAAGACCTTTATCGGGGACCCAGATCGGCCTGATGGGTTCCTCAGTGATACTGGACCAGCGGGAGAACCTTCCCGATTTACCGTCGATAACTCCGAAGATATCGATTTTGTGATCCTGGCAGATCATGATGTGGTCGAATACCTGCCAGCCTTCCGGAAAACTCGGGGACGGGAGAGACATCCCGGCGTAGTAATAACCGAGCGGGATGTCCCTGGCGGCTCCGCAGACCGAGCAGGTGACCCTACAGATGACATCGCAGGGGAAGTTGATCACGGTGCTCATTGGGTTTTGTCCAGATCTGGACGTAATTCACAGGCGATTTCCTCGCGCTTTTCTATGGACCGGATAGCGCGCTGCACGGCGTTCAGGAATTCGTCGTAGGGGGCGTAGTATCTTGGCCGTTCAGACTCTTCGCGCCGGAGGATCTCGCGCCACTGCGCGATGGTGAACTCGGCAGTAACCTTCAGCCGGATGTCGTCGGGATTGGAGCAGGCCACGGTGACGTTAATCATGGTGAGTAGCCTTGGATTCGGGCGCGTCCCAGGCGAGTTTCAGAGCGGCGGGGTCGGTCATAAATGCTTTCCCCAGATCATCCAGCCGATCTCAATTCCGACGACGATCCAAGCCAATGACGCGAACCACCAACTGCTAAGGATGCGCTTCCAGGGGATTCTATGCCGTTGCTTAGACCAGCCTTCAATGTAATCTGGATCGTCGCTTTTCACTTCGCTCTCCCCTCTCTCCGCGCCTCACGCCTGCGCTTCTTGCCCCACAGGCGCTCCCGGCGCTTCTCCATCTCCTCGGCGGTCGGCACGCGCTCGGGTCCGCGACGGGTCCGCCAATCGGCAGGAAGGCGATTCTGCGGCGTGTCGCCCCAACCGAGTCTGATCATCTCGTCCAGTTCGTCAGTATGGGTCATCAACGTTCTTTCTGAGGCCCGAAGTTTTAATCAACTGATCGTCGATCAGCTGCTGGATTCGTCTCTCGATGTACCACATCGGAACTGCGCCATCACGCATTTCGACGAACTCCCCGCGCTTCTCTCCTGGTATCCAGACCCGCTTTTGCATGCCGCGCAGACCGATCAATGTTTCTAATTCTGTGCGCATAGCCGTCATTCCCCCGCCTTTCCCGGCCCGCCACGCAAATTAGGGCAATAATTAACTTGACAAATCCACGGTTTCGGCATACACTGAATCATGGCCAGCGAACCGAAAACTCTCCAAGAAGCGCTGATCTACTTCGCCGACCCGAAGAACTGCCGTGAGTACCTTGTCGCGCGGCGCTGGCCGAATGGCGTCACCTGCCCGCGCTGTGGTAGCGACAAGGTTGCATTCCTTGAAAAGTACAATCGCTGGCAGTGCAGTGCGAAAACTCATAAGGATCGGCAGTTCACTTCCAAAACCGGAACGATCTTTGAAGACTCTCCGCTTGGCTTAGACAAATGGCTTGCAGCAATGTGGCTGCTGGTGAACTGCAAGAACGGCATCTCCAGTTACGAAGTGTCGCGCGATCTGAAAGTCTCGCAGAAATCCGCTTGGCACATGCTGCACAGAATCAGGCTCGCCACGCAGGATAAAGCGACTGGCGGGAAGCTGTCCGGGGAAGTCGAGATCGATGAGACCTTCATTGGTGGCAAAGCACGGAACATGCATAAGGGGAAACGCGAAGAGAACATCACCGGCACGGGCGGCAAAGACAAGACCGCCGTCATGGGCATGGTGGAACGCGGCGGCAAGGTTCGTTTGCAGGTAGTGGACAACCGGCGCAAGAAGGAATTGCAGAAGCAAGTTCGCGAACACGTCGAAGCTGGCGCGGCGATCTTCACTGACGAACTGAAATCCTACGACGGTCTGGAATCCGATTATCAGCACGCCGTCATCAATCACGCCGTTGAATACGCGGACGGCAACGTCCACACCAACACAATGGAGAACTTTTGGAGTCTCCTGAAGCGCGGATTGCACGGAACCTATATCAGCGTGGAACCGTTCCATCTTTTTCGTTACCTGGATGAGCAGGCATTCCGCTACAACAACCGCAAGGATAATGAGGGCGAAACGTTGACCGACAGTGACCGCTTTGATTTGGTCGTCCGACAGATCGTAGGAAAGCGCTTGACTTGGGCCGAAGTCACCGGCAAGGTGAAGGAAATTCCGCCGTCATCCGCTAACTAAGAAGGAATCAAAGCGCCAACAGCGCGGGAAACGCAAAAGGGTCTAGCACTCTCCAAAACGGAGTGCTGTTTTCTTGTTTGACACGATCCATCTCGGTAGTAGAATGGAGGATAGTCCTTGACTGATTGGGGACGCCGTAGAAATTGGCGTCCCGCGCGGTAGGTAAGAAGGGCCTGAACAACCCAATCCTACCGTCCTCCCCCGCAAAAAGTCAAGCAATAAAATGGACGAGAGAACTGTGTCTGAATCGAAGGAGAGCATATGGCGATCACCCACAAATATACGTTGATCTGCGATGACGTGCGGCAAGAGAACAACGGCAAGCTTATTGTTATTGGACTTTATCTACCGGACATCGCAGCTTTTCAAATCCCGGTATTGCTTCCTTCGCTAACGTTCATCCAGGCACTGGAGTCAGACCGTCCAGGCCAATGGACGTTCCGTATGAAGTTGACACATCTAGAGTCGGGTCATCAGGTTGCTGAAGCAATGGGAGCAATCAATGTTGCGCAGCCCGGTCTTGCCGTCAGCGTGGTTAAGTTCGGCAATGTGACGTTTGATCGCCTAGGTACCTACAATATGACGCTGACAATTGAGGAGCACCGAGAGCCGATACTGGTATCGTTCAACGTTATCCTCGCCCCTCAGCCACAGCAGCCAAAGCCCTAGCTAAAACATGGAACTTTTGGATTGGCCCCAACAGAGGTTGTACCCGATGATGTATAGCTGTGGCCGCCGTTGGACGCCACAAGATCCAGGATCTGCACTGGGTTGGGTTCTGCGTGTTTCTTGCTCAGAAAGGACAGATTCGTTTTTAAAACATCGCATGAGATCTTGCCCTGCTCTGCATATAGAAACTGCCACTCGATTTGGTGAGCTAGAGTCTCTGCCTCTTCATCGTTCGATTGGTGGACATCGCGGAGGATCAAGGCGAACCAGTGGCGGAACGCTTCTGGTGTATCGTCTCCAGCAACGTACCGCGTCAACCGTTCCCTTATTTCATTCGTGAGCATCGCCATGGCTAGACCTCCAGACAAGGTTCAAAGTTTATCAAAGACGGAGATGGAGCACAAGTTCTCAGAAGCGAACGCCTTCCTGGGAAACTGCAAACCACTACCAATCAGGTTCTCTCCTAATCGTATTGTAGTGCATAAGCGGGAACGAGGATTTAGGTACGTTCGCCTAGATGATCCTAGTGAAACCACTGTCGCTATTGTTTACTTTTACGTAGGCCCTGACGGAGAAGAGCAAAGAAGCGTCCGCTTGCTCGTGATCGATGATATTACGTACACGCTCGAAGCCATAGAACTGCCGCGCGAATAGCGTTACCATGGAAATCGGATGAAACCAGCCCTTCCGCCTATTCAAGTCCCCGGCTCCACGCCCTTCCAGAAGATGGACAACTTATTCCGTGCCGTGATCTCGGTTCCTAAGACCGAGATCGACCGGCGCGAAAAGGAGTGGAAGCGACGGCGCAGCAAGAAACGGAAGGCAGCGAAACTATAGCAGCCTTATGGACGAGCACCAGAGGACAATGTGGAAGCGGCGTAGCATATTATCCGAGCTTACCTCGTTCGTACTCTACTGTTGCGCCCTGGTCCTGTTTTTCATGCTCATCGCAGGGGCTGCAAAGGATTGGCGCGCTGGTCTGCAAAAACTCCATAACGGGGCCGCCTTTGGCTCCAAATAACTAGCCACAACCAAATAGCTAGCCACAACCCGGCCTGTCACGCCGATCCCAGAGTAAGGCCGGTCACATGGATTTGTCAACGTAGTTATTGCCCAAATTAGAACAAATCGCGGCTGATAATTTCCAGAGGCCCCACACGATAAGAACCGCGCCGCAAGCCAGCCCCGCTGGGGTCATGACATTTCCGAAAAGCCACATGATTATAGCGGTCTTGTCGCTATAAGAAAACCTGGCGCTCCACCATACTCTATCGGGGACCTTGATCACAACCAGCGACGCCAATCCTGCCATGAGCACGACGAACACTGTTGCCGTGCAAACCGTTTTACGCAGACTCATTCCCCCGCCTTTCCCGGCTCAGCCATTGGTAATTTCTTTTGCCCCGCTGCTTCGCGTTCTTTCCGCTGATGACGCGCTAGTCTCCGGTTCATTTCCTCGCGGTAGGGACACTCGAAATCGCAATCCTCAGAACCGGCCATCGAGCATGCCCCGGTCTGATCGGCTCCGCAGTCGAAGTCCCATTCCTCTTCCCAATCGCCCTCATCGTACTCGTCGTCATCAAAATACTCTTCCGGCATCGGCTCAGCCATTGGAGACCTCCAGTTGGGGCGTCTTGGGTATGGCGCCGAGCCTTACTAACTTTGCTCGCTCCCATTTGTGTCGTGGGCATCTAGTGCCACTCCAGCGACCGTTCGCTTTGTTTAGAACTTTTATAGCCAACTCCGTGCATCCAGGCTCGCAACAAATAATCGCGTTAGTACGTTTTCGTAATGGCTCATTGTTCTCGATCAAAATCTCTCTTACGCGGGAGAGATTGCATCCCAAGGCTGCGGCCACTTTTTGTAGTGATAAATTTCTTCGGTAGAGTTCAATAACGAGATCTTGATCGATAGTCCTGATTGATTCAGCGAAACAGTCCTTTGAACAAAATCGAACCCGTTTTGATCTGACACTATTAGCCAACACGAATTGTCGTCCGCACTGTTGGCAAATTTTGGTCCACGCATCTGTCCCGCTAAGAGCCTTTTGCATGGCCGTGTCCACCCTGGCGAGAGCGCGGTTATAATCTTCAAGCGAGAGACCCAATTTACTTTGAATCTTCGCATCGGCACGAAACTCGACAAGTTTCATTCTGGCGATGGCGCGCTCGTTACCGTGTAGGTGGGCTTTTGAGAATAATGCGAACAATCGCTGCCTGCGTGGCGCATCGGCGTTTCGTTTTACAGCATGTCGCTTTGTGTCGAGCGCCCTTTTAGACCTATAGAGGTCAGGGTTTTGAGCCCGTCTTCGCCGGGCCCCTTCAGCCGCCTTTTGTCTGGCAATGACAGGATCTTTATAGGGCACCACGCGCCTCCATGGCAGCCACTTCTTGTGCATACAGCGCCCGTAACAAAGCGCCCCCAAAATCTGTGGTGTCGGCGATAGATTCGCGGAGCAACTCCCCGTCCTCAAATTTTGGTTTGTCAATAGAGATCGGGCCCCATTTAGATTTGAATAAGCGGTAGAAACTGCGAATCCCGGCACCGCGCGCTCTCTCAAGGTCTTCGGTCGTTATGATTCCTCCAACTAACGCAAGGCACAGATCTTGGCACACATCGCAGCGCACGTCGTAAGGAAGTGACTTAGGCACGAAGTCATTTACCGCCTTGATAATCGGGTCGTCCGTGTTTCCGAACGGCCAGACTTCTGATAGCGGCTTCCACTCCCATTTCGATCTACCCCGTGGAATATATACGGATCTCCGCTGTCCGGCAAGCACTCCAGAGAAATGGGATCTTACAAAGGCTTGGCGAGCAGGGCTGTTTTTATATCGTTCCGCGCACCATCCTTTGTGGCCAGAAGGTTGGCCGCATCCACACAGCGGATTCATGCCAGCAGCTCTGAGTTCGCGCATATATTTCTGCGCCGTTCCTTTTGCTACACCCGCCATCTCAGATGCTTTTCGTATACTGTGCCCGTCGGTCAGAGCCTGAATCAAGGTTCTTTGTTTTTCGCTTTCAATGACCCGTCCAGTGCGCCCATCGGCGCGCGGTTCAGTCAGGATGCGGCGATGGGCAGCGCATCTATATCTCTGCCTGCCGTCGCGACTAAAGCCGAAGCGGAGTGCCTCTATTTTGCAGATCGGACAGATCACTTGCGCTCTCGAACCTCCATCGAAACCTATAATCAAATTTTCTCGAACAACTCCCGCGAAACCCCATTGCTTTGGATCTCGATCCCCCAACTTTCTCGAACTTCCAAATTCATAACCCCTTTGTTTCCGTCTCCGATCCTTGTAAGTGGTAGACTACAATTGATCCGACAGTCAATTGATTATCCGCCTATCCTGTTGATATAACATCACTTCCTTCTGAAAATCCCCGAGGTTATTACGAGAAATCCGTTCATGCTGGATAGTTCCTTAGCTCTGCCGCATCTTCAGCAAGGTTCAACTTTCGAGCGCTCGCGACCATAGCTCCGTCCCAGACGCCCTGTAGGTAAGCCGATGCAGACAGATTGGTCAAATCCACTGTCCCTAGCGATGCGAGATTTGCGGCAAACTTCACGAAGGGCTCCATGCGCCGCACAGCAAAAGCGTAGTGCTCGTGCGGAACTTCGATACGCTCAATGGGTAATCTCTGTTTCATTTTTTTCGATCCGCGAGGCGGCCTCATGCAATGTCGTGAACGTATGATCCTGTCCCGGTCTGTAGTGCCCGGCCCATCGCTCCGCCCGTAAACAGAACCTGCCGTCCTCGATGTAGAAGCATGGCGGTCCACCGTTTTGACGAACCTGCTCCCAATCGGCAACCGCGCACGCCTCTAGAAACTCCTCTCTCTTGCTCACTGCTTCACCCCTCCCGGCTCGTCGGCCCAGTGCGTAGGCTCGTAATACACGTACATGCTCTTGTCTGGAAAGAACCAGAGCCGACCGAACCGCACGAGCGGCTGGACGTTTCGCTCTCCATGCTAATCGTGAATCTTGGTGAGCACCTCGACATTCTCGGGCGCGGTGGCAATTGGTTGCCAGTTCATTGGGCGTTTTGCTCCCTGAGCCATCGCTGCCAAGCTGCATCGCCCGGCTTTGCGCCTTCCGGTGGACCGCCAGGGCCCTTGGCCGGAGCGCGCTTCTTAACCGCAGGCGGATTCTCCACCGGGACCATGTTGCGCACCCGTGGCGGACTCACGGAGCGCTCAATGTTCTCGGCTATACCGGCCTGAATGCGCTCGATCTCAGGAGTTGGATCGGGCGGAAGCGCCTCTGGATTCGGATTCGCTTTCCTCGATCGCCTGTGCGGCGCTGGATCGTCATGACTACCCTCGGCAGCGCCCAAAAGAGCCCTGGGACTTCCCGTAGCCAACGCGAGAGGCTCTACAAACTCCGCCGTTAGAACCTCAGTCTTTGTAGCCAGCGAATCAAGCGCATCCTCCACTGCCACCCGGCACCAATCCGATATCGTCCGCCGCCCTCTACGCGCAGCCGCATTGATCCGCCCGTATACCTCAGGCTCTACCATGATCTTAATCTGGTTCGTTCTGGGCATGATTGTTACCTTTAGTACCGATTGGTTACTAGCTGTGACTAGTATGGACCGATCGGGACAGAGTGTCAATATTTGTTACTTATTTTTTGTTGGGGGTGGGAGGTTAGGCCGCGCCGGGCGCGGCCATGGGTGGGCCCTAAACCTCTGTGCCTCTGTCTGGCTACCGGAGAATCGCCCGAGCGCTCGCGAAACGTAACAAAAAGGGTTCCAGATTGAGGATAAGTAAGTCACCTGTTATCAACGAAAGAATCGTGTCGATGGCTATTAACAATATGGTCCCTTTGTGTTACACTGGCGAGCGAAAGGGGACAAACGACTATGAAAGTCGCCATATATGCCCGCGTGTCCAGGGACGATAAGGACAAGGACGGGAAACAAGTACAACATCTTGAGAATCAATTACTTGCACTGAGGGAGTTCTGTCTAATGCGGGATTGGACCATCGTACACGAGTACACTGATATGGTCTCCGGAAAGTCCGGCGAGCGAGAGCAGCTAAAGGCAATGCTTACAGCGGCATCGCGGCATAGGTTCAATGCTCTGCTGGTCTGGTCTCTTGATCGCCTGACACGCGAGGGAATTGGTCCAACGTTCGATTACATCAGGCGATTACAGGACTACGGTGTAGACTTTATCTCATACAAAGAAGAGCACTTCCGTACTACTGGCGCAACCGGAAAGCTAATGCTAGCCATCGCTGCGTGGATTGCAGAGCAGGAGCGTCAGCGTCTTTCCGAGCGTACTAAGGCGGGTCTTGAAAGGGTCCGGCGGGCAGGTACAGTCCTAGGTCGTCCGCGATCCGTGGATATCGTCAAGGATGGAGCGTTGATACGTTCTCGCCGGGCGGGTGGTGATAGTATCTCATCTATTGCCAATGAATTAGGGGTATCTGGAATGACTATCAGGCGATACTTGGGGGGTTCCAGGTCGGTCTCAGACTAGTTCTTCTCTCTGATCGTCTTAGTATGCTCTCTACGGTGTTGATTATAGGCGTAATATAGTCTTGCTAGGATGCAAGAAAAACCTTGCAAACATCGGGATACTTGTTTACACTTATCTCTAGGAGACGGCTTCAATGAGTTCAATCGATCTGGAAACCTTTGGGCAAGCTTACATCGGATGTGCTTTGTGGGCATCCACTACCGAAAACGGCGAACCGCTGGACAGTGAACATGATTCAGGCGATATCGCGCCAGAAACCAAAGCTCAAATGCTGGCTGACTGTGCCGACTTTCAAACCGCTAATACTGAACTACTTAGCCAGTGGTATGAGCAGTGCGGCGAATCAACAGAACGCGCTGGACATGACTTCTGGCTGACCCGCAACCGCCATGGCGCTGGCTTCTGGGACCGATGGGCCAGCGGTACGCCCCAGGCTAAGATCGGCCAGCAATTGACCGATGCCGCACACGCCTACGGCTCCTATGATCTCTACATCGGAGACGATGGACTGATATACGGCCAGTAGCTCGCGTCCGCAGGGATTCTTACAAGTCCCTGCCATGAGAGCTATTTAGCCTCAATTAAGGAGACGAAATGACACTTTCAGAACTTCCAGCCGGTTTGACCGCAAGCCATACCAGTATGGCGATTATCGCGCGTACTAAAGATGCCATATTTGTACGCCTTCCCGAGTTCTTGCAGCGCTCCTGCGATGGTTGCTCATGCGACTATTGCAAGGCCCATCCGGATAAAACGCCTGCGTGGGATACCTTAGTCGTTCCTATTCGCTGCGATCCGCGCAAGGCCGACTTCACCTATACCGTGCATATGCCGGACCCGCAAACCTTTAAGGCTTACATGGCCAGCAAGAAGGCCGCTAAAACCGTTACCGATTCCGACGCTCCAACTGGGAAGGCCACTGCGTTCACCGCTCATGATGCCGATGGGAAAGCTTACCGCTGGACATTCTGGCGCGACGGTGATTACTGGATGTTGCGCGATTACACCGGCTATCTTCGCACGTTGGAGCATACCTGGATCGACTCAGTACCGCGAATCAAGTCTATCCTTGAAGGCCACGGAATGACCGCTGATATCAGCTAGGTGAGTGACGCGCGCTAACCCACGCTACAGCGCAGGGTTAGTGGGATTCATTCCCAGAAAGAGGCAACACAATGGCACGCTACCAAAAACAGCGAATCAATTATCCCATCGGTTCAATTAGCTCTGGAACCATGAATCCAGACGACTTGATTCCAACGTTTTGCAGTGAGTTGGAGTCTTTAGCCAAACAATCGGGCATCGTTCCGGCGAGACAGCGCAAGGCGCATTTAAAACTGGTTCGCGATATTACAAGCCGGATGGATGGCGAGAGCTATCACGACTCCAAGATGACTTTCGCCGGGCTTAGCGGTGAAGAGTCCTTTGCCGATGACGATCTGGACGCGCTATTCGACGCACTCGGCGAGTATGCCGGTCCTTACTTCTATTTCGGTGCGCATCCTGGAGATGGTGCGGACTACGGGTTCTGGCTTAGTGAATCGTGGGATGAGGACTTCTATGACGCACCATGTTGGGGGCTCGAAAAGTCGCGTAAACAGCAGCCGTCATCAATCAAGGTAGAAGACTTGCCCGACGTTCCTTCATGGTTCCGTGGTGAAGTGGCAGTCGTCAACGATCACGGCAACGTAACGCTTTACCGCAAGACTTCCCGTGCGCTCCATGAGATCTGGTCCATTGTCTAGTGGCCTGCGTCCGAGCGCTCTTTAGGAGCGCTCCATGAAGGCCATTAGCTTTCAATTCAACACTATCAGGAGAACTTTACTATGCTCGAAAACCCGATGTACCTGTCCAATCCTTCAGAACCGGAACACTTTGACGAAGCACAAGTCTGGAAAGCGCAACATGAGCGATCTGTCGATTTAAAATAGACCGTGAGACTTGCCGGGCGCACACTTGAGGAAAAACCATGCAAACTAAAGGTTTAGAGCGCGAGTGATCTGTATCATACGGCATTCTGAGGAGTGCCGTATCAGGAGATTCACTCCATAGGAGACGATTTAAAAACCATGAAAACACAAGCTTTAGACTTGCATACTGAGATTCGATCCAACGGTAGCAAGTGGTACGGCGAAGAGCCGGACAACATCGAAACCCTGCTAGGAGTCCTCGCCGAGTGCAAGCTCGATGAGCGACACTTTGACGGGTTCATTCATCATGACGCGGGCTACCGTGAAGTGTATTTTTTCGGCAATTTTGAAGACGTTTCGCACGTCTTCAGTATCCATAGCAACGATCCGGCTGTAGTCGCTCCATTGACTAAGGCTATCGTGTCTAACATCTTGCGCCAGCATCCACGCATCAATGCGCGCATTCGGAGGGACTTCTAGCCATGATTACAACCGAATTGACCGCGCGCCAGCAGGCTATCATCGGCCTGCTGTGGGACTCCATGAAACGCGATCCAGAACACAAGGACCGCGTGCGTACCTCATGGGGGACTAAGACTAAGCTGGGACTCGCCTTATGCGTTGAGCGCATTTTCGAAGAACACCCAGCCGGGAAGGAGTCACAAGCCAATGGCTAAGACAATTACGCGTGACTTCGCGCCAGCAGACCGCTATCTCTACGACTTCAGGTATTGCACCGTGGCGAACGGCTGGGCGCAAGTGGACACTTCCCAAGACGCGAGCTACTTCGGCCAATGGGTTAACCCTGTCAAACGTCAAGTCTTCGCTTATGTTGAGGGAGACTTGATTCTAACCCATGTAGACACGGATTCCGAGCTACAGGCCGAATTCGCTGAAATGAAACGCTGGAATGAACAGCAAGGCCATAGATTCCTCGGAATCGATCCGGGATTCAGCGAGTCCCTGAAGGCTTCGCTAATCTCCGCTGGCCTGCAAGAATACTTGCACTAACCGAGACTAGCGCGCCCGGTATCTCTTGCGCAAGAGGAATACCGGGCATTTTTTTGTTCGGGCACCTCCGACATGGCGCGCTCCTCTCCGCGCGTTCCTGGCCAGCGCCAGCGCGCGCAGTGAGCCTTTTAATCGCTGCGCGCGCCCGAGGTTCCACGTGACACCTTGGCCGGTTTGTCCAGACTGGACGATTTTTTTTGCGCTCGCTCGGCGAGCTTGCCCAATTATCCGAAATCCCATGATGGTTCAAAAAAAATCAACGGACTACGGAAGTTTAGAGCACTCCACCGCGCGGGGATTGCTTTCCAGAAAAATTGCCGCGACTAAGGTTTAGACTTCATACCGTTGAAAACATTAGATCCCAATGATTAGAGCGATGCAAGAAAAACATTGACAAGTGCGCTGATAGTTGTTTACAGTTATTTTAAAGAGAGACGACATGGCCCATAACATCGACTACGTTGAGACTCATCGCGAGGAGTGGTTTGAAATCCAGGTATCGCGCGCCGGTACTCACGATTGGAACGCGACCGGCGAGCAAGCCGACACGTTGGCCGGGATCTTGGATAAACTCTCCAAACAGGACCCGCGCGGACAGAACGCTTTTGAATACCGGGCGGTTCTCAAGACATTGACGGAGCGAGTAGTTACGCTCACTCAGATACCGCCCGCTGCACCACAGAAAGGAGGCCCTATAGAGAACAAATCAGTAGTCTAAGCGCGCGCCTAGAGCACTTGGGGTGCTCTGGCTCGCGGGCGTTTAGGCCCAACAAAGGAGACGACTTATGCATAGAACGTTTTGCATTGAACGCATTCAAACCGGGGAGCGCGGTATTCAGTACTGGCTTTCCTACGATGACGAGATTTACACGCTCGCCGAAGGCAATGAGCGTATGCGTTTTCTCATTCAGAATCAGCCGGATTGCGACTTTAGGCTGATTGAGATTTTGAGTCACAGCGTAGACTTGCGGCAAGCGCACGGGGGTTCCCGATGACGCCAGCTTGCCCGGTTAAACCATCCGAACTCGTGCGCGCCTTAACGCTGCTCTATGAGGCCCGCCATCCGGCGCATGTCTGGGGAAGCCCAGGGACGGGGAAGTCCAGCGTTATGGCGCAAGTCGCTGACTCGCTTGGCATTCAGCTTATCGACGTGCGCGCCGTCCTGCTCGATCCGGTGGACTTGCGGGGACTGCCGCATATCAACGGCGGCGGGCGCTCGCATTGGGCCATCCCTGACTTTCTGCCGCGCGAGGGCGCTGGCATTCTGTTTTTCGATGAGGCCAACCGAAGCGCGCCATTGGTCCAGAACGGATTGCTTCAGATCACGCTCGACCGTCGCTTGGGCGAATACCGGCTACCTGACGGTTGGTGTTGCATGCTGGCCGGTAACCGCGAGTCGGACGGCGGCGGCGTCACAAAGCTCAATTCGGCGCTGTCTAGCAGGTTGACTCACCTAGACTTACAGGTCGATATGGACGATTGGTGCAAGTGGGCGCTGAGCGCCGATGTTGAGCCGCCCGTGGTAGCGTTCCTGCGATTCAGGCCGGAACTGCTGGACAAGTTCGACCGCACCGCTCGCGCCTATCCTAATCCGCGCTCCTGGAGCTTTGTTTCCCGGATCGTGGCGAGCCATCCGGACGCTACCGTCGAGCACGCGCTATTTGCGGGCACGGTCGGCGAAGGTGCTGCTACCGAGTTCTCAGCCTTCATGCGGCTTTATCGGACCTTGCCAGACATGGATGCCATCATCGCGAAACCGGACAAAGCGCCGGTACCGGATCGCCCGGAAACACTGTTTGCTGTAGCGTCCGCGCTGGCGCGCAAAGCTAACGTCCAAAACTGGGCGCGCATCCTGACCTATGCCGAACGACTGCCGGAGGAATTTTCCATCTACATGGTGAAAGATTCCGTCATGATCCACCGCGAATTGAACGAAACAAAGGAGTTGACTAAGTACCTGATCGCTCACAGCGACGTTGCCTTGGCGTGAGTGCCCGCTTGCAGCGGATTCCACGGAGTCCGCTGCCGGGGGACGCATTCCCCATACAGGAGACGAACATGGACAGTATTACTTCGAAAGCAATGCTCACATCGCTGAGCATCCGCGCTTGGACGGCGGTGAGGCATGACCGCAAGGTCAGTGCCGAAGTAGCGGCGGCGCATAACTCGGACGTTCACTTTGGACGTTACAATAAATCGCTGGTCGCGGCCAGCGCCCTGGAACAACTGAAAAAAATAGGCAGTGCCGCACGCTTAGAGCACTACCATCGCACGCTCCCCTGGTCAGAGGACGGCTACCGGATTTTGTCGAGCGCCGGGTATTTCCCCGCACTCAGTACGAGGCGGCAGTCCAAGACTTTTGTTCGGCTTATCCGCAGTACGTGGCGGATGCCAAGCAATCCCTTAACGGTCTGTTCAACGAAGCCGAGTATCCCAAGGCCCACGAGATCGAGCGGAAATTCGGCTTTGAAATCACCGTGCGCCCGGTTCCCGATGCCGGGGACTTCCGCGTCGATCTGTCAGCGGATGAAACCAACCGCATTCGGCAAGAGATTGAGCTATCGGTCGAGAACACCGTGAAGGCCGCGATGCAAGACGCCTTTATCCGGCTCAGGGATGTGGTGGGCCATATGGCCGAAAGATTGACGCTCTATACCGAAGCGCCTAACGGCAAAGTGGTTAACCCATTCCGCGATACCGTTGTAACCAACATCACGGATTTGCTGGACGTCCTGCCGTCGCTCAACTTGACTGGCTCGCCAGAGCTTGACGCATTTGCCGATGAAGTGCGGTCCAAGCTGGCGAACTTCAGCCCCGACCAACTGCGCAATTCCGCCGTCATCCGCAATTCGACCAAAGAAGCCGCTGCCGAGATCCTCAAGAAAATGGAGGACTTCCTGAAATGAACGAGGCTTTCACGCACGCTCGTAAGGGCGACAAATTCTTTAAGTTCGTCTGGCTTTCGAATCTTGGCACGGAATATTCCAGCGGTCGCGACGTGGCTGAGGCCTTCGGAAGCGCCGGTTACAGTGCTGGAGCGCTAGCGGCTTTGGATTATCACGCCGAAGTTTTCCCCTGTAAAGACTGCGATTTTATTGGGGATTCCAAGGCCGATCTGACAAAGCACAAGCGCTCTTGTGGAAAGAAGGTATCAGCATGACCAAATCACTCCCGATGGATGCTGCCAAGCTGATGAGCCGGGCGCGCACTAAGCTGATGCTCAACCATCCGTGGTTCGGTTCGCTCGCCATGCGCCTGAGAATGCAGGAGCGCTCCGACATCCCCACTATGGCGACCGACGGAACGTATCTGTTTTATAATCCTACGTTTACGGCGTCATTGAGTGAAGCGGAGCGCTTAGGCGTGGTTGCACATGAGGTAATGCACGCCTGTTTGGGTCATGTATTTCGTCGCCAAAACCGTGACCCGTATAGGTTTAACGTTTCCTGCGATCTGGCGATTAACCCGATACTGATCGAGGCGGGCCTGACTTTGCCCAAGGGCGTGCTGATAGACGACAAGTTTAAAGGCATGTCTGCTGAGGCGATATACGCCCGCCTTCCTATCAACCAGCAGGGGGGCGCTGGTAAGGGATCACCGCAATCCGGGGGCGCTCCTAGCGCCCCTAATGGCCGAAGATCGATGGGGAATTGTCCGACTGGCGAGTTTTGGGACTCACCTTCTATCGGATCTTGTCCAGATCCGGACGCCATGACGGAGCAAGACTGGCGCATTGCGGCTGAGCAGGCTTGCCAGATAGCCCGTAAAGCCGGTAAACTGCCAGCGAGTCTTGACAGGGCGGTCGAGCAGGGCCGAAAGAGTCGCACGGACTGGCGGGCGCTCTTGCGTGAGTTCATACAATCCACCACGCCGAGCGATTATTGCGTCGGGCCGGAAACGATGGTCCTACGAGCAGATCTCACATGGGCACGCGCTGACGAGATCAAGATCGGCGATGAACTAATCGGGGTCGATGAACACCCCGCTCGCTCCGTTGACACCAATGTGTATGGGCGGAGACGCGTCCGCGTTTCAGTGGTTGAGTCCGCCCATACCTTCAATTCCACTAGACTCGCGGTGACTACGGATCGGGGGACAACGATTGTCACCCCCGACCATCGCTTTCTCTGTTTCAAGTCTGGCGGCAAACTCCATTGGAAGTACGCAAAGAATCTCCGCCAAAATGATCAAATCAAAATGCTTCTACAACCATGGACCGAGGATTTATCTGACTCATGGCTAGCCGGGATGCTTGATGGTGAAGGAACATTGACAGCCAATCCGGCGACATCGCCCCGTTCCGGCCTGAACCTCCGCATTAGCCAAGCAGAAGGCCCCGTGCTTGACCGCGCTGTCTCTGAGTTTGCTAACTTTTCATCAGTTGCGAAACGGATAAAGATATGCAAACCGCCTAGACATCTCGGCTCTCAAGTGATCGGAGAAGTGATAGTCTGTCGTGTGGCAGATGTTCTCCGTATTATCGGCCAGCACCGACCGACTCGATTGCTGCCAAAAATGCTCGATATGATACGGCGTGGTTATTTTTCTCTGCCTCGCTTGGACAGGGCCACTGTGCGTAGTGTCACTCTTTGTAAACCTGGATCAGTTGTTGCCATTCAGACCACTACACGCACGCTCATAACTGACGGCCTAATCAGCCACAACTGTTGGTGCGCCCCCAGCAGGCGCTACATTTCGCAGGGTTTGTACCTTCCGGGGATCGTTAAGGAAGGCATGGGGCCTATTGTGGTGGCGATCGATACCAGCGGGTCAATCACGCGCCGGATGCTCAACGTGTTCGCCGCCGAGCTATCGGAGATCCTGACAGAGTGCCGCCCGGAATCGGTGGAGGTCATCTATTGCGATGCGGCGGTCCAATCCACGGAGACATTCACGCCCGATGATGGCTTGGTAGAACTCAAGGCCAAGGGCGGCGGCGGCACGGCATTCCGGCCCGTTTTTGAATGGGTTGCGGACCATAACTTAGAGCCCGTCGCGATGGTGTATGCTACGGACCTGGAGAGCTTTGACGCGCCCGACGATCCGGGAAGTTATCCGGTTCTGTGGCTGACGCCGGAGGACGTATCGCGGGGCGTCCCATTTGGCCGTCATGTGCCGGTGGACGTGGAGGATTGATTGACGCGGTTCGTTGTGATCTCGGAAGGTGTTACGTTTCGCGTAGATCGTGTATGGACGCAGATTGGCGAGGTTTATATTTTGTCAAGCGCAAACTGGGGCGCGCCGAGCGGGAGGCGCTCCCGAAGGTCCGCAACATCTACGACGGCAAACAGGTAACGGTAGAGGACTTACGTGGAATCCCCGCCGATGACGCCAGGGAACTCGCTATGAGGATCATGGTGTTCGGAGCGGAGATCCATATCGGCATCGATCTCAGCGTCCTGAACAACTACACTCAGAGATACTCAAAGGCAATGGATACGATCTACAAGACCTCTCCGTTGTACAAGCTGAAGTCATGATTATCGCGATGCAGAAGCGCGCCGGATTCGCTACCTACGGGGATAGCATTACAAACGCACTGTCCGATCAGACCTATACCGGCAGCAACTCTCGCGGGCCGTCCTGGGCGTACTTCGTTGTGACGGAGGAAAAGGACCCTGAGCGGATCTCGTGGCGCTGGCGCGCACATCAGCCGGAAGTTATGGTTTTCGAGGGATTTATTCCGAAACTGGAGCAACTCTGGGACGGCAAGGCCGTTACCATCGAGGACTTGCGCGCCGTCGAGTCGGGAGACAAAGAGGCGGCGGCGTTGGCGCTCCGCATCATGCTGCTCGGAAACGGACGCGACTCGCCACCATTTTAATCCGTTTTGACCTCCATTCTGATATACTGGTCGGACATGAAAATATGCTTTAAGTGTCATTCACTCAAACCTTTGGATGACTTCTATGAACATCCCAAGATGAAGGATGGTCATCTAGGAAAATGCAAGCAGTGCGCAAAGGATGATTCGAATGCAAGGCGCGCTGAAAAACTTGAATCTGTCAGAGCTTACGACAGAGAGCGCGCACAGAATCCTGCCAGAAAAGCGGCGGTACGTCGCTATGTGAGGGCGCGAAACTTGCGCTATCCGCAGAAACGAAAAGCTAGAATCGCTGTCGGCAACGCTATACGGGACGGATTATTGGTCAAGCTGCCATGCGTTCGGTGCGGCGACGAAAACGTGGAAGCCCATCACCATGATTACTCAAAGCCTCTGGAGGTGATTTGGCTGTGCTACCTACATCATAGAGAAATCCACGCAGAGATAAAACAACAGGCAATTTCAATGGTTTAGAGCATGGGAATCTACGCAAAGAGCGGCAAGTACATGGATGTATATCGGGCTGAATTCTTCTCCGGTCACTGGCGCTGGCGCTGGCTGACAATCAGAAAACGCCAATCAACTTATTGCCTTAAAGCTAAAGTGGTTCATGGTGTCTATTCCGCCGCTTTTGTCACGGTCGAGCATCTCGCGCAATTCCCGCAAACTGATGAGGTTAAAGCGCTGTCCATGCGTATCCTGATGGGGATCGGACAATGAAACTGCCGAAATTATACTGCCGGTCCGATGCCGGTCGAGTCTTTATGCTGGATTTGCGATACACCTACAATTTACACATTGAGTGGCGGCGGCATGGGGGGATCTTATTCCAATCCGAGAGCCAACTACCATTTACTCCGGCTGCCGCCGTTTTAGTATGGTCTCCATTTTTGCTGCGCATTGAGGAAACCAAAACTATTGGAATCACACCGTTTATACGCATGCTTGAGGAAACCAAAACTATTGGAATCACACCGTTTATACGCATGCAAGACAGAGGAGAGCCGAATCCGGCAAATTCTGTTCTGTTCAGAATAGAGGACTTGAAGCACTTCCCGCAAACCGATGAACTGAAGGAATTTGCCATGCGGCTGACGTTGGGGTTGCCGGAATGATATTGTGCCGGGACGCAAGCGGGGTAATTGTGCGCTTGTTTTCGGAGGAGGGGTTCTATTGGTGGGAGGCAGCATGGCTGGCGGCGGTCTGGTGTTCTCCGGAGGAAGCAATCCCTATGGTAGAACAGATCTCTGTTCCGGACGATTGGCGTGGTCTTATGCGGTTTCCTGTCAAACTAGAACACTTAGAAACTTTAGAGCAGACCGACGAACTCAGGGAGGTCGCCATGCGGATCATGCTCGGGATCGGAGCGCCGGAATGATGGATCTGCCGAAGTTATTCACGCGGGGCGGGGCGAACGGACCGTATTGGCAGCTTCAACGACTGGTACTGGATGCTCCAGACCGGCCCGTCCGCTTCGTCTTTCAATGGGCCAATGTGCAGCACGAATACTTCCGAACTGAAATTCTCAAGGGGGCCGCTGTTTCCCAAATGCTGATGCAGCGGTTGCCCAATAGGATTCACAACCCGTTCCGGCTGGAAGATCTGAAGGGCTTCCCTCAGACCAACGAAATTCGGGAATTCGCCATGCGAATTGCGCTCGGTTTGGAACCGTAGCATTCTCGCCCTTTGACGGCCAAAATTCACGCCGATTTGTTGGGCACTTTTGGTCAAAACTAGGGTTTCGATGCGTCCAAGGGGCCAGAAACGTGCCGAAAATTTGACTTCTTTGTTCTGGCGATGCTAGGCTTTGCCTAGCACCCAAAAAAATGAATCTGGCAAAAAGAGAGCGGACGAAACTTGGACGACTTCTCCTCGAAATTCAAGTAAGACAATGGGAAGAGGAAAAGCGCCTGTTCAAAAAGCCCGTCGAATATCACGGTCTCAGCGGGACTCCAGAATATAGATCCTGGAGCGCAATGATTTCAAGATGTCTCAACCCTAGAAACGATTCGTTTGACAACTACGGCGGTCGCGGTATCAAGGTGTGTTATCGATGGAGAGAATCCTTCGTTGCTTTCTACAAGGATATGGGTCCGAAACCAAGGCGCGGCCTGTCAATCGATCGCATTGACAACAATGGTAACTACGAGCCCGGAAATTGTCGTTGGGCTGGTACTTTTGAACAATCTCGCAATATGAGGAAGAACATTCTTATTGAGCACGATGGTCGCACGCACATCATCAGCGATTGGGCTGTTTTAAGCGGGATACCATTGAGTTTACTGAGCTACCGTCTCAAGCGTGGTTGGTCTTTTGATCGAGCTATTTCTACTCCGGTAGCCAAGTCTGTTCCGCGCCAGCGCCCTTCGCTTCAGTTGGACCCGGTGTGCGGTCCGATGACCGCTTAACCGAGCCCTTCGTGTCCAGACTGGACGGATCGAAGTAATCGGCTAGTTTGGGGGCCTTCTTACGGACCTTCTTGGACAGCATTTCCTCGCGGACTTTCTGGGTTCGTGCGATCATCTGGTCGGGCGGCAACTCCATGAAGGCTTCCATCAGGTAGTTGACCCGCTCCATGACGTAGACTAGATACTCGACCGACTCGGACAGCCAGCGTAGGCTTTGTTCGGTGCGGTGGGGTACCAGCACATGGGCGGCGACCTGCTTAACGTATTGCGGATGGCAACCTACAGCCTTAGCGATCTCTTCGTTCTTGACGCCCTTGTCCAGCATATCCCTAATCGCGGCGGCTCTGGACTCGTACTGACCCCATGGCTTCTTGCGGTTCCTGGGTGTTTTTTCTTGCATCCTAGCGGACATTCTACCACGGTTCACTATTCTTGTTGACAACAATTACAGGATGCAAGTAAAATGCAGATGGAGACGACGTAACGCATGACCCCTACAAAGAGCGTAATGCTGCGAGCGTTACTGGCGCAAATCTCTTACCGGCTGGCCGACACCTATCAGATCAGTTCCGGTTTAGGCGGGCGATCAGTGGACATCAACGAACTGGCGAGCACAATCCAGGAATCGGCGGAGACGTTCGAGAAAGATAATCGCGGACAGTTTGAATTCAAGGCGGCTCCCCGTGCTTGACGCGCTGGTCCCCATGCCGCCGTCACTCGCCGATCCCGATGCGCTTTGTAAGTGCGGCAATCGGGCCGGGGACCATGTTATATCCGGCCATTGCGCATGGTGCGGATGCACCGGATTTGTACCTGCGGAGGCCGCATGAGCTTGGGCGATAAGATTGTCGATCATCCGAGTTTCGGAATGGTTGGAGCGAGTCATGTTAGCTCTACCGGCACAAAGGCCGAACAGGTCAAGACGATTTTCGTAGAGCCTTACATTGCGCATACACGCGCCCTGAAACTAATCGAAAACAAGGAAGCAAAGACATGCCAGATATAACGGTGCGGCAACCGCAGCAACAGATTACCGTGGAGCGGGGAAAAGATATGTTTCCCGACGACGCCGAGCTTTCCAAGATGTGGGACATGGCGCGCGCCTTTTCAACCACGAATCTTGTGAGGCGGCATCTTCAGAACAATGCGCCTGCGATCTTTTACAGCCTGAACATCGGGAAAGAACTCGGTATCCACTGGAGCCATAGCCTGCGCAGTCTGTACATTACAGACAAGGGTGAGGTCGGCGTAGAAGGTAACATCATCGGATCTTTGCTTTGGTCCAAAGGATTCAAGATCACAATCAACGAATCCACCGATAAGCGCGCCGAAGTAACGATCACGCGGCCCAATGACGGTGGCTCCCATACCGATTCATTCACCATCGAGGAAGCGGCCAAAGCTGGTCTTACACGCCGCTGGAACCGGGATAAGCAGGAATACGTTGACGACTTCTCTTGGAAAGCGTACCCCAAGGACAAGCTCTATTGGCGCGCCCTGATGCGAACCGCCCGGCGTGTCGCCGTCGATGTGATGTACGGACTTTATCTTGACGATGAACTTCGCGAGTCCGAGCGCGCCGAACGTGATGCGGCGCTAGCGTCTGGAAACGGAATGCCGTCCGATTCGCAGTCGGAACAACTCGAAGCAGCCAACCAGTATTACGTCGGGAAGAAACAGCCATCCGTGGAAGCCGAAGCCGAGGCCCATATTGTTTCAGCCGAGCCCGCGCCGCCCGCTGGTTCCAATGCCGAATTTTCGCAAGCCGCCAAGGAACGTGCGGCTGCTAACAAGAAACCGGAAGCGCCTGCTACAACTGCGTCGTCTCCTGATAGTGGTTCGCAGGCCGCTCCGGTCGATCCGGGGAAGGGTCCTGGCGGGCTAACCGGGACGCAGTCACCTTCCCCGGAATCAGAACCTTCTAAGCCCGCCGCCGATCAGGGCATGGCTGCGGCTGTGAAGGCCAAGATTTTGGAGTTGACCGACAAATGGCCCACGCTATCGCCCGAAGTCGCTAAGCAGAAACTTCAGCAGGCCGTGAAGGGATGGCACGGAGTCAACCGGCTTCCTACCGACCCCAAGGCGTATCTGTCTCCGCTTGCCGCCATTGAGTGCGCCATGAAGTTCGAAGGCGGCGTGATCGATCAACTACTGAAGCGGGAACCTGCGCAGTTTGGCAAAGCAGCCAAGACCGCTTTCGATCAGGTCAATGCGAAGATGGCCGACTGGAAATGGCCGGGTCCGGTGCGGGCGCTGGCACTGGAGGTTTGGTACCTCCGCATGAGCCCGCTGGAGAGCGATGAGTTTATTGATTGGATTCAGAATACCCTTGAGATCTCCGGTCTGCCCGAGAAGGATTTGGCACCGTTCTTTGAGTGCGCCCTGATTTCCCGCCAATGTTTCCGGCTGGTGTTGCTATCGCGCAAGCTGAATCTGCCCGTCTCGGAGTTAGCAGGATCTTTCTTGCGGGATCAGCCGCATGAGGAGCGCGCTCTTACCAACTGGCTGGACGGTCTGGAAAAGCAGGACACCATCAAGACCGAGGATGACGCTCCTACCGATTCCCCGCAAGAAGCGCTGCCCTGGGAGTGATCGGTGCCAATCCTTTGCTCGTCCTTCATCAAGTACGCATGGGACTCTCGCCCTGGGTCAGGTCATTATACTGCGTTCCAGCTTGAGGCCGTATTCGATCCCAAACGGAGCGTCTGGTTGTGGCAAGAGGTCCGGGAGCACACACAGACTCAGATCAAAGACCCGGATAAGCTTTCTGCTGTCTGTTCGAGTTTGGGTCCGCTGATCTTGGATGTTCATCCCTTACAGCCGGTGAAACCCGAGCAGTTAGAGTTTCTTGGCAGCGATGAGGCCCGAGAACTCGCCATGCGTATCCTGATGGGGATCGGACCTAAAACCGAACCGGAGAAAGATTGGTGGGATCGTCCAGATCTGGACAGCCGCACGCAGCGGCTGAAGCTGGCGAATCATCCTCGATTCAAGGTGAACGCATGAAACCGCTGGTCCTTTTGGCGCTCCTTGCTTTCTCCGCCTGTCCCGGTTCGGTGCCATGTCCGATTGACGGCCTGAGTTCTACCTGGACCGGCAGGAGTCATTACGTCGATGGCGTCATGATCGGCGCTTACCGCTGCCCGCGAGGGCACACGTTTGAGGTTGCATGCCCGTGAAGAGGATCATTCGGGACATAGCGCTCGTTATCGCTTCAGTAGAGATTTTGGTTTTGGTGTGCTTCAGCATCTTCCCGTCTCCTCTACCGGAATACGCAGTTTTGTCGGTTGGGTTTATCGGCGTGATAGCGGCTATTTTGGCTGGTAGCGGGAGGCACGAATGACTTTTGAGCAGCGCAGGGGAGACAATGGCTGACACTTTCCCGATGGTCAATGTGTCATCGAGCAACATCCAGGCGGTCGGCTGGCAGGCCGAACGCGAGGGCGATGATGTCGGCACTCTGCGAGTAGCCTTTCGCAATGGCGCGGTGTTCGATTACTCGGATGTGCCGGGCGTGATTTACCAACAACTGCTGGAATCCCCGAGCGTTGGCAGCTACTTTCACGGCAATATCAAATCGCATTACAACAGCACCAAGGTATCCTGATGGCCCGCGATCTACTGTGCCAGAAATGCGCTCCGTTGGCTATCGAGAGGCGTTCGAAGATCCGCTTTCCGCTAGAAATGCGGTTGTCCTATAGCGCTATCCGAAGACATTCTGGATTCGGGAAAACAGTTGACGTGTCCAGTGCTGGAATGCTCCTCGAACTGGATGGCTTTGTTCCTGCCGGTACGAAGTTGCACCTCCTGCTAGAATGGCCCTGCCTGTTGGATTGGAGCGTCCCCATGAGCATGACGGTTGAGACGAGGGTCGTCCGCTGTATCGGGAACCGTGCGGCAGTACGGCTGCTTTCTTATGAGTTCAAGACTCGCAGGGGCCCGCTCCTCGCGCGAGAGAGAGCGATAGCCTCATGATCGAATTCGACCCGGTTCGTCACGAGTACTTCTTGGATGACCGCCAGCTTTCCTCATTAAGCGAAGTGCGCCGGGCGGCTGGACTGGATGAATTCTTCAATATCGACCAGCAGTATCGGGATCGCGGCAATGCGGTTCACTACGCGACAACTCTAATCGATCAGGGCGAGTATGATCCCGATACGACGCATCCCGAGGTCCATCGGTTTGCTTCCGGTTATCTGGCGTTCAAGCGCGAGCACCGGTTTGAGATTGAGGGTTCCGAGGAGATAGTGTGGTGCCCCTCCATGGGGGTTGCCGGGCGGTTGGACCGGCGCATCGTCATGACAGGGGAGCGGATCATCCTGGATTTCAAAAGCGGTTCTCTACCGGCGCTGGTCGGCATCCAACTTAACGGCTACAAGTACTTGCTGGCATCCTCGCATTCGATCAAGGCCGATAAAGTGCGCTGCCTGTTGCTGCCGGGGGATGGCTCTTACCGGCTCGTGAGCCATGTCACGCTGGGAGGAAAGTCCGTCTCGCTCGATGACCCAATGTGGCTCCAGGCTTTTTTTGCGGCAACCAAATTGTACGGCCTTCGTAAGCAGGCCGGTCTGATCGGGAACGGAGCGCGATGACCTGCCAGCGCTGTGGCTCGACCCGCGTATTGAACGTGAGGTTTGAGCATCGGATCGCAGGTAGCTCTCTTGCGCAGCATTGTCTTGACTGCGATACGGTTTACAACGAACGCACCTGGAAGGAAGGAAATCAGTGGCATCCAGTAAAGAACTCATTGGAACTTTCACCATAGACCTGACCAAATCCTCATCGTCCATTACGGTGGACTTGGCGAGCACAGAACTGGCTAGCCGGGAACTTCAGGTCAATAGCGAGCAGGCGTTTGAAAATGCGGCGGCGCTGGTCGCCGTCTGCGCGAAGCGGGCCGAACAGGTCGCATCATTCTGGGAACACGACAGAGATTTGGCGCACCAACTGCACCGCAGCATCACCGGAAAGATCTCCGCCCTACAGGCTCCTTGGATCAAGATTCGGGCCAGCCTTGAGGCCAAGATGAAGGCGTGGCGTACCGCCCAGGAGCGCGAGCGCCAGAAGCGCGAGCAGGAGGAGCGCCAGCGTGCCGACGAGGAGCGCCGCAAGGTCGAGGAGCAAGCCCGAGCGCTCAAGATGGCCGGTGAGTACGGATTGGCTAAACAGGTCGTCCAGGAGGCCGAGACCGCCATTGCGCCGAGTTCGGTCCAGCCGTTTGCGCCCAAGTCTGAATCGGTCACCGAAAAGTGGCCCTGGATCGGCGAAGTCAACGATCTCATGGCGCTCATCAAGGCGATTGCCGAGGGCACGGTTCCGTTAGAATATGAAATCAAGGGCGAGATGCGACCCCTGCTCAACGTCGATCAGAATGTGTTGAACCATCTGGCGCGGACCAGACAGGGCGATTTCTCTATCCCTGGATGCAGCGCCAAGCAGGATCTTAGATTCTCCCGAAAGGCCGGAGTATGAGCGAGCCAACATACAGGGACCTCTTTGACAAATACGGCAGTGAAGCGGCCATGGTTGACGCGTACTTGGATCACAGGATGACCGACGAAGAAGAAACGAGTGTACGTTTGCGTATGGGCACAGCATTCAACACGGCGGTTCTTCGTGCCGTTTGTGATCGATTGACCGCAAGCAAGGCCGATGCCTAGTCTTAGTCGGTCGAGTCCATTCCGTTTGTCTCCTCGGTAGACTATGGCGGACTATCTTAGACCCTACCAGCGCCGCGAACTCATCAAGGCGTACCGATCCTGGAAAGCGGGCTGCACGCGGCAACTATGGTGTCTTCCAACGGGGGCGGGGAAAACTTTATGTGCCGCGATCATCCCGCAGTGGAAGATTCTGGGAGAAAAGGGCCAATTGTGGTTCCTGGTCCACCTGGACGAACTTGTAGGCCAAGCGGAGCGCACCTTTAAACGGATCAACCCAACGCTGCGCGTCGGAATCGAAAAAGCCGAGCAATACGCAAGTCCAGATCTGGATATTGTCATCGCGTCTATACCGAGCGTGGAGCGTAATGACTGCGAGCGCATCCGGCGCTTTGATCGCCGCCGCATCCGAGCCGTCGTATGCGACGAAGCTCATCACCTAGTCAGCAATCAGCACCGTGCCGTCGTGACGGCCTTAGGGGTCATGAAGGGCGATCCCGATGCCGATCCTTCCCGTTTGTTCGCGGGCATCACAGCGACGCCCCTGAGGAGTTCCGGGGAGGGCCTAGAGGCATTCTTTGACGAGATCACGATCTCGGTCGGGATGCGCGAACTGATGACAACTGGCCCAGAGATCAACGGCTCGATCTATCCCTGGTTGGCGGACGCTGTTGCTTACCAGATCAACACGGACATCGATCTCGATCAGGTCAAGATTCGGGCGGGCGACTTCATGCCGAAGGATCTTGGCCGTCTCATCAATACGCCGGAGCGCAATGCTTTGGTTGTGCGCAAATACCAGGAATTCGGATTGGGTTTGCCGGGATTGGCTTTTACTTGCAGCATCGAGCATTCGCATGATCTGGCGAGTGCCTTCAATACCGAGGGTCTCCCTGCCGTCGCCGTCAGCGGCAACACCTCTCGGCGCGAGCGCGACTCGATCATCGCCCGGTACAACACTGGCGAGATAAAGGTGCTCACCAGTTGCTCTGTATTCGTGGAGGGATTCGATCTGCCGAGAGCTACCGTGAATGTACTGGCAAAACCGACAAGGAGTAACTTGCTTTATTGTCTTGATGGGGAAACCGAGATCTTGTCTTCCGAAGGATGGAAAACGATTGGCAATATTATTCCTGGAGATATCGTATGCGCTGTTGAGCCTGAGGATCTTAGGGCCCAATGGGTCCCCGCCGATTCAGTAATCGAACGGATAGTTTGTCCAGAGGAGAAAATGGCGAGCCTTGTGAGCGCCCGCATGAATTTTCGGGTTTCCGATAAACATCGCATGTTGTGTTTTGATCGGCATGGGAATCATCCAGATTTCGTACTCGCAGAACAACTTGCAGTTTGCTCGCATTCTTATAAACTTCCGGTTGCCGCCATCTCTTCTTTCCCGGACGCTCCGTTGACCGATGACGAACTGCGGCTCATCGGATGGTTCTTGACCGATGGATGTCACAACCGGAAGAATAATGCCATCAACATCTGTCAATCGATCACTCATCCTGAATATATAACAGAGATCAGGTCAATCCTCGACTCCTGCCGGATTCGATACGGAGAAGCCAAGCGAACGGGTTCCAATTTTGGGTCCAAATATGCGGACCGCATTGTCTTTTACTTCAGCAAAGGAGACCCGCGCAAAATCTCTGAGCGTAACAAGCGTGGATGGTCCTATTTATCCGCGTACCTAGACAAATCCTTTACTGATTCACTGATGGCCGTATCTGACAGACAGCTTGGAGTGATGCTTGAGGCTATGAACAAAGGCAACGGTTCTAAGTGCCAAAAGATTACTTGGACGCGGCGCAGCTACGACATTTGTTTTGGCAACAAGAGGTTGGCCGAGCGCATTCAAATCGCCTGCATAACGCATGGATTCGCTTGCAATCTGTCGATTATTCCCGCTTCCGAAAAGCGCAAGAGCGAATTTTACATGCTCCATATCAAAAAGAGGGCCTTTAGTATCGTTGGTGGCACAACCCTATCACATGATCGACCAACGCTTGCGTTGGCGGACCCAAAACCTTCAGAACGAGTTTGGTGCGTCTCCAATCGAATCGGCACTATTGTGACCCGCAGGAAAGGCAAGGTCTGTATTGTCGGTAACTGCCAAATGCTCGGACGTACCTTTCGGCCTTACCCGGCACCGGAAGACTACTTACGCATGGTCGCGGCTGGTCAGCGGCCCGATTACATCAAGCCTCATGCGATCATCCTGGATTTTGCCGACAACTGCGGTCGCCACGCCGGGGCCTTAATGCAACTTCCAACGCTCTACGGCCTGCGCCCGGACTTCAACATGCGCGGCAAGAGCGTCACCGAGGTCGTGGAGGAAATCGAGCAGTTGCTTGAAGTCCAGCCCGCCATCGATCTTCAGCACTGCCGGTCGATCGAGGATGTCCGCTCCCAGGTCGATTCGGTCGATCTGTTTGCCGTGCCGGTGATCCCGGAGAAGATCCGCAAGCTGGCAAAGTTTCACTGGTTCCAGCTTTGGAGTGATTCCTATCAGTTGCGAACTTTGGTCGGAACTGTCGAAATTCGTCAGAACTTGCTTGGGGCCTACGAGATCTACGTATCGAGGAACGGGCAGCGCGTCTTACGTAACAGCCTCAGCGATCTGCGCGAGGCCGTTCAATTCGGAGAGAGTCTCGTACCGCCCGAGGAGCGGACATTGCATCGTAAGTCGGCCAAGTGGTTGTCAAAAGAGCCGACGTTCGCCCAATGCGATCTCTTGAGGAATAAAGATAACCGTTTCCGCGCTCGTTTTGAATCCAGCAAAGAACTCTTCCGACACGTTATGTGCGAATTTCGAAACGGAAACAAAAGCTATTCTCGTGGTGGAATTTCCAGGGCCATAGATCGGATGAGGCTTTCCGGCTTGAAATAGGAGCGAACTCCTCGTCCGCTCCTCAATTGGGCCGTACCGATCCATACCGCACCATTGCCGGGCGATCCTTATCCAGCCAAGCCGGATCAAGCCCGACCAAGCCATTACCACCCCCTGCCGAGCCGGGCCTGACGCCGCCCCTGCACGCCGAACCCCGACCAGCACGACCGTACCGCAGCCAACAACGCCAGCGCCTTGCCTGTCCTGATCGTGCCTTGCCACTCCCGAACGAACCACGGTTTATCCCGTTTACTCTACGACAAATTTGACTACCTGAAATCTCCCAAAGCTGGGCCGGAAATCTCCGACGCCGACCAGACGTCCAGCGGATTGGAATACCTCGTTCAACAACTGATCCGAGATGTACTCCGGTAGTACGCACTCTAGTCTGACCTTGATCCTCCAGCCAATCTGCATTGCTGGCCTGCTCCGCGTGATCGCGGACTTTTGAATCACTACTCGCCTACGGTCTAGGTAGTCCCAGTCCTTGACGCCCAACGAGCAGTACTCGTCCAGCGCGATGATGCCAGCCTTGAAGATGTCCATGGCGGACTTGCGCGGAGACCTCGGGTCCTGCTTGAATTTGGCGGCACCGATGATGGACATTCTGAAATACTCGCTCGGGATCGCCAGATTTCCTTTGGAATCGCGGTAGACGTAACTCTCGGTGTCGTCGGTCTTCTTGGCCTTGCTGCCTTTGGAGGCTCTGGCTTTTTCCTCCACTCCTTCCACGCTCCATCGATGGAACAGGAATGGGCTGGTCCCAACAATTTCGGCCTGGACCACATAGGGTTCGCTGAATGAAATGATCTTGCCGCCATCATTGCTGACAGGGGCCAAAACGGTGGCCTGATTTGATTTTGCCATGTTTATACCTCGTATACCGATACTACTTTAGTCTTGCAGTATAGTCAAGACTTGATATACTGTTCACATGAAAGATTCGGATCGAGAGTTTTTGCACTTTCTGATACCAAAAAGGCTCCTCGAACGGATCGAGGAGTTTCGGTTTAAGAATCGTTTCCCATCAAGAGCGAGAGCGATCACTTGGCTCTTAGACTGGGCTCTATCCAACAATCCTAAACCCGAACAGTGATTGATTTCGTGGACCGCCGAGGTTTACAGCGCTGCGGCAGTGCGGGGCGTAGGTTAGGCCGTCCATGGTACGTAAACGGCATGGTCGTCTGATGCGAGGTCTGGCGGGGCGGTCTGAGATTAGGTTCGTTGCGGTCGTGCGTGGAAATCAGCGGTAAGGCGGGCAGATGTTGGGTACGCTAAGGCAAGGCTCTGTATGGCCCGGTATTGTTCGCAATGGTTATCCGGGGAATGGCAGACATAGGCTGTGTTAGCAGTGGCATGGAAAGGTCTATCGTAACTACTCGCGCGGCGGGATATCACGCGCCATTGATAGAATCAAGTTGGCGAAGGAAGGCTAGATGATCCGCCACTTTCTCGCTCAAAACTCGTGCTACCGTCGCTGGAGCGGAGGAATCTGGTTCTACGTCAATCCAGAACCATTCCCCTATATGTTCTTCTGGCAAAGAGAGAAACCGAGCCACATCGAGCGTCTAATCGAAGTCGAAGCCGATGGCGTGGATATAACCTGGATTTACAAGGGAGTGATTCCGCAGGACTAACTGCGGGTCTTCTTCCGCCCTTTCCGGCGCTCCGCGATGGTCCTCATTGCCTTCGCGAAGGCCGCCCTCTTTGCTTCCTTGCCGCCCTTGGCTAAACCGCGTTTGATCTTTGATGGAGTCGCGGCCCCGAATTTACCCTCGGTCCCGCGCCGTTTCATAGAAGCCTTAGCCCGCTTTAGAAAATAACCGCTCTTCTCTCTTTTTGCCATCTGTCCTACCTCCTTGTGTCCTACCGAACCAAGCCGACATGCATCTCTTAGAGCAAAAATCAGCGAATCCTTTATGCTTTGATCGCTTCGCCATGAATGTTACGCCGCATTCAAAACATTGCATAATACTGCGCGCTTTAATGCCTTTGGCCTTTCCGCTGCACTTTTTCGAACAGTGCATTTGCGCCCTTTTTGGGGCCATGAATTCGCGGTTGCATATTGGACAGAGTTTTGGAAATTTAGGCTTTCTGTGCGCCCTGAGCAGGTACCCCACCTTTGGATGTTCCAAGACATGGCAATCAACGCAGAGCAGTTCGCCGTTACTAATATCGAACCTTAGTTCGGGGTGAAACGCCCACGGCTGCTTATGGTGGGCATGCATTTCGATATCGGATCGACCGCATCGAACGCACTCACGGTCTCGCTCCGTAACCGCTCGCACCCACCGTTTGTATTCCGCCGTGTGACCAGTAGGACGATTAGTTGAACGTTTACGGCTAGCGTACATGCAAGCACGGGAACAGAACTGCTTTCTTTCTTGACCCTTCGTGTAGACCTTGATCTTTCCACACTGTTGGCATCTTAAGAACGTTATCGTAACCGTGCGTTTTTTGTGTTTGCTTGAACACTTCCGCGAACAGAACCGGGCACCATCAGCAATTGCGGACGGGTACCGCACAACTGTTGTGCCACAAGCGTCACATTGGATCGCTACGGCTTTTCCGCCCTTTGCCATGTGGTGCTCCTGCGCAATACTACGGGATTCAGCCGAGACTTGGCAATAGGTAGGAGTTGGCCCAACTCTGCACGCCGTCCTTGAACGCGATCCGGCCCCACGGGGTATCGGCGGTCGTTCCGATGGAGTAGTCGGCTCTCAGGCTCCAGCCGTGCGCTATCAATAGGCCGCGCAGCGCCGCCTCTATCTCAACGGAATGGGTCGCAATGTGCATTCTGCGAACCTTGCTGTTGATGGCCGCGATTGAGTCCCGGATCGCGTCGAATTCCAAGCCCTGAATGTCGCAATCGATCAGGTCCACATGGTCTACGCCAGCGATCGCATCGGCAATGCTGATGGTCCGCACCATGATCGAGCCTTTCCCCTCTAAGTGCTTGCGCACCGGCAGGCCGCAGTAGTATCCACCGTCATCCCCGGTCGCACGATCCGTGTTTACGCTCTGGCCGTACCATTCGTCCGGAGTGAATCCTTTGAATTGAACGTAGAACTGCACGACGTTGCCGGTGGCATCGGTGACCGCCCTTTGGATCAACGTGTGCTTCTTGGGCATGATGTTGTTGTCCAGAAGATGCTCATTGAGCCACGCATAATGCTGCGGCTCGGCCTCCACGCAGATCAAATGATAGGGCACCTGGCGCTGTTCGCACGCCTTAGCCGCACGTACCGCCCACCTTCCGTAGCCAGCGCCCAGTTCGGCGATGACGTAGCGCTCCTTTGCTGCGTCAACCGATTCCAGTAAGTCCAGCCATTCAAGATATTCTTCATCGACCGCAGGGTATTGGTCAAAGAGCAATTCTCTCCGGATGCGGCTTCCCACAAAGCTATCGGCTTGGAATCCAGGCGGACAGCATGTCGAGATCGGACGGAAGCGCGAGAACACCGAATGATGCACCGGTCAATCCCTGAATCCGTTTGCTTCCCGCTTCTCAAGTAGCGCCGCCCCTACGTTGTATGCCTCGACGCGATGCTGAGAGTTGTACACATCGTCCCATGCGGCGGTGCCGTACTCCGGATGAAAGTGCTGGAAGAAAAGATCCTGCGCTTGTATCAGCAGTCCCGGCTGTTCGCGGTCGAGCTTTTGCGTCAGCAGGGTGAAATCGTTGTCGGCTAGCATCCCGATATAACCAGGGTGAAACAACCCCGCATAGTTATGCTCTCGAATCAATCGATGGAAATAAGGCCGGGTCACGATGTTGAAGAACATGAGAGGGTCCGGTCCATCGCCCGCCGTGCGTACCCAGACGGCGTGCTCAGCCGTCACGTCGGGGATTCGATCTAAAAGTTCGGTGTCCCAGGCTTGGCAGGGATGCCAATCGTCGGCTAGTGATATCAACACGTCTCCGCTAGCGGACATCGCCGCGCAGTTCCAGGGCTCAGCCGCTCCTGGCAGGCTAGCCGTGTTGCGCACAATGCGGGAACGGGAGAATACCGGCCAACCTTCAATCCGATCCCGATCCCCTGGGTCCAAGCATAGGACGTGCTCAATGTTTTCTGGATGGCATGCTCGATCGAGCCATGCTTCTGCGGCAGACCTCCACCAATGCTCCGTGGTCGGGGCAAGGCGCTTAGAGGCGTGACAGAGTGAAAACGTCATATGTAACCGTTATCCGTGCCGTGTGTCTGACAAAGGGGAGGGGTTTATGGATCTCGTGACGCTCATCATCATTCTGATCCTGTTCCTTCTAAAAGTCACCGGGCTGTACGTGCCGGGACCGTTGAAGATCGGATAGAGCCGATCTTCGCCGCTATCCAGCGGAATGGCGCGGCCAGCATGCGGAACAGCATTTCGGAGCGGTCCTGACAGGAACATGTCCGGACGGTATCCGGAATAGCTCCGTCGTCGCGATACTTCGCCCAAATCGGGGCGCTGCACTTCGGGCAGGTCGATACCAGAAACCAAGCGTATTGCATCAACCCTCCTTTGGCTCGCGTTCAGCCGGATTGTCCAGATCTGGACATTCCGGTTCTTCGATCAGGGCCTGTCGCTCAGCGTTGCTACCAGGAATGGTCCTCAGCAGGTGCAGTGTTGCTCTCCTGAGGATGTCCAGTTCGCTATGTTCGTCTTGTTCAGTCTTTTCGGCGAACCAGTGCTTTCTTCTTCCCAATGGTGCTCTCCGTTATGGCTTATGGGTTCCTTCAACACCGCGCGCCATGCGCTTCTTGGTGCGATCCTGGAGCGCTGCCAAGCCAGCTTTGAAGTGCTCCAGCGCGATCTGGTTTTCTTCGCAGGCGAACGGTCCGGACTGGAACGATTCCAGCCGGTCAATGATGATCGCGGCTAATGCCTCCTGGGTCACTCCATTCACGGATGCCTCTAGGATCGGGCCATTCTGGAACCAGATTGGGATTCTCTTCTTGGCGATGAATTCCTGCCGAAATCCTGGTTGCGGCGGAACCGGCTTCGGCTCCCACGATATTTCATAGGCGTGATTTGCGCCGCCTGCGCCCGGTTCATCGAGGACATCAATCTTTAGTTGATGGTTGGCGGCATCGCCTTCCACGGTATGACTGGTTATGGTTCTCATGGTTGCTCCTTATGCCAGCGCTTGCAGATCAGCGGTCAATTGAATCCAATTGAACCCATTTGGGGCCTTTTTGGTTGCTTTATCGACCGAATCCGGAGACAGCAGTGTGTATAGCTCACCGCCCTCGGATGGCGAAAGATAGCGCGGGAACGTCTCCCAAGTCATCGTCCCCTTAAGCCCCCACGTTCCGATCTGGACTCCGATGGAATCGAATCCAAAGCCGCAAACGTTATGCCCGTTGTCCGGATCTGGACTCCCTGCCACGTCCCAGACGAAACCGGAGGCCGATGGAAATGGGGAGATCCAATCATCCGGCAACTCCAGGCCGATGTCCAGGTTCTCAAATAGCCACAGCGCCGTCTTCATCTCCTCGATGTTGTTCGGGTCCACCGACACCCATCCAGAGATTCTGTGCTTGGCGGGCAAAGCATGGTGGGGCATGAACCCGTGCGAGTGCTGGAAGGCCAGACTCGTTTGCATGTCGCACCCATTGTCGGTCGATGGATCTCCGGGAACGTAGCCGCCGATCATGGAGTAGAGATTAACGATCTGTCCATCGGTGAATTCAATCGGGGCACTCCCGGCATTACCGGTGAACACTCCGACCAGATGTGCTTGGGCCGCAATGACGCAATCTCCGACCGAGTCGTTCATGTAGACTTTTTTCAGCGCTGGCATGGCGGCGGCGGAATAGTCCACTGAAGCGGGCGGAGCGGGCAAGCTGCGCAACAAGTAGTTCTTCAGCCTCAGAGAAGGGAAGCGAACGGCTGGCCTCTTTCGGCCAAAGCACACAGTTTGTTTTGTGGTCGGATGCACGATCCGCTTGACTGGCATTTTATTCCTCCCCTTCAGATACCGTCTCCGGCACCCTGCAACTCGCGGGCGGCTTGATCGATCGCAAGATCTCCAGAATACCGGCGAACAGAAACCTTTTCGCGGATGTAGTCCAGAATCTTTTGCATGCTCTCCTCGGGCGTCTCCCGACCGGCCATGCACTCGACTTCGGGATGAAGCGGGGGCTCGTAAGGATCAGACACGCCGGTAAAGGCCGGTATCTCTCCGGCGCGCGCCTTGGCGTACATGCCCTTCACATCCCGGCGCTCGCAAATTTCAAGCGGCGTGTTTACGTAGACCTCCACGAACCGCACGTCCTGTTTGCGAATCTCATCGCGAATCGCCCGATACGGCGAGATCGCCGCGACGATTGCGATAATCCCATGACACGACAGAGATTCGGCCATTATTCCGAGCCGCCGTATGTTTTCGTCGCGCTCGGCCCGCGTGAACCCCAGTTCCGGCCACAGACGGGCGCGTATTTCGTCGCCATCCAGCAACTCGGCGGCGCATCCATCTTGCCTCAGTTGAGACAATAATGCCCTGCCGATGGTTGTTTTTCCGGAGCATGGCAATCCCGTCAAAAACACAATCACTTACCGCCCTCCTCTGAGTGCATCAAGGTCACTCGCGATACCGGAACTCGGACCATGTTGCCGTGTTCCGTCCTGACCTCCAGCATCAATTCCTGCTCAATTACTTCTCCGGTCAGCGCTGGATGATCCTCGTGTCGTTCGATCAACACCCGCTTGCCAACGTAATTACGCCGCATTCTCCGTTTGAATTGTTTTGCCATTTAGTCCGCCTTTCTAAACCTTCGTTTTTCACATTGAACTCCAGAAGTCGCCGCCCTCCACCTTGCCCTTGGTGGGATTCCTAATCGGGTAAGGAGCATCAGGTGCGGGAACTCCTAGAAATCCGCACAATTCGGTCCAGCCGGTAGATGCGTCCATATCCATCACCAACAGATCTCGCGGGCGATCTCTGAAATATTCTTTGACTTCCGCGTTGTGGCGTCTATAACGCGCCAGGAATATTCGCGGGGAAAAATCCTTTTGGCCATACAACGCTGTATGAATCCGATTGGTGAACGGATAAATATCCCAGAGTTTGCGCGTGGGGTTGTGCTTATAGCTCCACAGTCCCTCCACGCTTTTGAGCCAATCACGCTCGTTCCGTATGGTCAGAATGAACTTCGATCCGGGATAAGCCCGGTCCAGTTTCCTGTAAAGCAGCGGAATCGGAAGATCGGACAGCGCATACCACTGCTCCAATGTTTTGGAGCGACCGAGAGCATTCATTTCCTGCCAGATCAACGGGGATTCTCCATTTCCCCAATGAAAGCTGTCGAATCCCAGGAGTTGCAACGCTGCGTGGAGAGAACTGGTAGCCGTTTTGTGCATACCAATACCGAATATTCGCGTCGGAATGGGCTTGAGTTCAATGGGCGTCGATTCGAAATTGCGGTATACAACACCTACTCCGAATTTTCCGTAATTTACGACGGTTTCTGTCCTGGATTCAATGGCTCTCCACTCCTGGTTATTTTCGTACTGTCTGGCGTGCGGATACTCTTTGAAGCGCACTTCTGCGCTGTGCGGAATAGCATTCAGGTACCGGTTTTCAATGTGCCGCATCGAGTAGCCCATGCGCCTGAGGCGATTTATCATGTCGATGTCTTCGCCGTGCCAAGTATCAAAGCTCTCGTCATATCCACCGGCCTTTATGAAGGCGCTGGACCAGACGGCTAAACGCCCGGCATATCCGCGCTGCGGGCGCTCGGGGCCATGCGGAAGGCTCTTGATGAGCGGGAAGTCCGGACAGAGGAAGATGCCCGGTACCATTCCTGGTTCCTGGAATTTTTCGGCCACGAATTGGGCGAAGTTCGGTCCTGTGAAGTTGTCGGCGTCCAGCGTGACCAGGATTTGCGCTCCCTCCAGTATGCCGCAACGGGCGGCTGTATTTTTCGCATGCGAGACGTGAAAGGGGCCTTCAGTAGGGTGAGAGTAGACGACCAGACGGCCAGCCGAGATTGCATCGGGGTGTTTGGATCGCAGGCAGTCCAGCAGGCCATCCTTGTCACCGTAGTCCAGAACCACAAATTTGAGGTTCGGGTAGTCGGAGTTGTCGGCTAGGTTGCGTGGCAGGGTTTGCTCAAGGTGCTGCATCCGGCCCTTGCATGTCGTCGCGAACGCTATGCGCGGAGTACTCATTGAAGCCATTCTGGAACAACTTCGCGGCTAACAAGTTCCGGGTAAGAAGAATTTTTTATGACAGACTCGATTACAAAATCCCGCATCGCCATGCCGCGCTTGGCGGCTTGATATTTGATGGACCATAAGAAATCTTCGGAAACACGCACGGCCAGAATCGAATCCCCAATACCCCTAGCGGAGCGTAGCCTTTCGCCTTCATTAGCGGGCAGGCGGTCCAGGTACTTCTCCGACGGACTTTGATTGTTACGCTTTAGACGGTTCGCGAGCGGCCTATAAATATTCATGGCCGTTAACTCGGCCTTTAGGGCTTCGCGGCTATCAGCGTACCATCCGAGTATCGTGACATAACAAACGCATTCGCGCACCGTGCGCCACCAAGTCGCGTTCCTCCCGCCACTAGACATGGCGCGCAAAATGCTCCCTTTGCCGATATAAACGAACCCAAGCTCCTCGCAAACATGTGCGTAGACGCAATAGTTTGCCCAAGGCGGGGCATGGAAGGATCTTTTGGATGCTCGGGCCATCCTCAGTACTCTCCTTGGCTGTTCTTAAGAATTGATTCAACCACCCATTCTCTGGCAGTCATATCGCGCTTGGCCGATTCGATCTTGACGATTTGGAGTAGAGCAGAACGAACGCCAGCGATCGCCAGCGTGCGCCTGCCTTTATCTTCCTGCTCAAGCAGAAACTTGTGAACTTCGGACCTAGTGGGATTTTCCACGTCGGAAGCACGAGTCTAACGCCGCCGTTGACTAAAGTCAACGGTCTATTGTCTGTCACGAAAGTGAAATTATTTCTCCTTTCTTTTCAGTGACGATTTCCGGCTAAGTTATTGATCCATTCCAGAACCGCTATCACCGGACCCAATGTTCATCGCATTGCAAGTGCCAGCTTTTGGCCGATAAGTCTTTTACTTGCATCCTAGCGGAGAGTAACTATCCGTGTTTTCATGGACCTGTCCGTATAATAGAGCAGGAGATGACACAGCTTTATGACAACACTAGGATGCAAGATAAAGAGGCAACTGCCGAGGCCGATCGACCGGCGAGACTGGGTTATAGAACTCGATCCGATCGGCATTGCCTTCCGGCGCAAGGGCAGCCCCAGGCGGTTCCTGATCGGATGGGACTCGGTCTGGAACCGCGCCATGGAGATCGCTGCCGAGCAGCTTCGCAAGGAGCGAGCCGCCGCGCGCAAGGCACGGAGGTCCAGATGATCAGACTGTACAACCATACGCGGTACTCGGACTCCTTGCTGCGAGAGATCTTTAACTTTGCGGCGCGATGCGCAGGAGTGTCCGGAGACGTGCCGGTAAAGATCAACTATTGCAGGCGACGGCTATGCGGCGCGGGCTATGCTTATCGGAACTATCCGTACCGCAAGACGCTGATCGGCAGGCCCAGCACAAGTCGCGACAAGCGCTTGCTTAAATGCCCTGTCGGTTGGATCGAGATGCGTCTTCCGTGCGTTCTTGTGGATGCTTGGCACAAAGCCAACAATACTAGTCTATCCGATCCGGACAAGAATGCGTTGGTCGCCGCCGAATGGTTCGTGGATGTGGCGATTCACGAGATGGCGCATATCCGGCAGTTTCGGGAAGGGACGAAGCCTGTCGGCTATTATGGCAAGCGGGTAGCGGGCGGGACGCGCCGCGACCGGCATGACTCTCGACCCTGCGAGGTTGACGCCGAGAATACCGTGGATGCCGTTCGGGATAATCGCTCACGCGATCGGCGCCGTCAGGAGTTGGCCCTTAAGCTAGCCTTGGAGTTGCTGGCGGCTGATGTTGGTACTACTTCCTAGTTGACACAGCGGCGGTTTTCGGGCAATCTGGAGTTGCCGACCGCTCTAACAAGCACCAAGTTCCGATGAGAACACGCCCGGTCAACCAAAGGCCGGGCGTTGGTGTTTTTGGGCGCGTAAAATTTTATTATTGACACGTTTCAGCGAGCGGGGGTAGACTGTTTTCCGTAGCTAATTTCATCTCTCTGTTTTGTTAGAGGGTTGGCAAACCAACAAAACAGACCGGTCGGAGGAGTGTCTCTATGGCACATGTCGGGGAGCGGTATTGTTCTCAAGAACTTCAGGGGTTCACTCCTATTCCAGATTGGATCTCTCGAATACCAGAGGAGCGTCTGTGCTGGAACGAGAAAGCACTTCTGGCTAGGTTGCAGCGTTACGGTCAGGCGACTGGAGAAATTTTCCCGGCCATAGAGTCCTTGGCTCGTGAACTCGGGTTGAGCCAACGTACGATCTGGAGATACCTCGGGTCGCTCAAGGGCAAGAAATTCATTGAGCGCGAAAGGTGCCAGAATTCTCCAAGCCGTTTCTTCCTTGTCCGAACCTCGGAAACTCCTGAAAACACAGAAACCGCCAACCCTGGCGGTTCTGGTTTGGCAACTGCCAACCCTGGCGGTTCGGAACTGCCAACCGTGGCGGTTGCTACCATTAGTAGTGAAGATACAAGCCTAAAAGAGAATACCCCCTATAAGCCCCCCTCCCAGAAAATTCAGAATCAAAACCTAATACCGGGAGAAGCAAACGCCTCTGGAGAGGAAGTGTGTAATGTGCTCAACAGGACTCCCCGCATCAAGCGTCTGAACAAAGCTGAGCGCACAGCCGTAGTTGAGCGGGCTTCAGCCGTTCTCATTCCGGTTTCTGACTGGGAGCGCCACGCGACGGCGTATGCACTCTCCGATTTCGCCCGCGAGCATGACTGGAAAATCCATTTTTTCTTGAAAAACCCGACATCCTGGGTCCCATCTTACGAGCCTTCCCCTCAGCAAACCCCCAATCCCGCTGTTGCGCCCGCCCCAAGGCTGCCGGATTCACCGGAGCCCCAAGCATCGCCCAGTCATCTCCCGGCTCAGGTGACCGTGCCAATTGGCGAGAGCGGGTTGCCGGTGCCGGTCGAGATGTGGAATCGATTGGTTCCGTCCGGGGTTAAAATCACGTTCTGGGAATTCTCCAACGGCAACCATGCCGCCCTGAAAGCCGCGTGGTCGAACGAGCGGTACCGGTCGAACTTTGAGACGATGTGCGTGAAAGCCGAGCCGATTATCAAGGCCCTGGGACCCGAAGTCTGGTGGTTAAATTTCTTCTGGCTTCTCAGGCCGGACAACTGGCAAAAGCTGCTATCCGGAGTCATGGACGGTATGCCGAAGAAGAATCGCCAGCAAGCGCCAGCCAGACTATCGCGAGAGGCCGAGGGTCTAGCGGCGACCGAGCGCGCCAAAAAACTAGTGGAGGAGCAATTCAGTGGAAGCAAGTAAAGAAAATATCGGCATGTTGCTTGACCGCCTCAGTATGCTGGCGGCTTTGCCGAATTACCCCAAGGACGAGAGGATTCTAGCGGACATCGCCCGCCGTATGTGCAAGTTTCTGCACAACCGCGACCGCAACGAAGTCGTCCGCGAATTTCGTCACAAAGAGGGCCTGGATGTTTTTCCGGAATTGCGGATACCCGAGATTGAAGGCCCCGGACCGAACGACATCGATCAGTTTTTCGACATACTCAGCGAGACGTGCGAGTTTTTTCCGCCACTCATCAAAATGCGCGAACTTCACGAACGGGTCTGTCGGAATGCCGATGGAGTGACAGCCGGGGAACTGCTCTCCAGATACCACTCGGTGAGCGAAGGCGAATAAACCATGGCGTCCAGATCTGGATTTTCGCTACAAGCGTTCGCCGAGCGTCCGGTGACCCTATCCATCCTTCGGGACAACGGCGGTCTTTCTGGGCGATGTTATTGCTGCCGGGCAGCAGGTTTAAGCGGCAAGCGCGACGGCTTTCCGTGCGGTTGCAACCATGCACCGGACGGGGATTGTCCGGTATGCCGCAAATGTTCGGTCCATTGCCACTGCCGGAAGGCGGACATCCTGGAGCGGCTTCGGCGGGCCGTGCGGGACGGAAGATCCGGCATGGAGAGCAGATTGAGGCAGCACCTGGAGCGCCGGGGAGGACACAGGCAATGAAGATCAAGGCCGTAACGAAGTTTCAAGCCACATCGGGGAATACGTGCCTGGTGGGCGTATTCCAAGCTGCCGTGAATCACAAGACCGGACAGTACCGCATGACGCTGGTGGTCGAATGGGAGCACCAATCGAGTCCGCAGGACGACAAGGAATTCGAGGTGTGGTGGCAACAGGCGACACATTGCAACGTGGAGGCCAACGTGAAGGCAAGCGGTTTGAGAGAGGTTTCCCAGATCGCTTCGCAATTCGCGCTGACCGGCAGGGCGTCGAACCCGAAGATGAACTGACATGACTGACCTGAACAGAATCCGAGAACTCTACCGGGATGGCGCATCCCTGGGTGATTTGATGCGCGACTACGGGCCGGACCAAGTTGAGCGGGCCCTGGGCGCAAAGACCATTGAGGACCAGATCGCGATACCGGATGATGAGGTAGACATCGATGGATAATAACGATCTTGCCGGGCGTGAGGCGAATCCGGATCTGTCACCAGGGGCGATTGACAGACGCCCGACCGGAGGAAGTACCGCGCCCGGCAAAGGGGCCGCAAAGGCCAGATAGCCCCTTGCGATGGCCTCTAGGAAACGTGATGAATTCAGCGCCGCTACCGCGCCTGTCGATCTCGCTCTTGATCGAGGCTGGCCCCAAAACCACGATGCCGAGCGCTACGTTTTAGGCGCAATCCTGATGGACGAGCAGAACTACTCCCAAGTCGCAAGCGCGCTGAAGCCTCAGGCTTTCAGTCTTGAATCTCATCGCCGCATCTTTCTGCGCATGGGGGAGCTTTACGAACGCCGCGAGAAGATCGACCGCGTCACGCTCGCCAACGAACTGAAGCGGAAAGGCCAGCTTGAATCGGTTGGCGGGGTGACGTATATCGTTTCTCTGGACGATGGCTTGCCGGTTCTATCGAATCTCGACGCCTATATCCGGATCGTGAAAGAGAAGGCCGAACTCCGATTGGTCATTATGACGGCGCAGAAGTCGATCGATCGGGCGCTCACCGATAGCGAATCGGCCAAGGACATCTGGGAGTCGGCCCGCGAGGAATTGCAGGACCTGGGTAGCAACGGGGACTCTTCCGGGCTGAGTTCCCCATCGGCCATTGTGGAAGACTTCGCGGGCGGAGTGAACGTTTTCCTCGATCCCATCAAGCGGCCAGCGGGAGTAAAAACCGGGTTTACCAAGTTCGATGAGATGACGGGCGGGCTGCGAGGGGGAGAACTGATTATTGTAGGCGCAAGGCCGGGACACGGAAAAACCGCCTTTTGTTGCAACATCGCCACGCACATATCCATTGGATCGCAGGGATTGGCTACAGCCATCTTTTCTTTAGAAATGAGCAAGCCATCTCTCCTGGATCGAATGGTATGCGCGGTCGCCAGGGTAGATAGCCAAAAGTTTCGGGCTGGATATTTGAGCAAGGATGAACGGGCGCGTCTGATGAAGGCGCTGGCCCAATTATCACAATCCCCTCTTTTCATAGACGATAACTCCTCTACCTCTTTGGCTTATTTGGAATCTCGTGTTCGCAAATTGCAACGCGAGAAACCTATAGGACTCGTTGCGGTCGATTACCTGCAATTGATGAGCGTGCCGGGAAGATTCGAAACCCGAACGCTTCAGGTTGGGCATTTGACTCGCGGCCTCAAGTTGCTGGCTAAAGAATTGAACCTGCCGTTCATGGTGTTGAGCCAACTTGGTAGATCCGCCGAAAAGCGAGGAATAAAAGAAAGGCCGGTCCTTTCCGATCTCAGAGAGTCGGGCTCTCAAGAAGCCGACGCGGACGTGGTTGTCCTGCTTTTCAGGGAAGAACTTTACAAGCCCTCCGATGAAAATCGCGGCCTTGCTGAGATAGGACTTGTCAAGCAACGATCCGGGCCAACCGGCTGGTGGAAGATGACGTTTCTGGCTAATATCACCCAATTTGGAGATTACGCTAGGTATGATGAGCCCCCTCAGTAAGACGGTCGCATACGCGGTTCGACGGGATCGGGAAATGCAGGCGGTAGCCCGCGAGGAGCGCCAGTCCAGGTCGCGCCGGAACGCCACGCCGGATCAAGATCTCTGGAAGATCCTGGAGACGCTCAGGACCGACCTGAATAGCGCCATCGATCGTGCCCTGGCATCCATAGCCAGGGAAAGAAGCAAACGCACCGCAATCCCCGGTCACGTCATGGACCTTATTGTGGCGGCTGCGGGCCTGGAGCGCGTACCGGTCGAGCTTGTCATTCAGCCACGCGGCAGAGGACGCAATTACGATCCGGTTGTACAGGCCCGCCGAAGGGTAGCCATGGCCCTGCGAGCGAAGGGGTTGTCCTATCCGCTCATCGGGAGCTATCTGAATGTGCATCACAGCAGTGTTATGCACTTGTGCAAGGAGACGAAATGTCCAGATCTGGACAAATGATCGACATTGCCTGCAAGGACGGAATCGAGCGCACTAGGGCTCGGGTAGTCGGGAATCTAGCGGTACACTCCTCGATTTCGCGAGATGACTCGTGCTCTATAACGCACGTACCAACCGGCCTGCGGATCGCTAAGGCCAAGGATATCTCGGAGGCTGACTATATCCTGATACGGCTCTCCGCGTTGGACTGGGGATTTAAGGACCCTACCCTCTGTCCGCATGAAACCAAGGCCGAGGTTAGCCGGATACTAGGGGCCACCTTCATGCCGACTGCGCGGATTCTCGAATGGAGAAGACTGCATGCACGATAGACCTGACACACGCACCATCAAGGGTGGGCTCGTTGAAGGTGAGGGCGTGATTCGTACCGACTGGGGACTGGCTACAGTCCGATGCGCTTACGAAATGGAGCGCGAGGATCATCCGCCAGTGATTTTTGTTGACAACAATCCTGCGATGCAAGTAAAATCACGGACGGAGATGGATAGACCATGAGCGACGAATCCACAGGCAAACAACTCATGAAAGACGGTGTTTGGCAGGTCCCTACCAACGAGCGTCCTGCCGGTTGGGAAACCATGGGCGGTCGAGAGCCGATTGCGGCATCCACCGAGGTAGTCGTTCATCAAGCTCAGGAAGTGACCCACGTCAACGCCGAGCGGATCGAGGATCTCCCGAAGATCCAGGGTACACTGATCGACTGGGTTCGCGAGAAGATCGAGCGCACCAAGGCTGAAGCGAAAGAACTTTGGGAAGCCTATCAGCACGCTCTAGCGAGAAAGTGGAAGGCCGGAACGCTCAAGAAGCACTGGAATCTGGCGGTAGGCAGGGCCGAGTATTACGAGAAGACCCTGGAGGCTCTTGAGGCGGGGTACTGTCTGTTCCCGGCGCTCCAGTGCGAGATCTTCGCGGTACGGACGGAACGCGATACGCCGACCTACCGACATAGTTGGTTTCGATGGAATTACCACCCAGATTGGGAAGAACAGGCCGAGTTGCTTCCGACCGGAACGGGTGAATACGTTAATCCGGTTCCGCCCAAATATAGCTACGAGGATGAGCGCCAAGAGGGACAGGCAAAAGTGACCGGGCGTTCCTACAGCACTCTCTCGGAATTTGACAAGATTGCCTTCCCGTTTTCCATGTCCAAGGCGCACATCATGGATGCCGTGGGGAAAGCCATGGCCCTGAAGATCTTCGATGAGATCGGGATCATCGGGGATAAGGTGGTCAACCGCACCAACGCCAAGCGCCGTGCCGACCCGATCATCGTTGGCCGGATTATCCATCCGAAACGCGAGGGGTTGGCTAATGGCCGGGAGAGGGCGCTGAACTTTCTGATCTCGTGGCATATAGACACTAAGGACCTGGAATAGATGGCTGAAAAAATCCTCAAGTTCAAACCCGACGAAGAAAAGCTACTCCAAACCCTGGTGCTCTCAGACTCCTCGCGGATCTCAGAAGTCATCCCTAAGACCATAACGGCGGAGGAACTTCACGAGAACCTGACGGTGTGCTGCCGTGCGCTCGGCAGGCTGGACCGGGCCAGCAATGTCCTGAAGCCCCTGATTGGCCGGATGCTCCTGATCGTCAAGGAGACCGAGGCGCACAAGGACATGGGGTACGCGACCTATAGCGCGTTCATCGAGGAAGAAGTTTGCGGAAAACTCGGATTGTCTCGCAGCAATCTGTACGAAGCCAGAAAGATCATCTCGGCGTTTCCCTCTCTAAGCCTGGAGCGATACGAGAAAGTCGGCCCGACCAAACTCCTGATCGCCGCTAAATTCAGCCGCCAGAGTGATACCAGTTCGACCAAATTGCTGGACAAGGCTGAATCCATGCCGGTCAAGGAATTCCGCCAGTACGCCGCCGAACAGGGAGCCGTGGAGCCCGGCGACACGCAGGGCGGGACCATTGTGATCCAGACCAGTCTTGCGATCGCCCGGCGCTGGAAGGAATTCATCGAGAACCCCGCAGTGATCGACTACTGCGAATCTTCCAATGCCGGTTGCATCCTGGAGTGCATGTTGGATGAATGCTCGGTGGAATTTGAGCGGGGTGTGGCGACAGGGAAGAAATAGCCCGATGGCGATGACCCTTCGTTCGGTCGAGAAGATTACCGGACTGGAAGTCAGGCGGCTTCCCGGCGCAGGAATGCCACTGTTCGGAGCGTACAACTCAGAAGGGTCTGCCGTTACGGTTCGATCTGGGAGAACCGAGAAAGAGGCCCTGCGGGAACTGGTCAGCGCCGTGTACAAGATCAACCGCGAAGAGGCCATGATTCGCGCAAAATTTAAATGCGAGAACTGTGGATCGCGCAAAGACCTGGAAGCGCATCACAAGAAGTTCCGTTCGCACGGCAGGAACGACCGCGTAGAAAATCTTGAGGTGGTATGTCGTCTATGCCATGAGATTAAGCACGGTGTGGGGGGTTCGAGCCTTGGGTAAGCCATGGACGCAAGACGAGATCGATATCCTCAGAAGATACTTAGAGGAGACTCCTTCTCGGCAAAGAGACCCTCGCGTCATCGCGGAGAAGCTTGGAAGGACGTATGTCTCCGTTACCTTAAAGGCTAATCGGCATTTAGGACTCCGGTTCTCTCAGTTCTCGCCTGAAGAATTAGAACAGATCAGATCTTATTACCAAACAACTCCGGTCAGGCAGTTCAATCTATCCGAGATAGCCTCGCGTATCGGCAGGCCTCGAACTAGTGTGTCGGTTATCGCCCATAAATTAGGCCTGTCGGATCTAAAGAGACCCAAAAGAATCGTGAGACATGGAGAGCAGCATCCTGGGTGGAAGGGGGACTCTGCTACTTGTCCGGCAGCGGGGCATAGGCGCGCTCGGGTGTTGTATCCAGATTTGGGACCTTGTGAACGCTGCAAATTGAAGCCAGCCGTCGAGCGCCATCACGTTGACGGAAATACCCTAAACAACGCCCCGAACAACATTCAAAAACTATGTCGCCGATGCCACATGATCGTTGACGGGAGGCTGGTTAAGTTTTCCTGTCGTGAAGATGCATTAGCGTCCAGAATTTCATGGCAAACTGTCAGGGATATACGGGCTTCTATGTTGCCTCGGAGCCAATTGGCGAAGAATCACGGGGTATCTAAAACCACAATTTCTCGCATCAAAAATAACGAGATATGGAAGGAAGCTCCCGTCTGATTTATCCAGACTGGACAAACCAATGCCGCATCGCGTGATACCGATTGACAAATACGTTCCAGGGGATGGCGCTGTAGGGGCCGTGCATCCTCCAGGAAAGCTCTTTACGGGCAGCTTCTTTGGCCGCCATGCCTGGTCAAACAGCCACATTGTGCTGACAGGACCAAAGCCGCTCGACCTTGAGGCCGAACCGATCCTGCCGGAAAAGTGGCTGCACGCTCTCTCGCTAGCGACGGTTGGAGACAACCCGAAAGAACAGGCGACCCCGATCTGTGTTCACAACGCCTACGTATGGTTCGCCGAGGGATGCGTCATTGCGGTGGCCTACTACGATGCCGCCGTGACGCGCTGGCCGAACTGCACATTCCACTGGGACGGAAAGACCGCTGGAGTCTGGATTAGGCATCAGGGCCAACCGGCAGGCATCATCATGAGGATCAGGATTAAGGACGACGATTGGCCGGGTTGCGTTAAGGCGCTGCTACCGGCAAAGGGGCCCGCATGATGACATTGATTCTGTATTCCTTCATAGCGATCGGATCGCTGGCTGCGCTGGTCGGCGCATGGAGGCTGTGGATTGCCGGGAATGAACCTAGGCGCACAACCTACAAGCTACGCGAATTGATCGGGCAGGAGCCGCTGGAGGCCAAGGCGCACGCGAGACTACTCGATGACTCGCATGTCGTTGTTCTGCCGCGATCCATCAGGAAGGCCAAGAAACGCTGAAGGGCGACCGCTGGAGATGGTGCCGATGGCCGAATTCTCTTTCCCGCTCTTGGGTAAAATTCCAGCAAAGAAGAACCGGTACCGTCCCAAGCGCAAAGGATTCTACAAAGATAGAACCTTGCAGCTTGAGTTGGATCGGCTAGGCCAGCAAATTCCAGCCGAAGTCAGAGATCTAGGACTGATCCATCCCTCAATCTGTCTGCAATTCTACAAACCTCGCAATGCTGGCAGATTCGACAAGGACAATGCGGACGTGACGATCATGGATCTACTGGTCCAGTACGGGGTATTACCGGATGATTCTACGAAATGGGCAGACGGAACGAAGACTGTCCTGCCATCCATCCCGTCCGACGAATGGAAGACGGTCATCACACTAGTGGAATCCGAGCACGGACGTTTAGGCAAGGCCGAAATGGAGCGCAGGCGATTCGAACAGATGAAGAGGACGGCGAAACGCAAGCGGTCAGCGCGTTAGAGAGCGCTTCTTTTTGCGCTTGCTGTCCGTCTCCGGCAACCTTCCAAGTTTTCTACCGTGGGCTTCCTGGATGGCTTCCTTAGCGGCTTTGCGGGTCTTCGGGTTGGGATCGTTCTTAGCGGCCCACCGTGCCCATCGGTTCTGGCGCTTCGACTTAATAACTGGCATGAAGTCACCTCTGCGTGAACATTCTGATGTTGCTGTGCCGGTAGTGAGAAACCGGGCCGTTAGGGGCCGGATCGAACTTCCGGTCTGGATTGGCATAGGCCGTCAGACTCTTCATCCACCTCACCATGCCGATACCAGAGGGAACGATCTGGAGCATCCTGGTGCCGCTTTTAGCGATCAACAGAGCGATATCCGATATTTGGCTCTCCAGAACTTCATTGTTCGCCACGTTGACCTCATCGATTACGCTGAGATCCTGGCGGAGCATCTTGATGACGATCGGAAACGATTTGTGCCGGGTGGCCTGCGCACAGATGGAGCGTAGCGCATTCGTCGCCGCTGTCGTCATGGGCGAACCTCCGGGGCTTTTACGGATGAGCGCCACAACTTCAGCATCCTCTCGATGGATTGCTTGCCGCGTTCATCATCGTAGTAAGGCCGGTAGCTCTTTCCGCCAGATTTAGCAGCCTCTTTGAGCCATTCGTTCTTTTGCGCGATCGAAGCCTTCTCGAATTGCTCTGGCGTCACACCTTTTGATTTCAGGTGCGCAATGATGGATTGATCCTTGGCGGTCGCGGCCACGTCCAATTGACCGGCACGCTGAGCGGCCCACTCCGATAGTTCCTTAGACGAGCTGGGCTCGGGTACCTTGCTTGCAGGAACGCTTTTCTCCGTTGCGGCAGTTCCCCCTTCTGACAGCGGGCGCATTTGGGATGCCGTGCGGCTGGTGGACCCTTTTGGCGCGGCTGGAGCCGGTGGAGGCGGCTCGGGCTTGGGCGCTGGCGGGGGAACGGTTGATGCTGAGCGCGGCGGCGGGGGCGGCGGAGGCGGAGGTTCTGGTCTTGGGCTAGGCGGGGGAACGGTTGATGCTGAGCGCGGTGGTGGTGCCGGTGGTGCTGGCTCTGGCTTGGGTATTGGCGCGGGCCGAATACTCGGCGACATGGGGGCAGGCTGCGGTTTGGCGGCTGCGGTTTGGCGCGGCGCTTTTAATTGAGCCTGGAGTTCCTTGATCGCGGCGACGCGATCCCCGGCAGTAGATGGCGCTTTGCCATGAGTTTCCTCGAATAGCTTGAAGGCTAATTCGTCACGCCCTGATTTGGGAACTCCCTCCAGGGCTTCTCCAAATTGACCCCGCAGATGGTCTAGGACCTCCAGGGCCGTACCGCCTCCCGGCATCCTGCGGATTAGGAATCTGGCTACGGCGTTCATCTTCGGCAGTTTGCTTACGACCGCCCTGGAAGCATCCGCAGCTTCTGTCGCTACTTTTCCACCCCGCTCCATGAGGCCACCGATACCAGCTACCGCTCTGCCAGCGTAGGGCGCTCCAGACATGAACACGTCGTAGGCGGGACCAGTGTCTATATCGGAAACCGGGGCCTCGGGATGCTCTCGGTTATACTGCTCTACCATTGGGCTGGGTCCTGTCAGAGCCTTTCGGACGGTCTCCGCTCCGCGCTCGACGTACCCAATCGGCTCTGGCGTCATACGAACGCTTGGGCGTGTCCCTCCGCGAGGCAGCGGACCAGACCAACCTGGAGCAATATCTTCTCGAACCATGGGCTGCACATCTACGAACTGAGCGTACTGCGGGTACTTGGCCTTGACCATACGACCAAGATCCACGTTCGAGATTCCTTCGTATGCTTTTGGGTATTTCTCTTTAACGAGTTTTCCCAAATCTTCGATGGTCTGTTGCGCCATTACTGTTTCTTTAGCACTCCAAGCGGATCGTTTGTGTCGCCAGCGCCTGCCCCCCTGACGGCCTTGCCGATCGGGGATTCCTGCATTTCCTGAATGATCCCTTTAATGGAGTCCTTGAAGCCCTGTTGTTCCAGCTTCGCTTCGACGGCGATCTGATCCACCATGGCCTTGACATCGCTCATCTTGGCTTCGCTGTTCATGAGCCGATCCACGTCCTGCTGGACGGTGACCGGCAGCATGGCTCTCGACAGACCGCCACCCGCCGTGACGGTGCTGTATTGACGACGCAGGGCGTTCCAGGCAAGCCAGTATTTGCGCAAATTCGGGTCCCCAATGGTCTGGGCCGTAAGTTCTCGGAATGGCCGGTTCAGCAGTTGCATACCGGTATCGCTGATCTTGGCTCCGGTGTCGATAACCTGCTCGCCATCGAGCGTGATGATCTTGTTCAGCCGGTCGGTCGCTACATACCGCTCCATGGTGTCGGCGATGCCCTTCGCCATGCCCTTGTTGGTAATCAACGCTCCTTGCAAGCTGATCGGGTCCAGGCCGGTCAATTCGGCCAGTTTCTTCAGTCCGATCTGGACACCGGCCTGAGCCGCCTTGCCGCTTTGCGGGATAGTTCCCGATAGAGCCGAAAGTGCCTGATTGATATTGGCGGCATCCATGCTACTGATCGGCGGTTTGGGGCTCCCCGGAGGGCGCTTCTCCGGCTTCTCCTCGCCCCTGACGGAGGGAGCCTGCGGCTTTCCTCCGCCCGCTTCCGTTCCGATTCCTGGGATATTCAGGCCCGGCCCGATTCCGATCCGACCTCCAGATAGCGCCTCATCAAGTAACGCTTGTTGCTGGATGCGCCCAAGATGAATGTTTTCCCGTTCCGTGACGGCTTGACCGGCTAGTTCACGCGCCTCAAGGTCGGTTTTACCCATCTTCTTGAAAGCATAGTAGTAAGCCTGCACCATGCCGTATAGGCGCTGTTGCGTCGGGGTTGCAACTCCTTTGGTCCCGTCTGGCATCAAATTGCCGCTGATGTCGGTGTAGCCTTTCTCTCCAGGACTCACATAAGCCTGTTCGGGCTCCTCGGCTCCGGGGCGTTGGACCCAGACCAGTTTCTTACCGGCTAACGATTGAGCCTCGGTGACTTCTCCGGAAACCCGCTGCTTGGTCTGTGGATTCCAGTATCCATCGGCCTTGCCAGCGCCGGTAATCAGAATCAGATCCGGAGCGGGTTTGCCATCAACGAGCGGCTTCTTAACCAGCACGCCCTTTGCCCCGCTTTGCGGCAATCCGATATAGCGCTGTGCCGTGTCGTACAGCGCCGCTTCATTAGGCTGTCCAGATCCGGACGTGGCCTCTGGACGCACGGCGGGCGGCAATTGGGGTTCTCGGACCGGTGGAGGCGCGGCGGCAGCGCCAGCGGTCTGCGGTGCCTCGCCGCGTACCTGCGGTACACCGGTCTGCGCTTGCTCTGGAGGGCGAACGGCTGGTGGAGCGCCAAGTCCAAGTTCTCCGCCTAGTCGCATTCGTTCGGATTCGGAGCTTCCGGCTGCTGGGCGCACATCGAACGGTCCGAGCACGCCCTGAATGGCCGTTTGATAGCCCTTGGGATCGTATTGCTGAAGGATCTTTTCGGCCTGCTGGAATTTCGGGTTGGCCGCGATCTCTTGCTGGAAGGGTTGCCGTCCAGTCTGTTTGGTTGTTTCCTGGACCGCCTCCTGCATTAGTTGGTTTGCCCGGTTGGTCCAATTGGACTTCTGAGCCTCCGGGGCCTTACCGGCCTTCTCGCCGGTCGTCATCAGGTCGATCAGAGTGTCCTTACTGATCGCCTCACCCTTCAGTGGTCCGCCGATCATTCCCTCAAGGATCTGACTGAAGGCATGGCCTACCGGGTTGGACTGCTGGCCCTTCTTGCCCTTGCCGCCACCATCCTGAAGGTTCTCAAGGACCGATCCGGCAGCGATCTTGGCGAACTTGTTTGTGATGTCCGACTTGAACTCGTCAGTCTTGGTGGGATCTTTAACTTGGGCGTCAACCCACTGCGCAACCCGAGATAGCGTGGAGACCTTCTCGGCCTCGCGCCGCTGGTAAGCCGCCAGCCTGCCCTGTTGGAGTCCAGAGAGGAACTTAGCGGCCAGTCCGCTAATGATTCCTAGCCTGCGCTCGTATCCGGTGAAGCCTTGATTTTGCGCCTGTTGTGCCGATTGGCTGACTTGCGGCGTAATGGCTGGAGTGAACGGCCCTTCGGTCGGAGCAAACGGATTGGGTTGAGAGGCCACTCAGTCGCCTTTGTATGATGAGCGTTGTAGGGAGTCCTCGAATTGCTGCCGAAGAGTGTCCAGCGCTTTTGACACGGAATCAACCTGCGACTCAAGTTTTGCGGCATGAACAGAGCCGTGCTGCTCCAGATTTTCGATCCGCCTGCCGTATTCTTCGGTCTTGACTTCTGACCGAACAGAACGCTCCGTGTTGGCGTTTAACTGGGTCTGCATCGCGGTCAGGGCTTGCATGGCATTCTTGGCCGCTTCTGACATGGTCCGAATCCCCCAGAATCCGACGACCACGATCGCCATCAGGTTGATGGCCGGAATGTATCCAATCCAGTTCTTCAGATCGTCCATGGAGCTTTATTTTTTGATGGCTGCGCCAATGCCACCTGCGGCGGCTCCGGCGAGAGTACCGAGAAAATCCAAGGTGCTGCTTTTTCCGGCACCCTGCATGTTTGCGAGCGCCTGATTGGACGACGACGCCCCGGTCAACCCCGAGAGCGCAGCGCCGGTCTCCTGAAGGCTGAATGATCCCAGGCCCGCCCCGATATTCGCCAGCTTGTCGAGCGCCCCGGTAAACGTGGTGTTCTTCAGATTCGCGACCGAACTCTGCGTGTTCTGTTCCAGGTTGGACAATGCCAGATCGCGGGCCGCGCCGGGAGAAGTGGTATCCAGGATTTGCTCTTTGGCGGTAGTCGCGCCAGAAGTAACATTTGATACAAGTGGAGCGAGAGCGGTCATCAAGCTCGTGCGATCACCCGAAGTAACGCCTGTCAGAAAGTTGATGGCTGGCGCTTCAAGTTTATTTCTGCGAGCAACGTCAGCTTCTGATTGCGCTTCCTGGGCTTTAGAAATGTCAAGTTGCTGAGAAGTTATCGCCGCCTGTTGGTTCTGAGTAGATTGCGATGGCCCGCCCACGATTTACACCGCGCCTTCTTGTCCCGTTGATGGTCTCGATTCAAACCACTGATCCTTGGTCAGATAACCCAACTGAGCCTCCGCTGGCTCGCCTTTCCAGGTTGTGAAGAACGGAACCGTACCAACGACCGTAAAGCCAACTTTTCGGTAAAATAGGCAGGCCACATGGTTAACCACAGGCGTGGTCCCGAAGACGGCCACTAAGCCAAGATTCTGAAACCCCCAATCAAGGCAGAGATTAGAGAACTCCTCTGGCATTCCCCCAACCCACGCTTCCTGGAGGAAGACCATGCCGACTTCACTGACCCACTGATCTTTACCGACCTGTCTCCGATTGCAGGACCAAGCCAGTCCCGCCACGCTCGCCATCGTTCCCTGATCGGACTCGATCCCGCAGACAAAGAAGCAGTTTTTATCCTGGTCATGGTTCAATGCCAGCAGAGTTTGGAGGTCCATCGGACCGGCGTGCCATACGACCTCATCCAACTTTTCGGTGCGGAGCAAGATCCAGGCTCGCGCCAGCAAATCGTCGCTCGGTCGCGCGATGATATGCAGCCGCACGCCTTTGTCGTTGATCTGGACCGACGTTTGGGCCATTGGCGTTTTGTTTTAGTCTACTCCTCAGTGCGGCACCGGTAAAGGGCTATATACTTGTAAACAATAATCTTGACTTTGGGACCGGCAGAGCCTACGATTGATTTATCGCAAAGGATGGACGGCCTTAATCTGATCGTGACGAAGCGGACGGACCCATATCTCCTCGGCTCTTTGCGCCGTCACTATTCGCAACCGGATGGATTTGTTGGGCGGAACATTTGCTACGCGGTCATTTTCGACTGGATCTACTACGGCCACATCGTTGGTGGATCGGCCACTAAGCATCTCCCTGCCCGCAATGAGTTCTTCGGCACGGAAGACCTGAATAGCATTGTCAACAATGGTTTTTTTCACATCGAGAAGCACAATGGAACCTACCCGGCCCGGAACTTCGCACAAAAAGTGTTGAAACGCTGGCGCGAACAGATCCGAGAAGATTGGTTAAGGAAGTACGGGGATTCAATCGTTGGCTTTGAGAGCCTTGTGGAACTTCCAAGGACCGGTGAAGTTTACCGGCGCGACGGCTGGGCATTGATCGGGGAGACCAAGGGCTTCACTTGCAAGCGCGTTGCCGGGAAGGGCAGCGATACCTGGACTGGTAAACGGGTATGGAACACTACTGATCTCCGTCCCAAGCACGTATTTGCAAGATTATTAGACTAGGAGAATAACATGGCAAAGACGCTCTCCCTCACCGTCCAACAGCGCGTGAATCTATGCAACATATTCGAGGTCAGGCCGACCCGGAACGTTGGCGAATACCGGACGTTCAACAAGATTCTGACCAAGTTGGAGCTATCCAAGGAAGAGACCGAGCACGCCGGGATCACGGAGTTTCATGTCGGCGATCCGAACGGAGTATCGTTTATCAACAAGAAGTGGAAGGACAACTTTTCGACCGACATTTCGTTCGAAGACGCCGAGCACGATGCCATCAAGAGCGTGTTGGCAGGCCCGGTAGAGGGGCTGAATTTGACCAGCCGGATATGGCTGAATCCATTGTTGGATCAATTGGGATTATAAGGCACTAAGAGTTATCAAACCGCCGTGTCATGTATTGTTAGGCGATTAACTTGGAATCATGTTCTTGAGAATCAGATACTTATCAGGAAATTCCAACCACGCAACCGCCCGCGATTTCGATGTTGTGATAGGTGACGGCTCCTATGGTGAACCCCGTGGCCCAATTCAGCATGTAAGGCCCTAAGGCCCCGGTATATTGAATGCCCCCAACGAACGGATTGAAGTCAGCCGCTGTGACTCCGTAACTCGGACAGTAGACGCCTTCTCCGACAAACCTGTGGTTATTGTCTATCACGACCGTGCCGTTCGAAGTGAGATCGTTCACGTTCGCTCCCGATCCACCGGAACCCGCAGAATTTTCCCTGACCGCCAACCCGCCCGCCGTCGAGATGGCGTTGAAGGCGGTGGAGAAGCAGTAGATGGCTCCGCTCGAACCAGATCCCAGTACCACGTTGGTCGGTAGCGAAATAGTGACGCCTCCGGTCGCGGCTGAAACGGTGACCTGATTGGTCGTTCCCGCAAGTGAAGTGACTCCGGCATTCGTCACCGTCACGCTCGCCCCACCGGCTGCTACCGTGATGCCGGTTCCGGCTGCAATACTGACCGCACCGGTCAGGCCATTGAGCGAAGTAACCCCGCCGCTTAAAGCGGCAAGATTCACGGTAGACCACGCGCTCGTACTCGGATTGTAGTACCACCACGTAGAGCCGCTGTTGTGCGCAAAGGCCGCATAACCGGCTCCTGGAGGATTGGGTGAACTGGAGAGAGTTTTCGAATACAACGCTTGATCGACGGTTACCCCAAGCCCCAAATGCGCTCCTCCTGCCAGGGCCTTGAAGGTATCAAAGGCGCTACCGGCAGAATAATAGCCGACTGTCGCGCTGACAAACCCGGTCATTTGTAGAACCGCGCCCGATGAATCGTCCACCGTTGCGTTTATTAGTACATGCCCTAGTCCGGTAATTCGAACATGCTCCAGAACGCTCGTGCTCCCAGCGGCAGTTGTGTAGAACGATAGGTAAGTCTCAGCGCTTATGGATGTCCAGTTTGATCCCGCTATCAAAGCGAATTGACCGCCGAATGCCTTGGCGGACCCGGCCCATCCGAAACCGCGAAAAGACATTAGGCTGTCTCCGGCGACTGTCGATGAGGGGCTTATAGCGCTGCCGCGATAGGAGTAGCCATCGAGCAGTGTCCCAATATTAAAGCCGCTTCCGGAGTACGAGAATCCCCTAAAATTGGCGTAGGTGTTGGCAACTCCAGCATTGCTGACTACGTCCAGCACCGCCACGGCGCTGCTTTCTATCACCGCCGCCGATGCAGACGCCCCTTTTACGTGAAAGGTTTTATTGGTGTAATCCCAATAAAAATTCGCATCTGCCCCGAATGCGCCCGCATGATTGTATTGAATCTGTTGATCGGAACCGGCGACGGCTACCGATCCCAGGAGGTCCACGTAGGCCGCGCCGTTCTGAGAAATTCTGACCTTATGGCTGGTCGAGTCCATATAGAGGCGGGTTTGTCCGGACGCAGACAATGCCGGGGCCGCTTCCTGCACCAAGAACCACGAATCGGTCGCTATCAGTAGCGCCGCCGTGACGCCTCCGGAAGGGGCCTGGATCGCATTCTGATTCGTGTTGTTGGTTAGGAACCCGCCATCGGACTGAATATAGGCGGTGTGCGGGGAGTTGGAATCCGTCACGAGCAGCGCCGCGTAAGCAGCCACTCCGGTCTTGCCCTTAACCGTGAGAGCTTGGCCGGTGTAATCCCAGGTCAGGTTGCCATCGGCCCCGAAAGATGACGATGAATTGTACTGCAACATTGTGTCGGAACCGGCGACGCTGCTTGCGCCGAAGAGATCCCGATAGGCCGCGCCGTCCATCGACACCTTGACAGAGTGGCTGGTCGAATCCATATAGAAGCGGCTCTGCCCGGAAGCGGACAGCGCCGGGGCGCTTTCGGCCACCAGGAATAATGAGTCGCTAGCGATCAGCCATCGCGCCGTGACCCCTCCGGCCTTGGCCTGGATGACATCCGTATTGTTGTATGGGGCGCTGGCTGTATTGGGCACAGCGAAGCCGCCAGCCGCCATGATGAAGGCATTGGTTTGGAGCCCGTATGTGCTGTTGGGCGTTACGGTGGAATTCGTGGCCGAAGCCCACAACAAAACATCGTTAGCCCCGAACGATCCGAGTCCATTCAGCGGTGCGGGGAAATTAGCGTATCCCAAAACCTCAAAGTCGATGTACCCGCCAGTGCTGCTATACGGCACGATGGCATGACCGGCCAAATACGCACCCGCTCCCTGCGCGCCGCCGTTGATGGACTGCCAGGAATTGAAGTTGGAGAGAAGCCCGCCGTCGAATCGCGCGTAGGCCGTGTGCGGAGTATTTAGATCGGTGACCACAAAGGCGGCGTAACTCGAAGCGCCGGTCTTGCCTCGAATGCTCATGACCTGATTGGTATAGTCCCAGAGCAGGTTGCCGTCTCCGCCAAATGCCGAAGAATTGTTGTACTGGATGCTCTCGTCGCCTCCCCCCGGACTTCCGCCGCCTCCGGCCCCGATTGTGTTCCAGACTCGAAGTCCGCCTGATGTGGAGTAGGAAATCTCAAACACCCCGCCACTCCCGACACCGCCCGTCCTGCGGTACCGGATCAGGCCGTAACTGTCATTGAGACTGTTCGCCTCGGTGTCGTAAAAAGACGTGCTGGCGTTGTACATCCCGTAGACCGAGTAGCCGTCCACAATGGTCTTGCCGACATAGAGATAGTCCACCAACGAACCGAAGGTGCTGCGGCTGGCCGTTACCAACGCCCCGGTGTTGGCTGCGCCGTTCTGCGATACATTCAGAATGCCGGTGTCCCCCAGTTGCATGAGCAGGGTAGCTACGTTGGTAGCGAGATTCTGGCTATAAACCTTCCATGCTCCTTGCGTGCTGACGCCTTCGCGCTGAACGATATTACGGGCCAAGTTCGCCTGCGGCGTGCTGGATAGGCCGCTATTGGTGTGGAACAGGTAGGAACTGTTTGACCCACCGGCCAATCCCCCGGAACTCGGCAGAAATTCTCCCAGGTTTGAGCCAAGGATTCGATTATTGTAAACGTAGTTCGGACCGTCCACCGTGCCGTAGGTATCCACTTCGGCCACGCAGTACTGGACCCCGGCGCAATCGTAATTGATGGTGTTGCCGGTGATGACGTTCAGCTTGTTGTGCCGTGGTGGGCTCACGTAGGGCGACCCGGTACTGGCCGAGGTCCCTAGCAAAACCGGAACCCCGATCGCCGTTGCCCCCAGACTCGAATTGCCGGGATGCCAGATGCTGTTTCCGGTGACCAAATCGTTCTGCGCGTTGAACAGGTTCACCGCCATGTTACCCATGTTCTGTACGGTGTTTCCGATAATAGTTACACGCTGCCCGCCTCGCGGATCGTAGGTCGCGTTAGTCTGAATCCCGGTGGTGATATTTTGGGCCGCGCCGGGCGAGTATCCGTAATTGGCGATTTGGTCGGTCACATACAGTGGGTCGGTGTTCCAGGAGATCATCATGCTGTTATTGCTGACTTCTCCGCTTGTGAAGCCGTCTAGATCGATACACTCGCCATTGACGTTCAACATGGCGTTGCCGGAATATTTCCCGTTCTGGCAATATCCCGAGGTATCGATCGCCACCGCGTTCTGTCCTGGATAATAGGCCGGGGAGCCCGCAACGTACCCGATCCGATAGTAGTAGTTGTTGTTGACGGTGAAGTTTTGCACATCACCCATCTCGGTTCCGTCGCGCCCGACATCGGAGAACAGGCTACCGAACACCGAGAAATTCTGGTGCAGGTTGGCAGTCGTGTACGTGTAACTCCAGACACAATTCCCGGTGATGTTCTTGAAGGTGCAGTTGCTGACGACCAACCCCTGTACTTGCGTTGCGGCGTAGACCTGAGAGTTATAGCCGTAGGGATTTGTTCCGTCTCCTCCGCCCGCCGCAAAGATTCCTCCGACCCAGGAACCAACGCCGTGATAAGTGTGCCCCCCGGTGGTGCCGCCATAGACCAGCGCGATATTGTTCTGGAATATGCAGGACAGCACGTTCATCCCGACCAAATTCTGCATTCTGGAATCGAGCAGAAGCGCGTAGCCGCCACAATCCTGCACGATCACGTTATACAGGTAGAATGTTGACGCTCCGTTCGACACCCAAATCATCGAGTTATTCGTTAGAGTCGGGTGCATCGGATCGCCCGCCATGGTGCCGAATAAAACAGAGAAGTCGAGTTCGGTCGATGACGTGATGCTGCCTTCCAGCAATAGGGACTGGATTGAGTTATTGTTGGCCGTGACCTGAACCACCCCGCTGGCAAATGTGCTTGCGGCGTTTACCTGAAAGATTGTTCCCGGACCGTCTCCGAATAGCAGAATATTCGGTTTGTTCATCAGGATCGCGCCGTTGATCTGCCACGCCCCAGCCTTGCAGTGAATGGCCGCTCCTGCTGTGGGGGCGGACTGGATGGCGGCATTGATACAAACGTCGCTCAGTCCTCCGCCGCCGCAAAACTGGCTGGCCTCGATGATTGTGCTGAAATTGCTGGGACTCGGCGGGGTCGGCGTCGGTCCTGCGCCACTGCTGACCGATGGGGTCGTTACGGCAGTCATCGCCGCCGTGGTGGTCTTCAGCCCTTTTTGTGCCGCAAGAATCTGCGCGGCCAACATGCCAAAGTTCTTATTTAGCCGCGTCAGCTTAGGATCGGAGAGATCTGCGGGGCTGATGTCCAGAATTTGAGCTTGCGTGCCCATGTCTGAGGCTAGGCTACACCTTTGGGAGAAAGTGCTTCCCAGATCATATGCTGGTCGTAGTCTCCCCGCTGGTTCCCGCTCATCAGTAGCGATTCAATGCGCGATCCGTCTCCGTAGATCTTGAACGGGGCGCTTGAATTAACAGCCGCGATGGTGAACCGGAAGCGCTTGGACTTATTGAGCACGGAGCCCACTGCCTTAGGCAGAAAGAACCGTTCCGTGTCTCGATAGCTATGGGCGGCGAGCGTTGTCTGGTAGAACTGCGTGTTGCCGGATACGTAAATGGTGAGAGTGATTCCGCCAGTGCATAGGTATTCCACCCAGATTTGCTTGATGAATCTGAAGCCCACCGATCCCAGGACCAACTCGGAGGAATCCCACCAGGTTAGATACTCCGGCTCTCTCCAAGCGTCCCACTTTACGTCGAAGACCTGGGCCTTGCCGCCAGTTCCGGGAGTGTAAACCAGATTGAACATCTTGCCAAGCTGGTTGGGGTTTACAGTGAGGATTCGGACTCGGTCCGTGCTGGTCGTATTCACTGTGAAGTTCTGAACTGTGGTGCCGTCCACTCCGAGCGCCACGTTGCAATTTACGCCCCCGGTATCAATCGTGAGCGTGATTGCCCGCAATACCTTTTCGGCGCTCCATCCCAGATTGCTCCAGTCCGTGAACAGGCTGATGTCTGGTGGATACTTGATGAAATCAAAGTGGTACTTCCAACTCTTGAGCGTTCCTGGGTTCGTCCCTCTCGCCTGGACCCGGACCATCTTAACTACCTGCCCATCCGCGATAGCGAACGGCTGCTTGGATCTTCCGGTTCCCGTCAAGGTGACAGTGAATGCCGGGGTCGTAACGGAAGTCCCGTTGAAGCCGCTGATTGTGTCCACATCGACCACCAACGCGCCGCCAGCATGGTCGTACTCCATGGATAGTTCGGTCAACTTCTTGTCGTAAGGGTAGCCCAGATCGTCCCAGTCGCTCGTATGACTGACAGCGCCTTTGTCGGCTGGCTGCACGACATAATTCAGCGACCATAGCTGGAACATCGCCCCGCTCGTAAGCGGGGTTGTCAGTAAGATCCTGAATTTCTTTCCAACGATCGGAGAGTTGAGCGTGTAGGTGAATTTCCTCGTGCTCAACGTGGTATTGACCGTGATGGTTTCCTGGGTGGTCCCATCGGCTTGGATCTGGACCGATACGTTGAACCCGTTCGTGTTCACGTCGAATACGATCTGCTGGAGATACTTGTCATAGGCGTAATCGACATCGGTGTATTCGGTGAAGTACACCACGTCCGGGGGATACTTTTCGAATGGCTCGAAAACCGGCGATCCAAAGATCTCAAAGTCCGCGCTTGCAACGTTAGGTCTGAGGCGGACTGCCTTTACGACTAGGCCGTCGATTAGCGGATAGACCTGCTTGCTTCGTCCAGATCCGGACAGACTAAAGGTTTGGACGCCAAACGTGGCGTTCGCTCCTCCAACGCCGTACAGAATATCGAGCGAGAGCGTGATGGTTTGACCCTTTGCATCGTACTCCAGCGTCATCGTGAACAGGTGCTTGTCGTAGGGATGCCCGAGGAACATCCAGTCGGTTATCTGGCCGCGCTGAATATCCGCGAGTGGATTGTATCGAAATTCGACACCATGCAGGATCAACGCGGCGGTTGCCGATCCGGTAAAACGCAGGGCTATAGCCTTAGCTTCTTTGCCCCAACTCTGAGACAACGTTTGTTGCAACGGAAGCGGGACCCATCTCCGGCCTGCCGCTGGAGCGATGGTGAACGTATCGGTCGAATCTCCCGTACTCGAATAGTCGTAGTAAAGCTGAACTGTGATATTGTCACTCGGGTTCTCTACTTCGAGGGCAATGTCAGTAAACTCCTTGATTGTCGTTCTGGATTCAGGCGCATAAAAGCCGGTGAAGGCCGCGAAGCTGATGGCCGTCCCGCTTGTCGGGGTAGACACCCAGGATTCGGTCGTACCTTGTTCGAACTGCTCCAGATACGCCGAGCCTGGGCCGTTGTCGAACACCGCTCCTATCAATCTCCCGGTGTCTTTCTCGCTCAAAAATGAAAGCATTACGCTACCGAACTGCACCGCGCATGGCTCCCAACGCTTGTAGACCAAGTGGTAACGCAGTATGTGATTTCCGGCGCTGGTGTCGCTGTAGATGAAATAGACGTAGGAATCATGGCTGACCAGTTTGGCTGGAGCCTGACCTGGCACGCCTTCCAGAGTCGCGTAATTCAGCGGAGCCAAACTCCCAACCTGCTGGCCGTTGAATACCCAATCGATGGCCTCGGTCATTTTGATGCTCTCGCCGCCCGACCACGCATAAATTCCGTCGTAGGACAGGTACCAGATCGAGTCGCCAACCCGCGTCCATAGGTGCTTAGCCACCATGCCGCGATTTACAGGAGCTTCTTGTATGTTCCAGATCGCTCCGTTCCACAGTTGGAACGTATAAATCTTATAGAGGCACAGGACGACTATTTCCCCGCGATGCTCCACCAATCCGGTGATCGGATTGTCCGGGGTTGTGATGTTCACGATATGAGCGTTGCCGTCTTCTAGATCGACTGGCGGATAGGCGTTGACCTGAGCACTCTTGCTCTGGTAGATTTTGTGCGGGTTATTAGGGTCCCCGGCCAGAATCAGCGTGTCGCCAGCCTTGCACAGAATGTCGCAGGTGGCGTACATGTAGTCGGAGTTCAGGTTCTCTCCCGGAGAGTGAATCCTTTGCAGATAGATCGTAATTTGTGTTGCGGTCACCGACAAAATGATGCAATCTTCGTCGTTAACACCGTTCCCGATATGAATATTCCCGCCTGGGCTCAACGCCGTTCTCAAATCGCTTATTCCGGAACTGGCTGGCGCGAACGTTGTCAATCCGGTCTGCGCTGGCATACCGCTTGGAGTGAGCGCGGCGAATACGATGTCGGATGGGACGGGCGCAAAATTGTCTAATACCAACTGATCGTTCCCTGCTATCGCATCGTCTGGTTGATTATCCACGAAGTCCACCGGCAAAGGAGTGCCGCTCGAAACCCCTGGATTGCTTGTATACCCGACGAAGCGGTATAGCGCGTCCGCAAATGTTCCGCCCGCCCGATAAATGGCAATTGAGCCGAACCCCTGCAAGTCTGGGTTTCCGGTAATCCCGGCATAATCGGTGCCCCAACAGCGAACGTTGATGGCCTGCACCTGAACGTCTATCCAGTTCTCCGGGACCAGCGATGTGGAAGGATTACCGATCTCTCCAGTTACCGGATTCCTGTAAACGTACCGGTACCTGTAAGGCGCGGCGGTTGGCTGAGTGATCGAATCCGGTCCCTGACCGCCCCTCGCATAGATCGCTCCGACTTCTACCTGATATGTTGGCCCTCCGGCTACTTGGTTGGTGATGACGTAGATCTCAACCATGCTGACGTTCTTCCAGGAGAACGCCCCTTGCCCGGCCTGCCCTACAGCAAGAAACGTGTTCTTTGGGATGTCGTACTCATACCAGGTCGGGGTTTCGGTCACAGGCGGAACTTCGATTGGCTGCACCTCGATATAGGTCTGGTCTCCTTTGGCTGCAAAATCCTGAGCGCTTTGGGCTGCGATCGCCGCTGCCGCCGCATTTGCCGCCTGCTCGGCTGCGATGTAGCTCGCGCTAACCGGCATGGCGATGGCCTTCTCGTAATAGTCGGAACCAGATCCATTCACATAGACCCTAACGCGGATCTCGGAGGTATAGGCGATGCTTCCGATCCACAGGCCAACGTGAACAATGTCGGCGCTGCTATAGCCAGTCGCCGGAGTCCCGCTAAAAGACCAATCGAGCGAAGCGCTGTAGTCCGCTTTGTAAGCGTTCCCGTCCGCTGTAATCTGAGTGACCGGAGAACCCCCGGCGTCTTCGTTGACAAGCGTATAGAACGAATCGATAGCCCCGGAGGGAGTGCTGGCGCAGATGGCGAAGAACGTTGTGCTGGTAACGGACTGGACCAGAACAAAGGTCGGACTCCCGCCAATGGTCATCCGAACATACATCCCGGCTAGGATGTTCGACATGTCGGACGGCGTGATCTGGTAGTAGTTGCCGGATACGAGCGTGGCCGATGTAACCGTAACGCCGGTCAAACGATTGGTCCCGCCCGATTGATCCGCCATTACGCTAAGGCTTGGAGAGCCGAATCCCAGGACAGCGGGGAGCGCGGGAGGATAGATGCCCCACGGATGCGCAATCGAAGACGCCCCGTCGTCCTTCAGCATGATGTCGGGTGTGGCGAAGTAGAAGTAGGGTTTGCCGGAACTCGTTGCCGAATATGCCTGGCCTTCCCATCGCTTGCCCGATATTGGGTAACCAGTGGTGATGTCGGTGTAGCTGGAGTATGGCCCTGTGACCCGCGTAATCGAAGCTCCCTGCCCGATGTACCTCAGGTCCGCCGAATCCGCCCCGCCGAGGGCCATTTTGTACATCGTGTGCAGACCGGCATCGAGGTTTCCGCTGGCTGTATCCAGCCGCTTAGAGCCAAAGCGGACTTGAATATTGCCCTGCTGGATGCTGGTGACATTCAAGGCTTCTTGAAGTTGTCCGGGCTGAAGACTGCCTGGATCAATTTTTGTAAAAACGCCCTGAAAATCGAAGGGGAAGGCAAGGCGCTTCGGCATGCCTTCTAGTAAACGACAGGTTCTAGCGTTTGTCCAGACTGGACTGGAGTGTTATGACTTAGCGTAGTTAGGAAAGAGTCCCCGCATCGCAACACCAGCTTCTCTACGATACATAAAACCAATTACATCACGCTTCTGTTCGAAGGTGAA